CCAAGTGGCGCGTGGTGTTCTAGCCACATGGCGCAACCGTATACATCGCGTAAAGTGTCAAGATATTTAGCGACTTCAATTGCAACGCTTTCGCTGGTTCTTCCGCCGGGGTCAATGAAAGACTTATAGAGCGGTCCCATGATTAGCAACTGGGGCTTTGCCTGCTCAATCGCTTCCTCAAGAATCGCCCTGTCTGACGCCTTGAGTAAATCCAGTCCTGCTGGCTTGATTAATAGTTGAGCGTCCGCCTTTCGCACGTGTCCATAATGTAGTGCTGCCCCCATGATTTGCTTTGAGGTACGACGGATGATGCGCTCAGGGTTTTCTAGGTCAACAGTCAGAGTGCGAATCGGAGCAATTTTAGACATGGTGAATGGGTGCAACCCTGCCGCAGAACAAAGAGCAATCTGACGCGCGAGCATCGTCTTGCCAACACCTTCGGCTGCAACAACAATTACTCTTTCGCCCTTTTCAATAAGTTGCGGAATTACCCAATCGTATGCATCAGATTCTGTTTCCTCAAGAAAATCTTGCCAAACAACAAGACGACCTTTGTCTCCGAGTTCTTGCCTATTCGTGGAATTGAGCAGAAGTGACGCACGATTAAGTTTCTGTTCTAATGAAATATCCCCTCGTGTAAGAATTGCTTCAATACCCCGAAGAATCTCGCCAGATGTGTCAGGTGCCTGACTATCGGGTTCTTGTTCGTGTGCAACTTCTGGTGGTGCTTCTGCTGGTTGCTCTGGTTCGTTGAATTCCAGTAAGTCGTCAATGTTGAGACCATGCTCAAGCATCTCAGAAATATCTTTACTTCCCTGAGGAGGTATGAACTTAGCAACAGTACAACCAGCCGCTTCAAGTGCTGAGCCAACAAGTTCTACGTGTTCTCGCCCAACGTCATCCCTGTCAGAAATTATGAATACGTTTGCTCCAGCGAGCGCTTCCGTGTGGATGTCCTGCCATTTGCCAGCACCATTTGGAGGAGTGGTAGCGCATAGACCGAGGGCAACGAGGTTGTCCGCATCTTTCTCCCCTTCTACAAGCCATATGATTTCTCCTTTTTGTTTAGCAAGCAATAACTCAGGTAGGCGATAAAGAACTTTGGGTGTGTCGCCAAGGTTAAAAATCCACTCTCCAGTGTCTTTATTCGGACGTCGTTGGCGGAATGTTTTCTGTCCGCGCTCATTGACCAGTCGTTGTTTTTGGAATAGTAAAGTTCCGTCGGCATCGCGATAGTTATAGGTAGCGACAAGAGTCAATTTTTCTTTTTTAGGTTTATCAGGTATGTCTGTTCGTGGTGGGAAGAGTGATGCTTTCTGAACTCCCATTGCCTCGCAAATTTCGTCTACGTTGCAGCCACTGCCTCGGTGGCATGTAACAAGTACGCGACCATCGCTGCCTTGCCCAATTGATAGTGACGGGTTTGAGTCATCATTCCGACACGGACAGCGTGCTGACCAATTAGAGCCGTTATCGCGAACTCCCTGCAAACGACCAAGGAATGATTCAATTTCGGGTGAGGATGTTCTTGGCGTCATGGGCAGGTACGTCCATTTTTAGTCCATGATTCATAAGTGTGTGGCATTACTTGAGCAAACATAGATTCTGCTGCAATAGCGTATTCACGGATTTCCTGTTGTGCCGCAGGCGCTGTGCGAAGTTCAAGGAAGTTCATCAATGAACGTGCGTTAACTGTCCAGTAGAACTCAGTAAAGATGTTGACTGGCAAGACAAGACGTGCCTGCTCTTTCGCTACGCCCAACTGGAGGAGGTACAGGTAGGTTGCGTATGCCCGTTCGTTGGCATCGGATATGGCTCGTCGTGCTTCGTGGGCATCATTTTCAGATGTTTCAAAAATTGGTGAATATTCGTAGTTGCCTTGTTTGCCTTTTTGCTGACGGATGTCCTCAACGCGTGGTGTGTAGAACGTGCTGGGCATTTCTGAGTATCGTGCAGAGAATTCATTAAAAGAACCGATGCGGTGACGGAACCATTCACGAGCGACGAAGATTGGGCACTTCACATGGAAGCGAAATGCGTTGTGTTCAAATGGTGTTCCATGACGCCAACGCATCAGGTAATTAATCAGACCAATGTCTTTATCTCGGAGAATATCGGTGTCTTGACCGAATGAAACCCGAGCCGAATTAACTACGCTGAGGTCGTCTGCCATATAAGCGTCTAGCCGAATGAAGCCATCGTTAACGTCTTGGTAGAAATCTTGTTGTTCAGGCACGCGTGTTATCTTTCGTTATGCGTCGCGATACGCGACGGACTGTTGTGCTTTGTGATGTCAGTGCACGTGGTGAGAGTTGGACTCCCAGTTTGCGGCGGTGCATTTCGCGTTCAACTTCTTTCATGCCACCCCATACGCCGTGGGTTTCGTTTTCAAGTGCGTATTGAAGGCACTTTTCTGTGATGGCGCATGTGGAGCAAATCTTTATGGCTTGGAGGACGTTTACTTTACTCTCGCGCGAGTTGTCCTCGGGGAACCACCAGTGTGTTGGATGTCCTTTGCAGGCACCCTCTATTCCGTTTTCCAAATTTAGCCCCCTCTATGCGTTAATGGATGACGAGAGAGTATCAGTCGTGTCGGGGAAGTGCAAACGAGTGTTCACACTTTTTTTGCGACCATACGCTTTGCGTTATAGATGTCAAGAAAGATGTGGACATATTGTGCTTCAAGTATTCCGTCATCGTTGACCTCCATTACGACATCAATTGCTTCAGGGGGACATGAAAGAAATGAAGCAAGTGCCCCACGGAGTTTTTGAATTTCCAATTCTGCTTCGGCAATGTCGTCGGCGACAATGTCGGGCGCGTCAGGAAGTGGCTCTAATTCTTGTTTGCGTGGTTCGGTAAGTGCTTTGAGTTCAATGCCCTTGGCTTCCGCTACAACACAGAGGGTGCACGCAATTTTCGGAGCAGAACTTGGGCGTTTACGCACATCAGTGTGACCACACGCCAAGCGATGCCTATACTCAACTTTTCCCCATGAGCCAGTTCGCTCTATTGAAAGTATCTCTCGTTGGGGGGCGCTCTTGCGGTTTACTTCCACGCCGTAACGTTAGTTCTTCTTTTCGTTGCGACGAAGGAGGTCGTTGCGACATTCGTAAAGACCCTTTTTAATTTTATTAAAGTTGGGATGCGAGTCAATGAATTTGAGTGTCGTTTGATAGGAAAATCCAGACTGCTCTACAAGTTGTTCTGTGGTGAACTGTTCTCCATCATGAGCGCGTGCCCAGTTAACAAACGCCGTATAGCGTTGTGAACGAGTATGGCTGACTGGCTCGTCTGTGTCTGTTTCACGCGGACGAATCCATCCGACTAGGTGGCATCTTTCTGCTTTGAACGAACGCCACATTCCGTATCCGTTCTGTCCCCCTACGCACGTAATTGAACCGTCTGTGGAGTCAACGTATTTAAACTTAAACGTTCCCGCTTCGCCCTCAACCACTAACATTGTTCCTTCGTTGATGTCAACGCCGTCAACGGTTGCCAATGGTATTTGACGCTCGGATGTACTGGTTGAGTTGCTTGCTACTACTTTACGTTTCAAGTCATAACCTTTCGTTTAGTATGTTTTATATGACTTCGCTATAAATTTAGCACAGCCATGTAGCAATGTCAAATCTCAGTTTCGTTTTGCGGTTTTGTGTAGTTGATTGCTTTGCGGATTTGTTCAACAATTTGTTGCGCTTGCGACCCGCGTCCAAACATCGTGACGGGCTCACTGATTTCAAGTTGCTCATGCAACCATCCTAAGAACTGAAGATTGTAGACGCTGTCCTTTAGTTCTTCGCGAACAATACCGTCATTCCCGAAAATTGTCCCCTTGTGGTCGGACAGGTCGGATTGGAAATTACGCACGAGACCTGCTGAGCGAAGGTCTTCTTCAGAGAAGAACGGTGCATAAAACTCGGGGGCAAAAATCGTATGTCCATCTGGACAAACCTTGCCGTTGTCAAGGGCATTGCGTACTGTTTCAATAAGTTTAGTTTTCATAATTTTTCCTTTGTTTAGAAATCTGTTCCTGTGTATTCGGGGTATTCAAGTCTAAAGAACTCGGTGTCTTTATGCTCGTCGGAGAGCCACCAATCGTCATAGGTGCGCTCGCGATTCGGTGTGCGAAATGGCGTCACATGAAAGTTGCCATGGAAACCTTTCGCGAATTGTTCATCCATCCATGCGACTGCTTCCTCGCCGTTTGCGAACGGACCATAGCAATAGTCGTCTATATAGAGATTGCGATTATGTGAAACGGACACAAAACACGGTCCGAAGTTTTTAGGGTCTAACATTTAACCTTCCTATTTGTTTACTGCTTTGAGTCTAGCAGTCTCCCAAGTGCTTTGCAAATAATTGTTGAGAGTGTCAATACAAACGCTGCCCCAATGCAATTGAGGAGATGTGCGTCGTATGCTTTCATCTTCCCTGTGAATTGATTCTCGGTGTAGAACGAAGCAATGTCAATCGCCAACCACAAGGCGGTGCCAGTAACGATTGATATTGCAGCGGCTACGAGGACGGTCTTGATTGCGATAAATGCAGATGATTTTAGTGCCATGACCAGCACCTTAGCAGTTTTTTATTCTTCTAGCAACCTGTTGTGTTTATCTACGATTTTGGTGTTGAGAGCCGATTGTTCCGTACTTTTGTCCCAAACTTCCGCTTGGGAATTCGGTGATTGTCGCTGCAGCGATGCGATTACTTGACTCACTTCGTAGGCGGACATCTCGTATTTCTTTGGCGAGAAGCGCGGTTTTCGCTCGCTCGCGCGCGAGTGCGATTTCGGTTTCCACGAGAATGTGATTATCCATTTTCCTAGTTTAACGCCTATCTCTTGGTCGTCGGAGAAGTAACATATACCTACCTCAATAGTGTTAAGTGACCTATCAAGGGAAACCCGCATTTTCTACGCCTTGGAGTCCGATTCATCTGGGTATGGTCGCCACTGCACGGGGAATTGAGTCGTCGGGATTTCCCGAAGAGAGACCGCAATGTTGTGCACGACTCGCGAGTCAAGCGGAAGTTTCCTATCAAGGTAAATTGCCCATGGGTGACCGTAGAGTTTTTCAGAATAGTGTGACATCAAAATGGGTAATGAGCGTTTTAGCAGCGAGCGTTGCCTAGCCTCATTTTCTGCTAGGTGCTTCATTGCTGCTTGAACCTCGCCAATTGAAAACTGGTGTGGTTTCTCTACTATGTCTGGGAAGTGGACTTCTTTTTTTTCTGCGTCGTGTTGTAGTGCGCGTTCCATGGCACCACGCATTGCCTCAAAATCCATTACGCACCACCGATTGCAAGTGTGGTGAGAATTGAGTGCAGGTCGGGATTGGTGTCTGCCAATTGTTTCATTTCATCGGGGTGTTTGGAAATAAAAGTCCGCAGGGCTATTAGTGAAGGGCTTGCGGATGGAATCGTACTGTAGGTGACGACGACATCAGGGATTGATGAGTCAACCGTTACTGCGCTTAGATAACCACTGGATTGAGTGCCCCCGTAGTCACCGGGGCGACGGAGGAAATTGCACATTACGCGTTCTTCTCCCGTTCGTTTACCTCATCACAGATTTGCTTCCACACGTCTGGCATATTTTTCCGCAACCAGACTGCTGCTTGGGTGTTTCGTTTTGCTTGCAGGTGCGTGTACTTGCGCGTCTTTGCGCGTCCGCCATCTGTCTTGCGGTACTTTTGCATGTATTCGCGTGCTGCTTTTCTGCAGTCTTCGCACCGACACTTGCTGTTTGTGTAGCAAGCGTATGTTCCGTGTTTAAGTTCGTTCGTCATATGTTCTCCGTATGTTATGTCTATTAGTACTGAGCCAGACGCTCAAGGCGCTGAACTTCTGCTTGTAGTTCGCTGATTTGTGCTTCGTAATCCCTGAGTGCTTTGCATGCCTGACCAAATAGATTCATGACAACTACAACACTACGGACGGAATCGTATTTCCACCAGTGCTCGTATTCGTCATTCATTTTTGATAGTAATTCAGGGTGTACGTTTGGCATTGTTAGCGTCTCTGTTCCTCGTATCAATTCCAATTCCTTTGGCATTTTAGTATGTTTTTGCACTGCCACTTATTTTTTCCAAGCAAGTATCTGTAAGCCAAAGGTCTGAACCTGTGGCGTTTACAGAAGTGGCATTGTATAAATAGAGGGGGCATGAGTTCTCCTCGGTGGCTGTAAGTCACTATAACATGCATGTTAGATGAAAACAACCCAGCAGCGGGGAATTACTCCCCCGCCCACTGCTCAATCGTGAGTCGGTGCCAACCGACGACATCGTCCATTGACTTCTTGCCCCACGTGTAGCCACCCGCTAGGGCAAATACTGCTGGAGTATTGCCGATGAACGAACGAACTGCCGCTTCGCGGTAAATGATGTCCTCAATGTCAACACCGCTGTTCAATGGGTCCATGCCTGCGTTGTAGATGATGACGTCAAATGGGGTGAGTGTCTCTGCGTACTCAAGAGCACGCTCAATCTGGTCGCTATAGTTTGCCGCTGATGCTTCCCAAATTGCGCTTTCACCACTTGGTTCGTAAGTGTCAAACAAGGAGCAAACAACGTCAATCTGTGTAACGGAGGGCATTTTTGACTTGATGATGTCCCAAGTCCCACCACCGCCGTGAGCGTCAAAGTCAAGGACAAGTACGCGAGATGCTTCCATATCAAGTGCGTGACGAGCCGCGACTGCTAGACCGTTGACGGTACAAAACCCGCCACCCATTCCGCGACGGGCGTGATGGAGTCCTGAAGACAAACTTCCTGTCAGTGTGTTTTCTTCCAATGCGTAATGGATTGCTCCGACAAGACCAGAACTGTGCGCTACCGCCATAGTCCAAATTCCTTCATCCCAATCAAACCCTTGGGATTCTGCAAGGTTCCTAGGTTTCCCAGATTGAAGGGCGTTTACATAGTCGTCCGTATGTATACGCTGGATGATGGACTTGGTCTCGTCTGCGAACAAGTATGGGTCGTAGATTTCCAGATTTTCAACAGGGTCGTCATATAGGGACTTGATGATGTGTTGTGACTTTCGGGTCGTATCAAACGCATAGCGTGATGCGACATAGTCATCGTTGTAAAAAAGTTTCATGTGTTTCTTTCTCCGTCAGTAATCGCGACGGTGTGTGTAAAGGATGTGAAGAAGGTCAAGTCCAAACAACCGTTCTAGGTGTTTGACGACGAGACTGTTAGGGATAAAGGGACGGAATCCGTCTCGGGTGAATCCACGAGAATCGGGTGGTTGTGAATCACGAAGGGTAATGAATGCATCCTCGGGTTCTACGCCTCGGGCAATAGCGATTCCCCATGCTGTTGACGTTGAGCGCGACATGCCTGCGTGACAGTGCACGAGAATGTCTTCTCGGTCTACTCCCCAGTCAATCATGCGCTTGACATGTTCATAGGTTGGGGCGTTGCGTCCGACGGTGGTATCGTTAAACTCAACTACAAGGTGGTTGGGGTGACCCCATTGAACCTCGTTTGCAGATGGTCCTGCTGTGATAATGGCTGAGAACTGGTTTACCCAGTCTTCCGCCTCTTGAATATTGCCTACTACTGGCAACGTGACGTCTGTCACAATACTGTCCATTGGAGCCTCCTTGGCTGTCTAGTAACTATGGATATAACACTTTACATCGTTTATGTCGCCAATGCAACCCCTACGAGGAATTTATTCGTTTAGCCATATAAGCAGCAGGCACATCAAAACCATCACTGCAACCAAAACCAACATATATCCACACTACGGGGTTGTGAGTCTCTGCGCAAGAGGGTAATCTTCATTCCTGTCAGAAATATTCCGCACAAAGGTTGACGTTTCAATCTAGAGGGTGTAATGTTCATGACAAGCCAAAGGGCATACGCCACAAGGTGAATATCAACTAAACAAACAACATAAGGACAACAATGACAACGGCATACGAAACACTCAAGCAAAAGATGCACACTCGTAGGGGACGGGCTCCACTGCCCCCCGAAGAGAAGGCACGTCGCGCCAAGCACCAGAAGGCGGAAAACCGTCGTCGTGCGGAAGCCCGTCGTCGTGCATACCTCGTACTCCAGCATCGCTACGAGAATGAGTTCAAGGTTCTCTTTGAGGACGAGTACACGGCTCTTGAAAACGACAAGCGTTTCATGGTCACAAACTGACCATACGCAGTCTGATGGAACTGGCACCCTTCGGGGTGCCTTTTTCATTTTCTAACTCATGTTGATGCACTAAGCGATTATTCTTAAATAATGAACTTCGGAGCACGCCCACAGCAAGAGGTAATTTTCGGTGACATCACAATCACCCACGCCGACCGCTCCCCGTGCATTATCTGTGGTCACCCAACTGGCGACTGCAATGGAGATTCCACCGCACCGAACCACATCGCTGGCGTTGGCGCGTTCAAGTCCATAGATGAAAAACTCACGTTTCTCGTTGAAGAAGACATCTGGGAAGAAAAACAGATAAACCCGCACCATCGCCAAAAAGTTCTCGTTGCTCGTAAGGGTCGTTACATCAGTCATCAAAAAGCAACAGAATTAGGTCTTCTCTAAACAGTTTCAGTATTGTCGTTTGGTGTAACCTTGTTTACTCACTGAACAACCAAAACTGAAACGGGGGGCGCTGTGCCTATTCTTGACCAATCTTTTGTTGACTCCTACAAGACGAAAACTCCACCATGGGGATTCGGCGGACTTGGCGAAATCGTGTACCTGCGCACGTATAGCCGTCCTGTGGAAGGAACAGACAGAACTGAAACATGGGAAGAGACTGTGCAGCGTGTTATCAACGGTGCAGTAGAAATCGGTGTCCCATACAACAAGGCTCAGGCTGAAGCACTGTTTGACCACATGTACAACCTTCGCTGTTCAATGTCTGGTCGCGCCCTTTGGCAACTCGGTACGCCACTAGTTCAGATGTTTAACGGCACATCACTCAACAACTGCTACTTCACAAACATTGAAACAGTTGAAGACTTTGAACTTCTGTTTGACTACCTCATGCTCGGTGGAGGCGTCGGCTTTTCTGTTGAGCGTTCCAAAATTCACGACCTGCCAAAAGTTAAGGGCGGAGTAAAAATCACACACGAGCGAACAAACGATGCAGACATCATCGTTCCCGACTCGCGTCAAGGTTGGCGACGTCTTCTTCACAGTGTTCTCAAGTCGTACTTTGAAACAGGTAAATCTTTTACGTACTCCACGATTTTGATTCGTGAATTCGGTGCACGCCTCAAGACTTTCGGCGGTACAGCATCTGGTCCTGGTGCATTGATTGACGGCATTGCTGACATTTGCGCCGTTATGGATAATCGCGCTGGAAAGAAGTTGCGTTCAATTGACGTTCTTGATATTTGCAACATCATCGGACGAATTGTTGTGTCTGGTTCATCGCGTCGCTCAGCACAAATTGCAATCGGCGACCCAGATGACGTTCTGTTCTTGCGTGCAAAAAACTGGGGGAGCGGAGATGTTCCAGCATGGCGCGCCAACTCAAACAACAGCATTTATGCTGATTACTACGACCATATTCTTCCTGAATTATGGAAGGGTTACGCAGGCAATGGCGAACCATACGGATTACTCAATCGTCGTCTCGCACGCAAATACGGTCGTATCGGAGAAGTGCGTCCAGATAACTCCATTGAAGGTTTTAATCCATGCGCCGAAATTGCACTTGCTGACGGTGAATCGTGCAACCTTGCAACAATTTTTCTACCGAATATTGAATCGTACGAGCAGTTCACAGAAATTTCCCATCTCCTCTACATGTGCCAAAAGCAAATCACTCGCATGGATTACCCATATGAAAAGACAACCGCAATCGTTCGCAAGAACGCACGTTTGGGTCAGTCAATCACTGGCATCTTGCAATCAACAGAGGAGCAACTATCGTGGCTCAGCAAGGGCTACGAATTCCTTGACGCACTAGACAAGGAGTACTCAGCGAAGAATGGTCTACCTGAGTCTGTTCGCCTCACAACCGTACAGCCATCAGGCACATTGTCACTTCTCCCAGGCATCACACCCGGCGTACACCCAGCGTTTGCGCGTTACTACGTACGTCGTGTTCGTTTCAACGCTGCAGACAAACTCGTTGACGCATGTCGCAAGCGTGGATACAAGGTGGTTTGGGAAATTGGGTTGGATGGACGCGAAGACCACACGAAGTATGTTGTGGAGTTCCCATGCAAATCACCAGACAACGCCGTATTGGCGGGAGACATGACTGCTGTTTCGCAACTTGAATGGGTTAAGAAGATGCAGGCAGAATGGGCTGACAATGCAGTATCCGTGACCGTCTATTATCGCAAGGAAGAACTTGACGAGATTCGGGCATGGTTGGCTGAGAACTACGACACCTCCATCAAGTCCGTGTCCTTCTTGTTGCACGCTGACCACAACTTCCCGCTACCACCATACGAGGAAATTTCCAAGGAGCAGTATGAGAAGTTGCTTGGGAAGATTGACTTGTCTATCCCAATGCAGTCCGCAGCCAACATGACAATTGATTTGGACGATTGCTCCACAGGTGCCTGCCCTGTAAAGTAGGCTCATGCCTATGGAACACATCATCATTGTCTCGTATCCGCGAAGTGGAACAACAGTAATTCAACGCATTTTGAACCGTGCTGAGGGGACTGTTGTTAGAGGGGAGACCATAGGCTCAATCGTTCATTTGGCAGAATATGTCAAACTGCTAGAGGAGATGCGTAGTAGCGTTGTTCCTCTCCTTGTGCCAGATATCCCGCCCAACAGCGACAAAAACCCTATGTATGGTCATGATGGGATTGATACGGATTTAATTGTTGACAGCATGAGGCATGCGATTGAATTCGGCACTCTGAGTTGTCCACAGGGAACATTTAGACTTGGGTGGAAAGAGAACTTTATTAACCCAAAGAACTTGGGGCATCAAAAGTCTGTTTATGTTCTCCAGTTCATACAGCGACTTTTTCCGAATATCAAATTCGTGTTCAATACCCGTGAGCCAGAAATGATGAAGACGAGTGCTATCTGGAAGAACAAGATAAATCCCGTTGAAGAAATTCTTGAATGTAAAAGTTTTATTGAATCAGTTTACGGTTCTGGTGTGCTCGGCGCTGAAAATACAACTCTTTTAGAGTACGAGACATGGGCAGGCGGACTTGATTACGAACACGGCAAGGGTGACGCCGAATATGTTCAACACAAGTTGGCTCAGATAGGTATCTACGTTTCCCGAGATGATATCCGAGAAGTATTGGACGAATACTTAACTCATTTACAGCACCTCTGACACAATGCTCGCGCATTTGCGAAATCTTGGGGCGCTTGAGCGATTAGAAGATGCCGCAACGGCACTTACTAATGCAGGGCATTGCCGCAACATGTATTTGCACCCGTATAACGGAAGTATTAGTGCTACTGGCGCTCTTCTGCGTGCATTTGGGGTGGGAGATAAGGAGATTGCAGCGTGGGATGGAGACATCCTGTCCCTTGAGTTGCCAGACCTTCATATGGCTCTACTTATGGAGTTAATCAACTGCCTAGAGGCGATAGTGGATGATGACTTGGAGACATGGAACGATGGTGCAAATGCTTATGATGTTCTTCGCTTATTCCGCAATTTGGCAGTACTGATAGATTTCGGACCGCTGCGGGATTAGTTCTTAAACTCTGCCCAAGTTTTATCCCCAACACCAAAATACTCACGGGCAAACCCAGCCTGAATAATGTCTGTGTTGAGACATGCAGTAGAAGGGTCTTCAACTTTGTCCGAGGAGAATATGCGGGCAAGAATGCGACCGTATTTATCATTTTTGTCAGGGATTGTATTAACAAATACCCATTTGTGGCTGGTTAACCAATCTTGAGTGAACTGCTTGGCTTTTAGACCGAGTTCTTTCTCCTTGAGGTCTTTTGTGCGTGATTCTGGGGTGTTAACTCCGTAGAGGCGCACACGGATTTTGTGGTGTACATCAAAGCCGAGGTCAACCATCAAATCAAGTGTGTCCCCATCAATCACCTTGAGGACAGTTGCTCCATACCAAAATCGTTCAGCCATGCATACATTATCTCATACGTGGATTAGGTCTACGATTAGGTGGACACGGAATTCAGAACCGCCATTAATTACGGAATGATACTTATCCGTGTTGTCAATGAGCCATAACTCCCCAGCAGCAAGATGTTCAGTTTCGTCACCTACTGTGAATAAGCATTTGTTATTTGTGACAATAGGCAGATGAACTCTGTGAGTTTTCGCACTCACATCACCCCTATCTTTGTGCCGTTTAATTTCACCGTTGGGTGCCATTCTTGCTAAGAATGCACGCGCTGGCGAGGCAGGAAATACTCTGTCGGAGTAAATAGAGCATATGGAATGTACTGCGCTTGAGAAAACCGCAAACATAGAATGTTCGCGCTGGCTACTTAATACGTCCCTTGTTCCATAAAGTAATGGGATTGTGTCAGTCTGCCCACCAGCGATACCGCCCATATTCTTGCGTTCACGGTAGGACACCCAGTCATTATCAGATAATGCGGAAACGCTATGAAGAACATCTTCAAATTGTGGGAGTCTCCCAATGAACTGAAAATTAGTAGTTTCTTGCATATTTAAATGATAAAGCAAAAACCCCCCGCCATTTCTGACGGGGGGTTTTCGTGCCTAAGGTAGGCGGATGTTGCTTATCAGGCTTCTGGAGCACCGTCAAAGTTGACGGCAACGAAAGCCTCTGGGCGCTTGACTGCGAGAGCAAGACGCTGTTCAGCGAGAACAACAATTGCGTTGCGGACGAAGAAGTCTGCGTGCTGTTCGCTGATGCGGATGCTTGCCTGCTCACGGTCGTACAACTGAGCACCAGTGCCGAATGCGCCGACGAGAGCGGTGCCCTCGGTCATTGCTGGGGTGTCCACGACGGGGATGCGCCACAAGCGTGGCTCTCCGCCAAGGGCAACCGAAACGGCGACGAGGTACTGACCGTTGTCGTCCTTTGACAATTCAATGTCTTCCCAGTCGTTCGGGTGAAGAACGACACCAGTTGGCTCGTAGTAAGCGAGGAACGAAAGGGTCGCGGCGCGACGGATTGCGTCAGCCTTGGTGTCCTTAAGTGCTCCTGCCGACCAGTCGTAACTCTGGATGCCAGTGGTTTCCATGATGCCGAGGAGGTTTTCACCAGTGCCGTCACCATTGAGGATTTGAGCATCTTCCTGAAGGCGCAAGCCGTAAAGAAGTTCGTTGTCAATGATGCTGCGCAATTGTGGTTCGTCAGCAAGCACGTTACGGTGAGCGGCTTCCCAGTGAGCCAAGGTGCGAACAGGAGCCTGCTCACCAACGAAGGTGAAAGACGACTGTGGCTTGGCTGCAAATGCAGAACCGCTACGCTCAGCGACGGCGGCTGCGTTGTTGGTGAAACCAGTCATGCGGAAGTACTCAATGACAGCAGCAGTCGTGGTACGGCTTGGGAACAAGTCGCGAACACGCTTGGTGCGCATTGGAGGAACCACGATGGGGTCACGCTGGATGGAACCGAACGAACCAGGGGTGCCCGATGGCAGAGCGCTGTAGACGTCCTTGGTGCTCCAGAGACCAGTGACATCGCCACGGTTCAACTGGAATGGGCTTGGCATGTTCGCACCGTTCTTGCCACCGTTCAATGTCTTGAATTCTGGTGAATCAAGGAACATCTGACCGAGGCTCTTGGCGGATGGAACTTCAGTCCACTGACCCTGAGCGGCAGCAGCCTGAGCCACTGAGCCACCCTGAGGCTGTGAACCCCAAGCGTCAACTTCGCGCATGCTCTCAAGACCCTCAATGAGGCTCTTGATTTCGCGGATGTCACGCATGTTGTTGTCAAAAGCGGACTTTTGTTCTGAAGAGACGACAACGGTGCCGTCTTCAATCTTGAACGAGTCAGCAATGGTCTTGTTGTCTGCCATCTTGGCGCGAAGTGCACCTTGAAGTTCAGACAGGCGGTGTTGGTCAAAAGACATTTTTTACTCCTGTGAGTGTTGAAGGGTTTTTTTGTTGCTTAATTAACTTGCGGTTTAGGTAAGCACCCAACCAACGTGTCTTTATGTAAGATACACGACGGATACTACGGTTAATGTAACTTTCGTAGATTTCGTTATGTTCTTGTTAAAACTCTTGATTGAGTGAGACCACATAATGTCTAGTAACGTTCTTTGCCTCGCCACGGCGGAAAGATACACCAACCGATGGGTCGGTTAATTCCTCGTAAGTTTCGCCATCAATGGTAAAAGATTTTGCCCCGAGTCCTCTTTTCTTCCAAGGGTGACCATCAGGGAGTAGGTCGTTATCTGTTGTATATGAAGCCTTTGCAGAGCCAGACATCAAAAGTCTCAAGAAAGCATTGACACGACCCATAGCCCACTGACCGCGAGTCATGCCGGGTCGGTGACTAACACTAAAAGCACCAGCCCCACGGCGGTAGACAGCCTTGAGGGCTCTAAGGCTGGTTTTTGACCAGTCGTCTTTGTTTTTTTTCTTGACATCAGCATTATGGTCGCGAACCTTAGAAATCAAAGCGTTCTCAACCGCAATCGTTACTGATATCCCAGATGCCGAAGACGTGGACGAAGCAGAGCCGACGCTATTCCTAGACGAACCGATAATTCTGTCTTTCTTTGGCGCGGGCGTCTTAGCGAGTGACTTTTCTTCACCATCCTCGTCTTTCTTCTTGGGGCGTCCGTCGTTTCTGAGTCCACGTACCTTGTTGTAGTCGGGGGAGTTTGTACATGGGAGGTAGACGATTTTGCCGTCTCTTGCCCTGTAACTTCGGATACCAATGCACCCGAGTTGTCTTGCTCGCACGCGTGCCGATTCTGGGTCGGTAAATACGTCAGGGTCGGTAGAGCGTGAAACATAGTTGACAAAACCCTTGGCATCCATTGGCTCAATTGTTAAGTCAAGGCTCTTTGCGGAAACTAAACCACCACCCGGCAATGTGTCAATCCCCATAATCGGGCTTTCCGTCAGTTTCTCAAAATCTGACGGCTTTTCCTCTGGTGTGCCATTTTTGTGGATGCTGTAAAACAACGTGCCATTTTTAGCAATTGTTCGTACCGAATATCCGCGACGCTTTGCTTCAGCAAGAGCCTCATCATAAGACGAATACAGTTTGCCACTCTTAGACGCTGCTGTAGCCGCCTTGACGTTGACTATTGGCGAAAGGGACTTCTCAACACGCCTATGTTCCTGTCCGCGAATAGCAGCAGTCATTTCCTCATGGGTAGCGCATGGCATCCAACGCCCGTCGGCATCTTGGTGAGCGCCGTAACACCCGAGCATTCGTGCCACGCGCATCGCCTGCTTGCGTGTTGCGTAGTTCATTGTCACGCCTCTGGGTAGAGGATTTTTACTTTCCGTGGAACGGATGAGCCCTTACCGTCCCTTTCCTCAACGTCACCCATATAAAAACCGTTATTAGAAAAAGTAGTGAAAACTTTGTCTAGTTCTTTTTGGTTCTTTTTTTGGCTGAAATACCAAACAGTTGAATGAATCAATTCCTCGTCATCAGATTGCTCATCAAGCGCATTTGCTATAAGCAGAACTTTACGACGCACTTCGTCAGGGAGTTTCATGAACTCACCTTTGATGTGTTCAATGTTTTGTGGCGTTAAGCCAACTTTTTTAGAAATATTATTCTTCGTCACGGGGGTCCGCCTTAATCAGGTTCTTGTCAAGCCAGAACGTACCGCCACCCATTGGCATGTTACTCACAAACCAGTTTTTGAGTTCGGTATCGCGTGCTCTTCGTTCTGCATTCGTACGCGCGGGGTTGCTTAACGCATAAATGAAATCCATATGTCTTACGGATGCTGGGTCATCTCTATGTTTTTCAATCAAGTACTCTATGATATTTGCATCTTCCGCATTTTTAATTATAGAAGAGTTGCCATTTCGGAATGCGGTTAGTTGGGTAGCCATACGACCCACAGTGTCTGTGCCCATTGCGCGAGAAGGTTCAAACCCAATGCGACCCCAAACGTAAGGTCCATCATAGGCTGCTGTAACTTCAAATTTTTCAAACCCTGCAGCCTTGGCATACATAAATGCATGCTGGTTATAGATGGTTTGGATTCCGTTGTTCTTATGTGCTTCCGCATTAATTATCAGGCTGTTGTTGTAAACCTTATTGTCGTCTAGATAAATTGTCCTCCCTGTTGTACCAACTTGCGACCATGTTCCGTTCGCATTCTTGACTTCCACTACACCAGAAACCGAGATTGTTGAGCCACTGAGATTGGCGTTCATGACAGTTCTGTATGTTTTCCCATTTGAGCCCTGAATTTCAGCATGGTTATACATTGCTTTTGCCCACTCTTGCAATGCATTCTTCGCGTTTGCCCGTTCCGTAGGGCTGGCATTGCGGTCGTTGGCTTTAGCGAGAAGTTCTCGCCGTTTATCCAAAGTCATTTCTTTCCATGGAGCATTCCCTGGTCCGTAGACCCTGTCAAGGTGTTCGCCAAGAACCTGTTGTCTTTTCGCAATCGCGTCCTTGACGCGTGCTTCTGCTTTTGCTGCTATTTCGGGGTTCAACGGTTCTGGTGCAGGCGCTGCGAGAGCAGCCTCAATTTCTGTCCTGCGTTCAGAAAACCTATCGCGTTGAGCGATTGCCTGAATAAGGTCACGCTGCTTTAGACGGTAGTCATCTCTGCGTGCTGGGTCTGCTGCATCATATGCTCGTCGTTTTTGATAAACATCTTGATTTAGTTCTGATAGGCGGCGCTGGTATCTCTGTTGCATGCCATCTCTGTCGCGGATTTGTAACATGTTGTTACCACCGCCATTGAACATGCCGTTAAAGTTCTCGTCCGCCGCGCGATTACCATTTCGTGCCGCATCCATTGCGCGCTGAACACGTACAGGAATCTCCTGCTCATTCTGTGCTTCAAAGAATTGACGCCACTGAGCCTCTGTCCTTCCACGGACATCGTCATTATCGGCAAGACGCATTGGCTGTGCTGGTAACGATGGTGGACGGTTACTTCCTGATGGGACGATAGGTTCTGGTGGATTGGGGATTTCTGGTGCTGGGCTTGGCTCTGGAACATTTGGTTGTTCCGCTTGAGGGTTTCGTAGTTCTCCAAGACGACGTTTCATTCCCTCGGCACCATTGCGATAATTTTGCAACCGAGCATTTGCCTCTATTAACAAATTAGCATTTGTTTCGGATGGTTCATTCGCAAATAGGCGCGCAGCCTCTTGAAGACCTGAACGCTCATTGACGATTGCCTGTTCGCGATTCCGTAAAACTTCTTGAAGTTCGTCAATGTTCTCTTGACGCCACATAGCCATGTCATTGGGGATGCCTTCATTGAGTTGCCATTCATTAAACGCTTGACGTTGGTCAAAGAAACGTTGGTCAAATTTGTCGCCAAGATATTTACGCAACTGTTGCTGATTGAGACCTTCGGCAGGAATATCCAGTGTATTGAGCCGACGCTCAATCATTTCTCGTGCGGCAGCATCACTCGCAGGTGCGGGGTTGCGTGCTTCTTCAACCTGACGCCTAGCCTGCTCTACGGTGTTCTCTGCACGAGCAGGGGTTACTTCACGCTCACGCACTTCAGCAGAACGTGCAGCATTATCGCTTTGACCAGCGGGTACTGGAGTCGGCTTACGTGCTGGTTTGCCTTCGTTTTGACGAGATGCAGTATCACGATTATTCGCTGGTTCAGGGCGACGGCGACGACCAGCATTAGCAGGACGGCGAGGTGCAGCAGGACGGGGGCGAGGTTCAGGACGCGGAGCAGCAGGTGCTGCTTCACCAGTGCGCGGTGCTCCTGGTTCGTTAATTTCACGCTCCATGCGACGTTCTTCTGAAGGGCGAAGATTGCGACGTGGGCGCCTAGCAGCAGCAGGGCGAGGACGTGGTTCGGCTTGAACTTGACGGCGACCACGAGGGGCTGCGGGTGCTGCGGGTGCTGCTGGTGCTTGTGGGGCATCAGCGCGGCGAGCGCGCCCTTGCTGTGGTTTATCGGGGTTAACAACTTCAGCAATACGACCAGCGGCACGCTCAATGCGCCCAGCAGGACGTGGGGCTTCGGTTCCGACGCGGTTGCGGCGACCCCCTTGACGACCAGTTACGTCGGCAGCATCACCGATACGACCAGCAGCGCGCTCAATAGCGCCTGCTTGACCAGCCAAACGACCAGCCATACGCTCATTTCGTTGGCGCAACTTGCGTTCACGGCGACGGTCGCCTACGTTCTCAAGGCGTTCTCCAAGGTCAGAAATTTCGTTTGCAAGACGGCGAGCGACACCCCAACCGCAGTTGCGACCAAAACGGTCGGTAATCTGTCCGCCATATCGCGTACCTACTGGGCAGCGGTAGCCACCACGACGATTGGTGCCAGGGATAGCAAGAGAAGGGTCAAAAACTGCTCTAGCGCGCTTCACTTCATACAACATGGATGAGCGATTGCTCTCCGTAGTGAATCGTAGCGCTTTATATGAGACTAAGTTCTTGTCCATTTGATTCCTACTTTGCTGCAGCCCATTCGCGTGCTGTTTGTAGTGACTTGTTCGCTCCATCAGAGCCAATTTCAAAAAAATCTGATGGGTTAGGGGTGTAGCCGTTTGATTCCCAATATTTTCCTAGAGACATGTACGCAATTTCTTCGTAGTCATCTTTTGAGGACGCTTTTGACAGTCTGTCAACTATACCATTCAGGTATTTCTTTGTATCCTCATCTGTTTTCGGATTGACCATTATGTTGACTTTACTATTCTGAATAGAGACGACCGAGCGTGGGTCTTTAGCCTTCTGTGTATCGTCTGAAAAGTAACTAACGTAAATTCCATCTTCGTGCATTTTTACTCCCGTGCTGCCTGTGCAAGATTGCGCAATGTCAATCGCATATTATTCGCGTTACGTGTCACTTTATCTGCAGGTACCCCAACATCCCGCCAATGACGTTTTTGTTCTGCGACGATATTGTCTATTTGTGCATCAGAAAGGTTACGGAAATTCTGGCGTATTTGCGGAGAACTAACACTTGCCCATATTCTTCGCGCATTTTCAACAGTGCGCTCTGGAATGATTCCGTTTCCTGCAGGGAGAATTCCGTGGTCAATTGGTAGTTTTTGGTCTCCAGCCCACATGTAGTTATTTGAGTGCCTGTCACCGTTACCCAGAACTGCGTCAATGAAATCTACATGCTTCGCTGCTTCACGGTCTGGGCTGTTAGGTCTATCCCTACCTTCTCTGACCTCCATGCCGTGGACGTCGCCAAAATGCTCAACGAGGATGCTGTGGTTTTGTGTTGCGCCTCTACCACGTGCGCGACCTTCTGCGTTCTGTCTCTGTTCGCGCTGTCCAATGATGCGGACTCGCGCCATTGGACGTCCTGCTAACTGACCAATGATTCCCGCATACTGTTCGCCCACAGCCTCATCCTGAACAAATGAAGGCGACTTCATGATATAGCGTTTGCCAGTAACTTGGTCAATGACAACGTATGTTTTGTTCTGTACGTTAGCCATACCTCTGTTGTTGATTCCGTTGCTTGGGTCGCCCTTCAATTGGAATCGCTTACCATTTAGCGGCTCACCTGGCATTGCTGCGTTATCAAATATTGCTTGTTTGACAAGCATGTCTGGAACATCGTCTAGCGAGCCACCATTTTTTACATGAAGTTTGGCATCTGCGGCGTTATTTATGCCATTAGCCCCAACGGCGACGTGGTCAGGAACTAGTACGCCATCAACAACCTTATGACCCATTTTTTGATTGAACCGCTCAGGGCTGTTGCCGTGAATTCCAGCATTGGGTGAGCGAACGTCCGAAGCATTAAGCCCTTGTCCAGCCTGCGGTGCGCCACGACCTCGTCTTGGGCGACGAGGAGCAGGAGCGGGTGGAGCAGGAGCGGGTGCGGCTTGTTCGCCCAAAATTCTCTCCAATTGAGCAATTCGCGCATCACGATTGCCACCAGGCACATTCTGGTCACGGTCTTGGCGTAGTTGATTCAGTTCCTCACGAAGTCCTGCTTCTTCAGATGGCGTGAACTGTCGTGCAGGAGCCTTTGGTTTACGAGGGGCATTAGGTTGCACTGCTTCTGGTTGGTCAGCAGGACGAGGACGACGATTTGCTGGACGACGACCATTCTGTCCTGCGGCACCTGTGCGCCGTTGACGACCAGCATTGGGTCGTGGGCGTGGTGCAGGACGAGGTGCTGCGGGGGCTGCTTCAGGAGCATCGGGATTACGGTCGCGCCATGCTTGCTCTACAGCGGGTCCGTGAAAACGTTCCCACTCTTCGCGACGCAAGAACCCTGCACGTCCGCCACGCTCACGGATGCGACGCACTTCTGCCTGATGTTCGTTGTATTTACGAAGTTTGTAGTCGTCTAAAGATTCGCGTGCTGCAGGTGCTCCAGCAGGTACGGGAACGTTGCTGACATTGTCGCGTGGTGCGGGGGCTGGTCGTTGTGCTGCAGGACGGGCAGGGCGAGGGTTTGCTGGACGACGTGGTGCGGCAGGGCGAGGACGAGCCGCAGGACGCGTTCCGCCTCCGACGGGCATGACTCTTCCATTTTCATCAAGCATTCCGCCTAATTGCGGACCTGTGCGTTCCGCACCAGGGCGAACAAGTTCGCGTTCCATACGACGCGCTTCGGAATCGCGGAGACCATTACCTCGCCTATTCCGTGGTCGTGCCGCTGGGGCTGCCTGTCCACGACCCCTATCTGGGTCGGCAACTTCTGCTAGTCGGCGAGCAGCACGCTCAACCCGACCGACAGGTTTTACTGTGTCTGCTTCACCAACACGTTGGCGTCCACCTCGTTGGCGTCCACCCATTCCAGTGAAGTCAAGAGCATCGCCGACGGCACGGGCTCCACGCTCAATTGCTCCGCCTTCGGCAAGACGACGAGCCATGCGCTCATTGCGCCGAGCAACACGCCGTTCGCGTCGGCGGTCACCAACATTTTCTAGCCGTTCTCCAAGGTCGGAGATTTCATTAGCAAGCCGCCGAGCAACACCCCAGCCACAGTTGCGTCCGAAGCGGTCAGTGATTTGTCCGCCGTAACGTGTGCCAACTGGGCAACGGAAGCCGCCGCGACGTTCTGTTCCTGGTACGGAAAGCGATGCGTCCCAAACGGCACGAGTGCGCTTTACCTCGTAACTAAACGAAGACTTGTTTTGGTCGGCAATGAACGCAACTGCTTTGTATTCAACTGCGTTTCTCCACATTTCCGTAGGGAACTCCAGCAATTGGATATCCATAAGAGATACGACGGGAACAAGGCTTGCCTCATTCCCGTGGGCATCCTTTTTTTCTGGCTGTTCCGTCTTGGATGCACGATTCTTGATTTCCTCAACCAAAGAATCGCTTACAGATACTTCAACCGACATTGAATTATCAAGTGTCACGGTGAGTTGTTCGCGTGTAATTTTCTTTCCAGCGAACTCTTCTGTCATCCATTTTGCCCACGATTTGGCACCATTTACAGCAGGGAAAAATGTTGCACCTTCAGCGGAAAGTTCCACCAGAGCGTACGGTTTATTTTCTCTGTCTTTGACCAAAAATCGTGATGCCATTACGCAATCCCTACTAATTTATTGAATGTCGTTTTTTGTTTTTGTATAGCGTCTTTCCGTGAAGAGAAAATCTTTTTGATTATCTCTAGGTGACGCTTCTCGCCATCTGACAGATTCCCGTCAATAGATAGGCGGCTTACGTACTCGTCCCAGTTGAATGCTTCTAGTTTTTTAAACAGGTCGTCAACAAGGCTTGCCAACATTTTACGCTCAGATTCAGATGCGGACGAGAAGGTATCCACATAAAGGCGGGCGCCTCTTTCGTCCATGTATTCAGGGAGGTCAATCTTGAATCGTTTAGCAATATCAGCAGCGGATAGTCCTGCTGCGTTAGACAGTTCATTACTGCTTGGAATGACTGTAACGCGGGAGCCGTCACGTGCTGGGATGAGGGTTGCAGGGGAACGGTCACGCCTGTCGGTCATGAAGTCAGCAATGGCGGCACGCATTATGTCGCCCTTGTTGACCTTTGACATGTCAATAGATGAATCAAAACGTGTTTCGCCCTGATTGATGTCAGACATAATCAGGTCACGCTTAGAGGCATTGCCACCAATCTTTGTTGTCGGCATCTTCAGACCCAAATGTGCCGCAATATCTGAATAAACTTTTTCCGAAACCGAACCATTAGGTACCGTTTCTGGAATCTGGATGACAGTCTTGCCGCTTCCTGCTTGATGCTTGATGACACCAGTACCAAGAGAAGACGACTCATAAGACTTACTGCGTTTCAGTGCATCAGAAATAAACTCCGATGGGATATCAAACGGGTCACCGCCATTATCAAGAAGTTTAATTGAATCCGCAAGAGTCTTGGGGTTGTCATTCTTTGACGTGGCATCTTCCCTAACCGTTGAGGTTTCCGACATGGCGGTTACTGGCTTCTTAGCCTTACCTTTGCCGTTTGACATAAATGTCTCATAGACCCAGCGCCGAACCTCAACCTTGCCGCCCTTTCCGTTATCCACGGAAATTACGTCATTGGGTTTTTCCACATTTGGGAATTTTTCTGTGTATTTAAATGCACCATTGGAAGCGTTTGCAAAATCACGAATGTTGTTTCCGACATCAAATTGGTCGCTTTCGCCTGCAACGCGGTTCAACTGTCTGCCGAATTTGCGGCGCTCTCCGACAGTCAGGTCTCGGGCACGCTCAATTGTCAGGGTAGAGCCGTTAGACATCACATACGTGACTTGACGGACAGCAGCACCTGAAAGTAGTGCTAAGTCATCACCGACAATGTCTTTAGGTAGTTGGATTGGGCGAATCATTACTCCGCCATCCATGTCGGAGTTTCCGCTGAATTTGCGCAGAACCGATGATGGAACAATCGGCTTAAGCACTACACCGTCACGACGGATTAATCGTCCTTCTGTTGTTGGCGCTCCAGTCACTGTGCGAATAGACGCTTCAACTGCTTTGATGCGCGCATTCGGGTTATCTGCTCCAGTTCGTGGAATTTGCGCCATACGGAGGATTGATGCCGTGTTGTTGGTTGTTCCTGCCGTAACAACTTGTGAAAGGCTTTCCGCGCCCTGAACTCGTGGAGTGCTCGGCTTGGTTGCCAAGCGTCGTGCCGTACCTATAGCCACACCAAGAGGTGTAGGGATGTCAAACAATTGTGCGCCACATGTTGAATAACGCTCATCAGTGAATCGCCCACCGAATTGGAAACCAGCAGGGCAACGGAATCCGCGAGTTGGCTTTGGTGTTACGCGACGAATGCGCCCTAAACCAAGGTTGCCGCCAGGAATTAGTGCTCCGTATACCCGTGAGCGGATTGGGCTGCGTACTGCTGATAGGTCGCCAGGGAGGGCGATTGTTCCTGCCGCCTGAATGTTTTGCCCGACTGCTCCGCTGCTCCCGATAAGACCAACCTTTACGTGGACATTACTGCCTACGCGAGACTTTGTTGGGGTTGAGAACAGTGCGGCTTTGAAGTTGAGTAGGTTGCGACTCTCGGAAGACAGAGGGGACATGAGGGCAGCCGAAGAGCCTTTGATGAATGGCTCAAAGTGACGCTTTGGTTCTCCAATTTCACCAGTTTCGGTTACTTTTGTTCGTAGAACTTTTGATGAATGTTGCTTTTTTGTTACGTTACGAACAATGTAGCCATCGCCATCGGATATATTGCGAGTGAATGACGCGTCTTTACGGAGGACAGGACGTTGATGTCGCAAGAAACTCTGTATTGAGGATTTGCTGTCAGCGTTCATGTAGTGCTGTCCTTAGTCGTTGTTGTTCAGTTTTTACCTGACCATACTTTTCAGTATTTGGGTTAGGTGATACAGAAGATTGGGCTGCTTCCTTGCCGTACAAATCTTCTGGCTTTATCCCTACACTGGCAAGGATATCAGGGCTTATGGGCTCGGAGCGGGTAGAAAACATGGCTATCCATTTTTCCATTGGCATCTTGTCGGAGCGTGTCTTCATTTCCCAGAATTGTTTGTGAAATTCTGTTGTGTCAATCAGTCGCCATTCGTCAAGTTTTGACTGAATTCCACCATCATTTAGGTGAAAGTATAAAGGGTAAACTTTAATCGGTGTATCTACGCCATTCTCGGAAAAATAGCCGTCATAGTTCTGAGACTTTGGTTTTAAGCAGGTGTAGATGATTGCTTTACCGACTACCGCAACTGGTATGGGAAACTCTTTTTTGTCAATCATTGTCATGTCACCGATTCATTCGGGTCGTACGGGCGAGACGCCCACTCAATTTCCCGACGAGTATCCTCTAGCAACTTTGTGCGCAGGCGTCCTCCCCAAATATCGGCGATACGGTCGCCCGCCTTACCGCCGTTGTATTTCGTGGGGTCGCCTAAATCAAGACCATCGTAGGAGCCGAAAATAACTTTAACATGCGGTGCCTTTTCCTGAACCAATGAGGTAATGCGCTCCATCTCCATCGCCATAATGACCCCGTCAAGTTCCTTGTTCCCAATTGCCGAAGCCTGATTTCTTCCCTTATTACCTTCAGCGTTTTGTGTTTTCCAGCCTGAAATTTTTGCACGCGCAACTTCTATTTCACCCATTGTGAAACCTGCTGCAAGTAATTGCTCCGTAGAAAGGTGCTGGTCTTCAATCTTTTGAACTAGTTCTGTGCCGTCTACGCCGTCAGGGTTGAACTGGTCTTTATATGTTGGGAACAGTCTCGTTGCATCAAATTTCACTGCTTTGATGTCTTTGGCAGTGAATCCTCCCAAGATTTGTGATTCTGTATATTGACCATTTTCGTTCAGTCCATCTTTGCCCAAACCTGATGATTTATTCCAATTAACAAAATCTTGTGTTACGTGGGTTCGCAGTAGGCGATTAATATTGTCGTTTACGTCACTGTCGCCCAAGTGACCTACGATTGCTTCAACAAGTTCCTCGTCCGAGGAACCAACTGCACCCGTACCTCTTGCTTGGTTGAGGATGCTGTCCTTGTGGTGTACTGCCGTTCTGTCTGCTACTTCTGCGTGGAGTACAAATTCCATGTCTCCATAGCCGATTCCGTCACCAGCAAAAGCACCCTCAAAACCGCCAATGCCTCCGCCTCCCTTCCCAGGGATGGTTAGGTAGTGGTCTGTACTGAACAGTTGTTCGCCTTCTTTGGCGTTCTTTTCATCTGTGATTCGCTTTAATTCATCATCCCAGAATGTGAAACCACTAAATCCGTACACAGGGCGGACACCAGAACCCCATTTCGCCCCAACGCTGGCTTCATACTGTCCACGGTTACCAATTAACCCCGTTAAAGCATCGCCAACTTGGTCATCCTTTTTGACTTCCGCTGGGAGGTAGCCGTCCGTTAGGTATGCATCTAAATGCATTCCCTTCGCCCATACCGACGCTTCAGGTTTGCGTGCTTTCGCAATTGTCAATGCAGTCTGTTCAATCGCTGCAATTACTTCATCATCTGTATGAGTGAGAATAAACTCATGTGTTTTAGGGTCTATTACTCTGTCAAACGGGAAACCGTTTTCATCTGTTTGTGCGCCTGATTCAATCATGCGACGAAGGTTGGAAACCTTGCTCGCCATGATTCTTCTACGCTCGTCCTGTCGTTGTTTTATTGTCAGCAGGTCTTTACTGCCGCCATAGATGCCAGAATCATTAATTTCTTTAACATCTTCATCTGTCGTTTTGCCCCACTTTGGAGCCTTGGCAAGAATCTTGTCATTAAACGCTTTAATTGCATCTGATGTTTCATGCCCTGCTTTTGGCAAGTCGCGCAAATCTGAAGCATTTGTTGCTGTATCCACCGCTCCGACAGCACGGTCAACACTAGTAGGCTCATTGACTTTTATGCCTCGGATTCTATCCTTGAATGAACCCATGGTATCTCTTAGGGAATTCTGCAATGTTGCAGAAAGTTCTCCAGCGCGAACATTCATTCTCTTCATTCGCTCCAAGAATGCGTCTTGATACTCGTTAACCTGCTCGCGTGTTTTGTTCCACTTATCTTTAGCGTTTTCTAGAGTCATCTTGAGTGCAGCAGCACCACCGCTTACGTATATCCCCGTAAGCATTTGGATGCCTTCCATCTGGTCAGCGTCACCAATCCCCGTTGCTACATCATTTATGACGGTGCCCAAATCACCGAAGTTGCCGAAGAAGGTAGCCCAGTAGGCTGAATTTAAAACGATTTTCCCAATAAGATTTTTTTGGTCTTGAGATAACCCCTGTTTTTCAAGAGAGGCATCTATGTCAATACCGAGCGCCTTAAACTCTGCAATCGTTTCAGGTGAGTTTCTATTTGGCAACAGACTAGAAGCAGCATTAGCAGTAGCCTGAGCAACGGTTTCGGCACTTGGAACCATGCAGTTAGACATTTGCATGTCAGTGAACTGGTTAGCGTTCGGTGTTCCTGGTGGACACCTCATCTTCCCATTCTCGTCAACGATGATTCCTGCACGGCGAGCAGCATGATGCCCGACAGATGGCAGTTTTCTATCTTCACGAAGAGACGGTCCAAGAAAACCTTTGACCATCACATCTTCACGGATAGCCGAAATAGAAGAGGTGAGACTCTTTACACGCTCGTTTGCTATGTCAGGGAGTGACCTCATAGTCACGGGCACCTCCCGGTGAACTATTCGGCGTCTGCTGCTGGTTCTTCTGCGGTGACCTCAGGGGCAGCAACTTCCACTACCTCAACTGGGGTTTCTTCTGTCGCGACCGCTTCAGCCTTCTTGCTTGCGCGCTTTGACACCTTTTCAACTGCTGGCTCTTCTGCGGGCTTGACGGCTACTGGCGCTTCAACTGATTTGTTGGAAACAATGAATCCAGCCTCGTTAGGTTGATTTGCTTTCTTCATCTCAGATACCTTCCTCAATGGTGAGCATTTCAAATTCAAGCAAGTCAGCGAGAAGTTTTGTAGCCTCGGCATCCTCTGCTGACTTCTCTTCTTCTGCCATTTCGGAGCCCCAGCCTTCAGGAATCATGTCTTCCTTGCCAAGTTCTTTGGCGCGCTTCATAATGTGAGCCTTGGCTGCAGCCTTGTCTCCCGCACGACCGAATGCTTGGATTGCGTTCTGAAGGTCTTCTTCGTCCTTAATTGGGAATGAACCGTCAGGAAGGGCTTCGCCTGCTTCTGCCATGGTCTTACGAGTATCTTCGTCATACATACGCTTCAATGCGAGGTCTGCAACTTCGGCATCAATATCTGCTGCTTCGTCTGCGTCGTATTCGTCCCAACCGAGGACTTCGCCTTCAAGGCTGACGAAAACGTCGTATGACTTGCCATCTTCACCTTCAATTTCCACGGCGTAAGCGTCGTAGCCTTCAAACATGTCGGCATCAACACTGACGACTTCACCTTCAATGCTCTTGACGGCAATGTCGGCTGCTTCGTTGAACGAGATAACTTTCTCGCCAGCAATTTCTGCGACTTCACCCAATACTTTCTCGTTGAGGAGGTGCCAGCCCATGACTTCACCAGAGGTTCCGTCAAAGAAGATTTCTACTGGCTTGCCATCTTTGCGTTGTACGTCAACGATGAAGATGTCGGTTTCGTCAGCATATGCAGAATCAAGAACTTTGCCTGAGAACATGTCCTCAGCGATACCTTCCACTTCAAGAAGTGTTGGCATATCTGATTCTGGAGCACATCCGCCGGGGCACTGAGCACAAACCTGTGAGGTGCCTGCGAGCATTTTGCGTTCAAATGCGCACACGAACGAATCGTCGTCCCACTCTTCAGACTTCATGCCCATGCTGTCCATGCGCTTCTTGCGAGCCTTCTTGCGCTTGGCTGTTGGGTCGTCGTCCATTTCATCTTCAACTTCAGATGCCATGGATTCCATCGGGGACATTCCGCCCTTTGTGTCGGCGGTAACCCACTCTTCGGACTTTGCTTCTACGGTTTCTGCAGCAGCGCCGCACTTTCCGCAAACTTTCTGACCAGGCTTGTAACCGCACTCGGCAATGTCAAGCCCCTTGGCACACTTGATGGTGCCATCGGCGAGTAGTTGAACAATTGGCTTATCTGCCATTTCGTCTTTCTCCTTGTATTGCATGGTTGAGGTTAAGCAGCCACTTGGTTTTGTACATCCAGAACACGGCGCGATGCGTTTTTCGCCCGAAACCATGCAACTGTATTTTGTTGAAATCTTAGGTAATCCGTTTTGTGAAGTATAACTCATTCTTCTTCTCCATATTACCTGTTTGGAGTCTTGTATACATTAACTGCGGTATTAATCGCATCTTCCGCAACTTCAGTAAGACCAGTCAAGTGAATACCATCTTCATCAACGTGGCTGACGATTCCATGATATTCAATAACTGGGTCAAGAAGAGACTTCACAGCAAATAGTTCGTCAACTGCTACGGGGATAGTTACGACGTCATATTTGACTTCAACCTCACCCTTGCTTGCCGATTGAATAACTTCCTGCAACATTGTCAATGCATCCTGCAACTTCTTGAGATTGCGGTTGTTCAGAACACGACCAGCCTTGACGTCAAAGTCCTCTTCAAGAGTCTTTTCCAACTCCGACATAGCCTGAATCATGCCCATCATCGGCTTGGGGGTGCCGCAAGTTCCTGCGCCTCCGCACCCGCATCCACAATCTTTATGGTCGTCGTCATCGTCATCCCTGCGGACATGAACAACCAGCATTCGCTTGCCGTTGTCGTCATCGGACTCGCCGAAGTGCTCCCACTTAGAATCATCGCCGATGAACTTAACAAATTCTGGCTGACCGTCAAGGAACTCCTTGAGATACATCATTGCCTTTTCCTCAACTTCAGGAACAGGCATCATTGTCAAATCTTCGTCGTCATTATCCATGTCCATGGACTTTTCGTCGTTAAGTTTCCTGAGACGAGCATTCCATTCGCTGTCGTTCCAGATTGAACCATTGGAAATGCCACGAATCTTCTTCCTGCAGTTCTTCATTCCTGGGTGGTGACAGCCTTCGTTCGGCCATAGACCAGTTGTTTCGTGATGCAGCCATGCGCAGATGTTGTTCAATGGGTACAACTCTGGATGGTCTGCCAGAATCACGCGGCAACGGCGGAATCCGCCTTCTCGCTTCATAATTGGGCGCCAGTAGCGAAGAAGTTTCTCAAGGTTTCCTCGGCGAGGACCATATCCACGCAGGACATCGCCAGTGATATTTTCCTGCGGAATGGCATCAACTGGGGTTGGAGCCTTGATTTCCTCTTCAATTTCAGAGAGCGAATCTGTTTGCTTGCCGCCCATGCAGCCGCACTTACAGTCTTCGTACTTTGGTTTTACTCCACGTGGAACCATTGGGTTCTTGTCCATGTCATAGTTTTCTTCAAAGGGGTTGTCCCCCTCATTGTGCCCGATTGTGTCAACGCCATTCTCGGGGAGGTAAACCATCTGTGGCTTGACCTTGACCGCTTCGCCAAACATAAACTCATCACCATCAAAATGGTAGGTGACACGCATAGTCATAGGCTCTTCGCCTTCTTTGCGGTGGTCAAAAATGACCATATTCTTGTCAGCCGAGCGCAAGCGGATGGCACCACCAAATCGCATTGCTAGCGCCTTAGCGATATTAGCCATTCGTCCCATGGCGGGATTTGCAGCGGGGACTCCACCGTCTTCGCCGCGAGGTCCTGTGTAATCAGAATCAGAGTCTTCCGATTCGTAGATGTTCGGCGATACTGAATCACCTTTTTCGTTCTCTTCTTGACGATTTTTGTAACGCTCAAGAAGGCGACGTCCTTTTTCGGCTAGGGCACGAGCGTCGTCCATGTTTTGTGGAACCGATTCACCCCATGCTGCGGCAGACAGGGCGAGACGGGTTGGTTCTCCCTTTTCGTCTTTCATCGGACCGCTGGGGTTTGTGAAGAAACGAGTCAAGAATGAGCCTTTTCTGCGCATTTTCTCGGGAGTATCTGCTGGTCCTTGGACTCCCGGCTTCAGGTTTGAGCCTTCGGTTTCATTAAAATGACGTCGTCCTGCTGCGGTCAGCCCCCCCTTGGGGTCGCGCAGGGGCTCATCTGCCTTAATGGAGATTGTGCCCGTAAGTTGATTTGCGCCATGGAGTACAGGGCTTACTTCATAGAGTTCAACCTCTTTAAGGACGTTTGCCTGCCGTTGTGAGTCATAATCCGCGTCAAGTGTTTTGTAGCCAATTGACCATTCTTGCTCCGCACCAAAGAAAGAAACATCAAGAAATGCCTGTTTGCCGCGTTCCGACTTGAGGTTAAACTGAACGCGAGCATAAAGCCCACCGATACCAGCACGTTTCATTTTCATTGGTAGGCGTGGGTCGTTCGGATTAACTTCGTAAATATCTAGGACTTTGCCAATTGGTTCGTTCCAGTTATGCCCCCATACGACACGAGGTTTGCGTCGTTTCAGGCTTTCAGTAAAGCATCCTGGTGCACAAATATCGCCGACGGAGTCTTTGTTTCCGATGCCAGCAACAAAGCACTCAACGATACCTTGAGCCTCATCTACCTTGATTTGTCCATTATCAATGGCTTTGAATTCAGTAGCAGTAGTTTGCTGTGTTTGTGACATTTACTTGCTCCGATGTATCGCGACAGATACAACAATAAACGAAATAACAACGCAGACGACGCAACTATTGCACTAGATTACGCGACTTTACGTAAAGTGTTCAACTACTTTCAGTAAACTTATTTATCTTCTGCATGAGGCTGGCTGAAGATAAAGCGCCAACAATTGAGCCAACCTGTTTTCCATCTCTAAACACAAGAAGTGTAGGGATGCTCATAATGTTGTTGGACGACGCCAATTTCGGATAATCGTCAATATTTACTTTACAAAACTTGACGTTAGTCATCTTTTCTGACAAATCCACAAGCACTGGTTCCATCATCTTGCACGGACCGCACCACGATGCCCAGAAGTCAACAACGACATCTCCATCGGAGATGGAATCAGAAAAGTCTTTATCTGTGAGTTTGGTAATCATCAGGAAAACCTCAACCTGCAACGACAGTTAATTGTAAGGCTTGGTGGAGCGAGGGGGTCACCAGGGAAACGTAACACAGTTTCGTTTACAGTGAAACCATCACCAAGAGGGACGGTCTTTCCGTGTAGCAACTTGTGCTCAGCCCGAACTGACCCATCCTTGCGGGTAACCCACGTTTTGTCCGTAGCGCCAAGACGCTTGCCCGTAAAATAAACGCCAGCGTTCTGCGCCGTCTGCGCTTCCAATTCGGCAATAACACGCTTGCGCTTGCCGAGTAGGTTTACGAAGATTGCGGTAAGTGCTGCACGTAATAGACCCATTCTGTCTTCGTCATCACCAAGAGCCATTGCAATAAGAATCGCTGCAGCAATTTCTTCCTTCGTTGTGCTGTTCGCTTTCTTCATTCGTTCAATCTGCTCGTCAACAGTCTTCTCAATATCAGCCTCTTCAACATCGGCTGGCATATTGGCTTGCTGCGACGATGATGTCACGCTCTCCATAGCGATTGCTTTCAACACAGGACGCAAGTCGTCCTCAAGTTGCTTACTCCACGTTGACTCATCAAAAACCATTTCGGTTTCCAATGTCTTGGAGGAAATTGCCTTACGTGCTTTAGAGCCAGTTGCCTTCTCAAGGACTACACGCTGCTGGCGTTCAAACAGTCGCTCAAGAGCCCTATCAAGGATTTCTGTCCATCTGTCAGCATCTTGTTCGGCTTTTGTGTCGTAGTCATCGTACGTGTAACTGATGTCTTCAGATTTGACGTGGAATCCACCGACCTGTGCCGACATTTGACCTTCTGGCAATGGTGCTGCAGTTGTCTCAGGGCTAACTGGCGCTGCTGCCTCTGGGGCTGGAACTCCTTCGGGCGCTGGGGGCGATACTTGAGGCAAGCCCTGTTGTGGCATTTGCATCTGTCCTGTGGGGTCTTGAGGAACTCCAACCATGTCAACTGGTTGCTGCTCTCCTGCGCTAAAGGGCTTTTCAGTGTTTGCAACAGGCGTCAAGTTCGGGTTGGAGAGAAGACTGTCTGCCAGTTCGGAATCAACCTTCTTTTTCCCAGTTCCACCACGGTACTCATTGATACTGATAAGACCTTGCTGGAATTCGTCCATCAGGTAACGCTCACGTTCCTGCTTAGCCATAATCAAGATGGGGACGGTGCTCGTATCAAAGTCCACGTAGTACTTGTCGTCAAGTTCGTCAAATGCCCGAGCCAATGGCTCTAGGTGAGGAAGCATTGTTTCCATCCAGAAAACGCGAAGTTCTTCTGAAGCATTGGAGAACGTGCGTCCTGCAGCATTGCCGATAACTGATTCAGGAACACCAAAAGCGGCAAGAATTTCTTCTTTCTGAATCTGTCGCATTTGGGTGTATGCAGCATCACGTGGAGACGCTGATGTGTCAACGAAGTCAACGCCATCATCAGATGAGATGACGGTTGTGGCTCCTGTACGGCTTAGGTTCCCACGGAAACGATTGCGTAATTCATCCTTATCGTCGTCGTCCATTTCGCCACGAACTACAAGTAGCCCGCCGGGGCGACCGTCGTTTAATAGGTAGTTGCGGTTATACAACTTGGAAAGGTTTTCTAGTTCAATAGCGATACCTGCTGACTCCATTGGAGTGATTGATAGGTACGGGTCAAGTGGGTGAGGTCTGCGAATCCAGACGACATCCTCTGGCTTGAGAGTGACCTTCGTGCCGTTCCGCATATCTACTTCGTAGCCAGAAATGAACTTTCGGGCGTCAGGGATTGGGGCGGTGTGTTGGGGCGGCAACAGGTGTAGGGCGATGATTTGTCCGTTACGACCACGAACTTTCTCAACAAATACTCCTCGGCTACTCATCAATAACTGTGATGAGAGTCGGTATCGGAAGATGAACGAGTTTTCGCCTTCGTTTGTTTTGGTGTTGAAGATGTCAAGAAGCGGGTTCTTTGACTTCAGAATTTCCCCAGAAGGCGAATTGTCTTTACGTAAAATGATGGGTAGGCGTGCTTGGTTCCCTGCGATTGCGTCAATGCATCGGAATACCCATGTGACTTTTTGGGCACCCTCACGGTAGGCGCGTTCAATGTCCCAATGGTCTTTGTAGGGTTTGTTAACCAAGCCGGGGTTGAAGGCGACTGGTGCGCCAGCATTCAGTATTGACTTTTCGCTACTAGGCGATAAGTCTTTATTGCTTGAATTCCAACCCATTAGTCACGTCCCAACAAAAATCCGTACAAACCAGAACAGACCCCTAAGGAAACTAGCCCTACGGGTGGTACTATAATTGCAATACCTGCTGATGTACAGATTACAAAAGAAATCATCAGAACATGTGCAGCATTTGCCCTTGTCATGCGGGCGCTTAGGAATTGTTTTAGTTTCATGTAGGCGTCACCTTAGCGCAGTACTCTGCAATAATACAGCACTGACAGGTGCCTAGCATGGTGGAGTTATGACGGACTGGAACAAAGTTCTTGCATATTTGGAACCGCGACCGTCTCCTTATTGTCCTGAGGAGCCGTCGCTCACGCAGCGCGTCTTTCTGCGTACTAATGCACTTGAGGCTTTGTTTGGCGGCGCTGCGGGTGGGGGCAAGTCTTCCGCACTCTTAATGTCTGCTATGCAGTACGTGGACGTCCCCAACTACTCCGCAATTCTTTTCCGCCGCACCTACGCTGACTTGTCTCTTCCTGGCGCATTGATGGACAGATTCAAGGACTGGATTGCAGGGCAAGAGGATATTCACTGGAATGCTAACAGTTATGTCGCAACATTCCCATCTGGAGCGCGTATTTCATTTGGCTATTTAAATAATACTAATGACTATTTACGCTATAAAGGTTCTGAATTCCAATTTATCGGCATGGACGAAGTCACCGAAATCCGTGAATCCGACTACCGATATCTATTCTCCCGTCTCCGCCGACCTGCCAGCGGACCGCTCTCGCAGGTTCCCCTAAGGATGCGAGCCGCCTCAAACCCTGCCCCCAACTGGGTAAGACAAAGATTCATCGTGGAAGGCAAAGAAACTGGGCGAATCTTTGTTCCATCATTACTGAAGGACAACCCAGGCATTGACGCCGACTCCTACAGAATGGCACTCCAAGCCCTAGACCCCGTTGAGCGCAACCGTCTAGAAAAAGGTGACTGGTGGTCAACTTCGCTCGGAACACTGTTTGACCGTAACGATTTCGTCATAATTGACCCCCACGAAGTCCCTATTGTTACTTCAGCCGCTCGTGCTGTCCGATTTTGGGACTTAGCGGCGACTGAACCTCACTCAGGGAACCTTGACCCTGACTGGACGGTTGGAACATTAGTACTCTTTGACCAAGGCATCGCCTACGTGATGGATGTCCGTAAAATTAGGGCAAAAGGCGACAAAGTTGAGCAATTAATCGCTCAAACAGCCGCCGAAGACGGCAAAACTGTCTCAATCCGAATTGAACAAGAACCAGGCTCCTCGGGGAAGGCGCTAATTGACCAATACGCAAGGTATGTGGTTCCTGGTTATGACCTTGTTGGCTTGAGAGCATCAGGCGACAAGGTGACACGAGCAAGACCGTTTGCGGCTGCCGTTGCTAACGGAAACGTGCGATTAGTTCGTGGGGCTTGGATTACAGACTTCTTGGACGAAATGGCATCATTCCCCGAAGCATGTAACCACGATGACCAAGTTGACTCCGTCGTTGGAGCATTTACTTATCTTGCGGGCTTGGGGTTGCCACAGCGGAGGCGTGCTGCTATTCTCATCTGACGTAAACCTACCTACGACATACCGAGAGGATATTGTGACTGACCTAAACGCCTTACTGGCGAAACTAAACAAACTGCTGATTGACGTAGACACAAAGTTGAGCGAGTTCACGGATAGCAACCCATCCATTGATGATGTTGGCGCAACACTGATTGAACTTCATTCACTGAAAGCCGCATTTGGCGATGTGTACTCTACGTACTCCGCACGTGCTACGAAGTTGTTCCAAGACGCGCAAGTTGAGGACATGGCGTATGGAGAAAACCGTATTGAAGTACGGACTGCATCTGATAGAAAGCAGTGGGAGCACCCGCGACTGATTGCGGAAGTGGCACGGCGTCTCGTATCAGAATCAATTGATATGGATACTGGCGAAGTAATGACTTCCCCTGAAGAATTGATTGCCAAGGTTTTGGACTTTGTCCAACCTTCATACTGGCGTATTAAAGAACTCTCTAAAATCGGCATTAACGCAGACAAGTTCTGCGAGGTCGGCGAATACAAAACAAACATCATTGTCAGAAAGGCAAAGTGATAGACATGGCAACAGCAAAGAAAGCAAATCAGGACGCTATCTTGGATGCAATCGTGCAAGAAGTGGAAACGTCAGAAACAGCAGCGTCAATGCATATTGAGTGGCGAAAAGAGCGTGAACAGGAAGAGAAGCGTCACGCACAGCGCACGACACAAATGGCAAAAGACCTTGCGGAACCATTTGCTCCTGAAGTGGAAAAAGTTCTCAAAAAGGGCGGAGCATCGCTTACTTATATTCCCGTTAGTGAAGTTATTAACCGAATGAACAAAGTATTTGGTATTGATGGGTGGAGTAGTGAAATCATTAAATGCGAGCGCGACGCCCACGACCCAGACTTTATTGTTGCATGTGTTCGCATTACTGCGTACACCCACGGAGACCGATTCGTAAGCATCTCTAAGGATGGTTACGGCGGACAGAAAATTAAGCGCACTAAAGCGGGAGATATTGTTGACTTGGGCGACGAGTTCAAGGGTGCAGTCTCAGACGCGCTAAAGAAAGCAGTGCAACAGTTTGGAATTGGTTTGTACCTTGCTCGTAGTGAGGAGGCATTAAGTCTTGACGAAGCGGAAGAAGCGGCAGCAAGTGCACCTCAGGTAAGCGACATGTACCCCAAGTTCAAAACGTTTTTGGACAAGTTCAGCCCTGACCAAAAGGGTGAGGTCAAAACATTCTGGAGCAAGTACAGCAATGGTCGCCCCACTCCCAAGCCACACGAATTCACTGATTCTGAACTCCAAGCACTAATTGCAGAATGTGTCCGAATTGAATTTAGTGGCATTGCGGTAAGTGGTTTGTCAAGTGAGTGATGTGACCCTGATACCACCCCCGCATTTGTCGGCATCTTCTATATCAACATTCCAACAGTGTCCCCTTCGGTACAAGTATTCACGGATTGATGAACTCCCTGAACCGCCGTCAGAAGCATCCCTCATGGGTAACTTTGTCCACGATATTTTGGAGGGGCTCTATAGGCAGGAGTCATCTACCCGAACACTAGGTACGGCACGCATGCTTGCTGCATCTCTGTGGAATGACTACGAAGAACGCGCCATGAAAGTTGCGAAAACACCTGAGGCAATTAGGCGATTCCGCTGGAACTCATGGTGGTGTGTAGAGAAATTGTTTTCAATGGAAGACCCTACGCAACGCGAGTTTGATGGTCTTGAGCATGAAATCAATCATGAAATTAATGGCGTTCGCGTCAAGGGCTTCATTGATAGATGGCATTTACATAACGATGGAATTGTAATTGGCGACTACAAAACTGGGAAAACCCCTAAGCCTCATTATGCAGGGGACAAGTTTTTTCAGTTGCTCCTCTACGGAGTCGTACTTCACGAGCAACTTGGAAAGCCAATAGAGTCTGTGGAATTGCTTTACATCAAAGATGGTGAGCGACTCCACAAATCACCCACCGCCGAAGATATGCAAAGTGTCTACGACACCGTGGTGGAAATTAGAACAGGAATAGACGAGCGTTGCGCCACTGGAGAGTTTGAGTACAAGCCTTCCAGACTGTGCGACTGGTGTTCGTTTAAGTCAATATGCCCATACTGGAGAAAAAAATGAATGACGATACATTTGCCCGTGTAGTTGCGGAAGATGTAAAAAATCGCGCAACACAACCACAAAAGGAATACCTTAAACTTCCTGAAAACTGGAGTCGTTGGCAACGTGCACTGTCCACGCTGGAAAACAACCTTAATGACCAACTTGAAGGTATTTATACCTACGAGCAAGAACAGATAAAGACGTTTCAAACGCTCGGTCAAGATGGCATCAAACTGATTGCGGAAGCAACAGCCGAACACGAAGCACGCCGTAAGAAAATTGAACGCTTCAAGTTTCATGTGACAAACAGGCTTGATGAAGTTACACGCATGATTGCTGTTGGCGGGGAAGCGATTGACGAACGACTTCATGTTGTGGATTTTTTGCGTCGCGCAATTGAGCAACACAAAGCAATGATGATTTCATACGACCTTGAACCGACCCCAATAGACGGCGCACTATGGGCTGCACTTGACGGACGTTGGGAATTTGACAACCTGTCCGAGGAAGACATTCTTTCGTTCTCATGACACGACAACGCATGTTCCTAGACATCTCGTGTGTTGATGCCGCACGTGAACGTATGCGACACGTATATGACACGTTTGACACGGTGTGCGTACAATTCTCTGGAGGGAAGGACTCAACTGCTGTTCTGTATCTTGCTAAAGAAATCCATGAAGAACGGAATCTCGGACCAGTAAAAGTTATTTTTCGTGACGAGGAGATGGTTAGCCCTCTTGTCATTGATTTCATAATGAAAGTACGTGATTACGACTGGGTTGACATGGAGTGGTACTGCCTCCCCGTTGGGCAGGAGGTCTGGGTGCTTGGGCGCAGAGAGTATTGCTTGCTCTGGTCACCAGAGCGCGCCAAGCGAGACATGCTTGTACGTGAAATGCCATCGTTCGCAATTCGTGCAGAGCACTTTGGTATAGACCCATCTCGTCCAATTCCTGAAACGATTGACTTCTACACCATGCAAGGCAAGCGTGGACGGACTGCTTTTATTACAGGTGTACGCGCTAACGAGTCCATGATTCGCTACAGGTCGTGCGTGCAGAAACTGCATGAGAACTACATCAACATTCCATTCCGAATGAAGAAGTCAGTTCCCCTCAGGTTCGCAAAGGTTATCTATGACTGGACAACTGATGATGTACTGAAATTCATTACTGAAGAACACGGTGGTGAGTATTGCGAGTACTACGACCTTGCCTCTATTACTGGAAGTAATACGCGCGTCGGTATCCCGTTGCATGCCGTAGCCTCCCGCCGAATCGGCGATGTCGTCGCTACCGAACCTGAGTTCTTTGACCGACTCTATGATTGCTACCCCCATATTGACGCACAGCGCAGATGGTGGAGCGAATTCAACGTGGAAGCGCTTATTGCTCGCTACGTTGAGGAAGGCTGGGATGGGGTTCGGCAGTGTATTGACGACAACATGCTGACGCCGGGGATGCAGGGTGCTGCAATGAAATTTGCGGGAGAGTTCAGAAAGAAGCAGGCAACGGACAAGTTTGGCTACCCGCTGGATTCCCTCATTCGCACGCTTTTGTTGAACGAGTTCCAAGTCACCTCTCCCAACCCAGTCGGACCGAAAACGCGAGCCCACACCTTGAGGACTCTTGCAGCGCAACAAGAACAAGACCAGAACGACCTAGATAGTTTGGATGATTTTAAATGAACTACTCAGAAATGCCAATCAATTCACTAAAGCCTGCACCTTGGCGAGTCAACTATGTCCTGAAGCCAGACATGTTGTTACTGTCTCAGTCAATGAATGATTATGGCTGGCTGCAACCAATAGTGGTTCAGAAATCAACCAGCCACATAATTGACGGGTTTCACAGATGGGTTACTGCTCAAAGCGCTGATTTTATCAAAAAACATGGCAAGAGCGTTCCAGTTATTGTCGTTGACGTTGACAATGTTGACGCAATGATTATGCATATTCGCCTAAATCGTGCGCGAGGTAACATATTTGCTAAGCCTTTCAGTAAATTAATCAGAACTCTTGTCGTCTCAGATAAGTATGATGCTGATGAAGTTGCAGACATGTTGAACATGTCAGCGGACGAATTTGACCTCATGTTGACGGGTGGTTTGCTGAAACAACGCAAGATTCCGCAACATCAATACTCAAAAGCGTGGGTTCCTGTAGAGGCACCGAGTAAAGGCGAATTAGATAATCAGGTTATTGAGCGTCCACCTAATGCTGATAGATGATTTATCAGGCAAATTAATTGTGGTAATGTTGGTCAGTCTCGCATTTGGAGGACTGGCTAATGCCCACAAGCCTTACAACAGAAGATGTTGAATTCTTAACTGATGTTGACACCCGTGGCGACGTTGTGCGTCGTGCTCGGTTTATTCGTCGTCCCCGACGAGTCAATGGTCGCAATGTTCCTGGCAATGCTCGCTATTACCGTCGTCGTCAGCGTGAACTTCTTGCTGGTAGACGCGCAGCACAACGAGCCGAGCGCGGCGGAGCACGGGCTGCTGCTGCTGGTCGTGCTGCACGGTCTGCTGGGGGGCGCGCCGCTCGTGCCCCACGTGGTGCTGGAGGAGCGGCACCTGCTGGTGGTGAGCGGCGTGCAGGGTTCTTGACGCGCCTTCGCCGTGGCGTTCGTAACGTTGCTCGGCGAGTAGAGGCAAACCGTCGCAATAGGCGCGAGCGAGCCAATCGTCCGCCAACACGGTAGGGAGGTAACCAGCCATGCTGGTATCCGCATCTGACCTCTCCAAGTACATGGATATCCGATTTAGTAACCGCCAAGAGGAGGCTGCTGAATTTGTTCTTGAGGGTCTACAGAGTGAATTAGAGAGTTACTTGCGTCGTCCTGTTGAGCCGACGTTTTTTGAGGAAACTTACGTGCTTGAGTCAAATCACGTAGGCGTTCCGATGTCGTCGTTTTTCACTAACGAGTCATCTGCGTCAACGGATAGCATCAGTATGGTTTCATACATGCAACCCCCTCAAACCGTGTATTTGCGTAATTCTCCTGTCGTTGAGGTGGACGAAGTGACTCTCAAGCAGCAGGGGGCAGCGACTGCTACAACCTTGACTGAAGGCGTTGATTACGTAGTTCGCCGATACGGAATAGATTTATTTCGTGGGTTCGCTAATGACATTATTGGCGTTTCCTATACCGCAGGTCTGGCAGGCGATGGCATCAAAGTCTTCCGCCTAATGATTTTGCGTGCCGCAACTCGCGAGATGCAGAATATGCACGACGATGTTGTTGGTATTAAGGACTTGGAAACACGGAACGTGGCGCCTCTTGAAACGGGCTTCCTTGAAAAAGAGTTGCTTGCAGTGAAGCGTTGGCGCAGGAGCCGTGTCGCTTGATTCGTATAAAGATTGACTGCGATGCCGACGATGCGATTGAATATCTAGATGGCATGATTGCTAGAAGTCAGGATTTTGGTGTCGTGTTCCAATGGGCAAAACGCTATCTAGCAAGGGCAAATGCGGAAAACTTTGCCACTAGCGGTCTACCTGTCGGTGGATGGTCTCCTCTCGCTGCTCGCTACTCGGCATGGAAGGCAACGCGCTTTCCTGGCATGCCAATCATGCAACAAACTGAAAAATTATTCCGTGACTTGACAAGCCTTAATGGTTCGCCAAATGAGATAAATGCAACAAGCGCAACCTTCGGCACGCGCATTGAATATGCTAAATTTCATCAGTACGGCACAACGAGAATGCCTAAACGTCAGATTGTTTTTGAGCCACCTATGTTCGCGAAAGAACTTGCAGACGAGGCAGCAAAACATGTTGTTGGCGCGAGGAGGTCTTAATGCCCACTGAACCAGATGTGGTGATGTTTGGCGCACATTTTGCCAAAAAAGTCGTCAATGATTATCTTGAATACGACATCCCGACGCGCCTCACAAGGTACAGGAACGCGTGGAATGTTGACGACTACACGTTGCCAGACCCACAAAAGTACTTGGTTTACGAACCAATCGCCCTTGACCACTGGCCGACGTTGATTACTGTGGTCATTTCCACGAACTCATTTGACAGACTCATGAACTATGGCGCAGGAGACCCTTTGTATAGGGTTTCCTACTCAATGCGTACTTATATTTGGGCAAAGACCGAGGGTTCCGAAGAAGTTACGCTGATGCGTGACAGGCTTTCAACGGTCGTTCGTTCGTCGTTATTGGACTCGCCCTGCATGAAGGGCATCAATGACCCGATTGTGGATGTCATGCTGGATGAAAGCACTGTGCGTGAAGAGTTTTCAGACTTGACGCTGATTAAAGGTGACCGTGTGCTCGCAGGAGCATATGTGGGGTATGATTTGTATCTAAACGAACTTATTTATCGGCAACCAATTGGTGGGATAAATGCAATTGATGCTGAGTTTTACAACATGCGAGGAACATGATGTCTGAAAAAAAAGTGTGGAACGCAAAAGAACATCCCATTATTTGTGATGCCAATGGAACTTACATCAAACCCAAGAAAAGCCTCTGGGTTGCCGACAATACAGTCCTTGAAGGTCTAGTTAATCAGGGATTTGTTGTCATTTTGGATGAACGCCAAGAGGAACTAGCGGCGGCACCAAAGGCACGCACGACCCGCTCAAAGAAAATTACGGAGGAAACTCCTGAACAAGAGCAAGAAGTTGAAGTACAATTACCAGAAGAGTCTAGTGGTGAAGTTATTGACGAGGTTGCAACCGAATCAATACTTACTGAAGACGAGCAATGATTTAGGTATACTCGCTGAGGATATCTAATTCAAGGTTTCAATTAGCACGGAGGATGGCGAATGCCCGGTGTACAGATTACAACCGCAGTACGTACAGGACCAGCAGTAACTGGAGTTGCGCCAGATTCAACATTCTTTGTTGTAGGTGAAACTGAGCGTGGAAAGCAGAATAACGCTGTCCTCGTTACCAGTCTTGATGAATACATCACTGAATTTGGTGGCTACGAAGCAGATAAGCACACCTATAACGCTGTGCGCATCTTCTTTGAAGAAGGTGGCGCAAACTGCTACGTCTCGCGTGCAGCAATGACCACGTGGGGTACTGCGACTGTCCTCGTTGAGGATGCAACCGAATCAACCGAAGGAATCACTGTCTCTGCTGCTGGAAGTGGCGAGTGGGGCAATGATGTTCAGGTAGTTGTTTCGTCTGGTTCTGGCGTCTTCAGCATTGAGGTTCAGTACGGTGCAGAAAACACCGTTGTTGCCAGCAATTCAAACCTGACCACAATTGCTGAAGCGATTGAATGGTTTGAGAACAGCACCGCCGCAAAACGTTACGTTCAGGTGGCACTTGCCGCAGGAACCGACGACACCAATGCTCTTAGTGCAGGCACCTACCCGTTAAGTGGTGGAAGTGAGGCTGCAGCAGTCGCTGTTGCTGGAATTACTTCCGCTCTTGCTGCATTCACCGAAGAACTCGGTGGTGGGTGTGTTGCCGCACCAGGTTTTGCAACTGGTAGCGACACAAGCCTTTACGACGCACTAAAGACACATGCTGTCACGCAGAACCGTATTGCGTTGCTTTCTTTCGCAAAAGGCGCAAGCAAGAACGATGCTGTTTCAAACTCTGAATCATACGGAGCGTCAGACGACACTGGACACGAAAATGTTGCCATGTTCTTCCCATGGGTAACTTTCCCATCGGGTACTGGCGTCACACTCAGTGCATCCCCAGAAGCCTACGTCGCTGCGGTGCGCTCCAAGACCCATAACTCAACGGGTCCATGGAAGGCATACGCTGGCGTTGATTCAAACGCACGTTTCGTCACTGGTGTTGCTACGGCACTAAGTAAGAGCGATGGCGACGAACTTGACGCTGCTCGTGTCAACCCAGTTCGCATCATCTCTAATGATGTACGAATCTACGGAGCACGTTCACATGCTGGAACCGCCGCTGCCACGAGCGATGCTCGCGAATCGCAATGGCGCTTCATCACTGCTCGCGAAACAATCAACTACGTGGTTAATCAGGCGAACATCGCACTTGAGCCGCTCGTATTCTCAACAATTGACGGTCGCAAGACAATCTATGCCGACATCACTGCCGCATTGCAGTCAGTTCTTGAGCCAGTACGTATCGCTGGAGGTCTGTACGAAGGGTTTTCGCCAACTGGCAAGCGCCTTGACTACGGATACACCATCAAGGTTGACGACACCCTGAACCCCGCAAGCCAACTGGAAAGTGGTCTTGTTAAGGCTCAGGTTGGCATACGTGTCTCCAGTATCGGCGACAAGATTAACGTCAACATCATCAAGTCAAACCTGACAACTGCTCTGGTATAACGGAGGAACAATGCCTGATTCAATGCGTAAACTCGCAGCACAACGCCAGATTGTGGCGAAGATTGCCCCTAGTGTTCCCAACACTGGGCAACTTTTCCCCGACTACTTTACGCAGGTATCGGGCGGAGAAATCTCTGCCTCTGTGGAAAAGGTCTATCACGGCAAGTCGCTGTTCCCCGAGACACTTTGTGCTCCAGCGGAAATTGGTGACATCACCGTAACTGGCTATGTCTCGTACGACAGTACGTTCCTTGCCAAACTGCAGGATTTGCGTCAACTTGTTGGTCGTATCTATTACGATATTACTGTTCAAGTATTTGACTGTGACCTAAATGTCCCTGGTGCTGACCGTTTCTATTCCAAGGCTCTCCTTGTGGGTTTGAGCGAAGGCGAAGGTGACGCCTCTTCGGGCACCCCAGCGACATTCGCGCTTACGTTCAGTATCTCCACCGTTTCTGTCCCCGCAACTACTGCGTGATTTTCATAGCGAGTTACACACACTCGTAACCATCATCGTGCTAGTCTCGCTGCATGGAAGAAACCTCATACAACCTCGTTAGCAATCTGTCGGACGACTCTGCTTCTGACCCGTCAAACAACGTGCTGTCTGCGTTGAAGGCTGTCATTAGCAAGAGTGTTAAACGACCAGATGTATTCATTGAAGTTCCAGAGCGACAGGGTGTAACCATCCGTGTCTCGCCGAACATCACGCAGAATCAGTTGAAGGCATGGCGCAAGAACGCTGGTGATGAAACCAAGGCGGGCATGGATACCGTCAAGTTTGCTTGTGCCGTTATTGGTCACTGCACTACTGGTATCAGTATGAATGGTGAAATCGTCACTGATGACAGCGGAATCGTGTTGACGTTCGCGTCACCTGAGATTTTGGCTATGACCAACACTCAGCGTCCACTGCCAGATTGCGTAAAAGCATTTTTTGGTATTGAACCACACATTGAGGCTGCTGCTGTCGCCATTATGGAAGCGGCAGGATACGGGGATACGGTGGAAACCGAGGACCCTACGAAGACGTCCTCTACGAACTAGAAGAGGACGTCCGCGTCATCAATGCGGCTCGCCTAGGTGAGTTGTTCGGTACAGACCCAATTGCCTTGCTAAACTGCTCTGAGGAAGAGTGGTTGATTAGATTCGCCTGTGCTAAAGTTATAGAGAAAGACCGTGAGCGACAGGCTAAAGAGTCTGAAAGAACTCGGGGTAAATTCTAAGCAGTTTTCTCTTTTGGGGTTCGCATGGCTGAGCAAGTCACCATTAAAATTAATATAAAGGCTGACACTGCTGTAATAGAACGTGTCAGGGCTCAACTTAAATCCCTTTGTCGTGAAGCAGATGACTGTAGCGATACTTTTGATAAGTATTCTAAGAAACTTAATGAGACCAGTAGGTCTCAGAAAAAACTCACACAAACTACTGATGAGAACTCTTCAGCGATAAAACGGCTTTCTGGCGCTACCCGTCGGGCAGGGAACGACGGCGGCAAGTTCGGCAAGAGCATGGGGATGCTGTCCAAGATTGCATCAGGTTTTGGGAAAATCCTCATGGGAGTGATTAAGTTCGGGATTAAATATCTTGCTATTGAATTGGCTCTTGCGGCAGCAGTCATTGCTTCGTCCGTACTTTGGTTCAAAACCGCCAGCATCGCCGCAAAAGGCTATCAAATGGCTGTTGCAGGCGCTGGCTACGCATTAACAGCGCTTGCTGCGGCTGGGTCGGCATTTCTTGCAGCACAGGAACAGTTTGCCTCCGTTCAGTTTGCCCCCATGTTCACCGAAGGATTAGTGAACAGTACCGACAAGTTTGAATCAGCAAGTCTTGCAATGAAGTCATTTGTCAACGATTCCTCAATGGCAGTTTTTGGCACCAAAGCATTATCGGGTGCGTTTGCTGAAATGGCAAAAAACTTGGACGGTCAGAAACTTGGTGAAGCCACCGCAGCCATGAGGCAAATGGGGAATGTTGCCGCTGGAATGGGTGGGGATATCAGCAAGAACTTTGGCGACGTATCTGGATTCGTCACCTCCTTCATGAAGGAAGGAAAACTCACAGACAAAGTCAAGAAACAAGGAGAAGAACTCAGTCCAATATTTAAAAAAGTCATGGAAGAGCAAATCAAGGCTGGCAACACGACCTACGAGAAGTTCATGGCGACGGTTGGAGAAAACCAGACATTCAAGGACGCGTACGGCGGGCAATTAAGTGCTCTCAATGACACCGTCATAGGTCGCTTCAAGGCTGCTATCACGGATATCAAGAAGAGTTTTACATCTATGGGTGCGCCAATGCTCGGTCCGCTCACTAAGGCTATCGGTAAAATTAAAAATCTTATTTTGGCACTTTTGATTCGTGTCCGTGGAAGTGTTGAGGAGGTTGGTTCAGGAAGCCTTCTTGATGGATTAGTTAAAGGCATAGAAAAACTAACTCTTCTTATGGGTCGGATGATGACATCTGACCTAGGTAAGGCTGGGGATGCTGTTGACAAGATTAAAAACGGATGGAAGTCAGTTCTTAGGGTTTTTGAAAGAATTTCTGACTATTTGCGTCCGTTGCAGGAAGCAGCAAGGGTTCTCTTTGATGCCCTGAAACCAATCTTTAGTGCTCTGTTCGGAAACCTTGATAGTTCAATTAAGGGCTTATCGGACACCTTAGTGAAAAACAAAGACAGGTTTATTGAGTTCACCACGTCTATCGGTAACTTCATTAAGCAGTTCGGCGCATTTGGCATGATGCTAAAAGATGCTTTTGTGTCTGCCATGCCGATATTTTCTAAAATTCTAGATATTTTTTCGTTAGTACTGAAGGCTGTTACTGGAATCGGCAAAGCCATCACAGCACTTACTGGTCCTTTGGGTTCCTTCGCCATGATTGTCGGTGGCATTTTTGGTGCAAAAATGTTGAAAGGCGCTGGAGGACTTAAAGGTCTTTTGACTGGCAAGGGTGGCGGCAAAGGAGTGATGGGGGCAGTCGGTGGCGCAGTCGGAACCAATACGGCAACGATGAATGTTAATGCTGGTGTTGTGAATGTTATGGGAGGTGCTGCAGGAGCAGCAGGTGGCGTTTTAGACGCCGCTACTGGCGGAGGCAAAGGTAAGGCTGGCAGGTTTGGCAAAATAGGGGCAAAGTTCAGCAAAATTGGTACCGCTATTAAAGGTGCGAGCAAGTTGAAAGTTGCTGGCGGTGCCGCCGTATTGGCTGCTGGCGCTTATGGGGCTAACAAAATTGGCGAGTTTGCAGGTAGTAAATTTAAAGACGACTCAATCGCATCAAAGTCTGGCGGAGCGCTTACTGGTGCAGCAGGCGGAGCGGCGATTGGTGCAGCGGTCGGGTCAGTAGTGCCAGTCGTTGGTACTGCTATGGGCGCTGTTGTTGGGGGAATTATTGGCGGTGTCAGCGGCTGGTTCTCGGCAGGAAAGAATAAGAAAAAAGCCAACGAAGCAGCAAAGAATATGGTTGCTTCTTACACGAGTGCAGTGGACGAGGCTTTCGCTAACGGTGATGTTGAGGGTCTATTAGCGTTGAAAGCAGGGATGATAGACGAAATCGCGGCTTCTGCTGCTGGAGATATAGATGTCTACAACAAGAAAATTGCAGAACTACAACCCGAACTTGACAAAATCAATAAGCGCATAGACACGTTCGCTTCAAACGCCGAGCAAATGGGCAAATATCTTGATATTGATGGCGACAAGATGAACGAACTGACCGAAAAGTTTGGTTTCCAATTCCAAACTCGCTTCATTAGCATTTTTGAAGTTATCGGTAGGGCAGGCGAAGAACTCGGCATTGACCTCGCCACGTTCTTTAAGGATGTCCTTGGGGAAATTCATCAGGTACAAAACTCTATGATTTTGGATTTAATGGATAGCCCAGCAAAAATTGCTGAACTTGGCAAGGAACTTGATGCTTCGCAAGCCGCTTATATGAGTGGCGATACCACTGACGAAGCAAAAGACAAACTCATTAAAGACCAATATGCGTACGCCCTAGAACAAACTGGTGGCGATGCGATGAAGGCTCTCGCCCTTACCGAGAGTAGATTCCGTGAAGGGAATGCAGTGGGGGGTGCCTTTGAGGGCAAGGGTATGGCGCTCATTGAGCGTATGGGTGCGGGCGGAATGGGTCTACTTGGTGACAGTACGGAAAGTAAACAGAATCTAGTAAATATTGCTAGAGAATCTGGTTCGGTAACTCTTGGCGCATCACAGATTGCTGGCATGTCTGGAATTGACCAAAAAACAGCAGAAAACATGATGCTAAACCAGATTGCTACGGGCGGTATTGATGCATTTACTATGCAGCAAGAGTTGCTGAAGAGTGTGGCTTTGACCACAGCAGGACAGAAGGGCGGCATATCTCAAGAAGACTTCCTGCTCGGCATGAGTGGGGGAATTGAGCAACTTACAGCAATGGCGACCAAGGCGTTTGAGTTACAGTCATACAGTGACCCAACCTACGGAGGTGGTGGAGTGATGATGGCGCCGCCTGTAGCCGCTGGTGGTATCTCAACAGGTACTGCCACCCTTCAGCCTATTACTAGTACGCAGAACATTCAGGTTGGGGAAACGAAGATTACTGTTAGTGGCATTCTTAGCCCATCTGACGCGCAAAAAATTGCGAACGCTGTCGCTGGCGTACAGGGGAATTGGTTTGAACGTGTCGGTGTCGGTGTTGGCGCTTATGCTGGCAAGCAATTGCCAACAGGTCCGTAGGTAGGAGATTATGGCAACTATTGATAACCTTAATCACGCAGGGCGAGTCTACGCAAAACCCAAACGTGCCGCTTCTGGCACGAACGTCGTCAAGATTCAACGCTCCAATGTTTCTCGCGTAATCACATTTGACAACCAAGAACCTCAAGCATTCATGCGTCTTTTGCCTGTCCAGTCAGACGATACGGTTTATGAGTTTCATTTTCCGTACTCACCTGTCAACATTTCGTACAGTGGTCTATCTAATGAGATAGCCGAAATTGATAGACCTGGTGCTACCGCAATTCTTGCCTATAAAAAACATCAATTGCTAAAAGCATCGTTTGATTTTATTCTAGCCGTACCTTTTGATGGTATTAAAACTTCAATAGATACTGACATTGCGATATTGCGCAAAATGGCAGAACACACAACACGACCCGTGCGAGTATTCAATCTAGATAAGATGTTTGAGAGGACAGCACGACGTCGTTACCAGCCTGCAAACACGCGGCACAGGTCGTATGTTACAAAGTTTCGTATCGCCGAACTTTCTATTTCAAGCGTGAAACGCAACGCCTCTGGAGGTATCACTCAAGCGGATTGCAGTATCACACTTATTGAAGATGTCAATCCAAAAATTGACGTTGCGTTGATTCCTAAATTTGTACCGCCGCCAACAATTCCAAAGAAGCCGACCACACCAAAAACTACAACGCCAAAATCATTGCCAAAGGCATCAACCACAACAGAGACTGCCGCTAAACAAAATCTTGCTTGGGCACCTAAAAAATTGTCACCTGCGGACATTAGGCGACTCGCAAGATAAATAACGACCATGATTGATTCCACTGTATTTCGTCCCGTAGGCGCTCCTCCGCCTGGTTACCCCTATGCGCAAGCAATACTGGAATACGGCAATATAAATATGCTGAATCGCCCAAGAGTGGTGAACACAGATGGCAGTATCTCAACTGTAAGGTCAATCAGTTTTAGTATACGTAACACTGATGGCGGTCGTAATAGAATACTTCACATTTTAATCCCTACTGTTCATGATGATGGCTATATCATGACTGATGAGAGGGCTATTAAACTTTTTAAAAAAACAGAAAATCATTTAGGTATATTCGCCACAAAAAAAGATATCAACCGCTACGCCGTCATGTTGCATGATATGGAGCAGGCTCGTATAAATGGCGAAGAATATGAGCAGCCATTTTCCAGCCCTGACCAAACCGCCATTTATGATGCAATAACATCTTTTCGTGTCAGTTATGGCTTATCTGCGGGGGCTGAAATAAGTGTTGATTTTGCTGACTTTCAAGGAAATATGTTTAAAAACAACTATTTTCAAATTGGGCAACAGTATTTTTATCGTAACGCACCTTTCCAGATGGCATCAGTTGAAGTTGGACAAGGTGAAGGCGAGCACTGGAATGTGCGATGTAAGTTGCGCACATGGCAGCAGCAGCAAATGAAAGAAGATTTACACCCTGAAGTTTTAAAGTCCGCTAATGGTTTTGAGTTTGCACAAAAAGTCGCTCAAAATTACGGTTTGGGGTTTGTGGGGGAGGAAGTCAAGGGCAAGCAACAGCAGATAAAAGTTAAAGCCAAAAATAACAAGGAAAGCGTATGGGATGTTCTGCAACGTGCCGCAGGGGATAACCAATACTATTGTTTTATTGCTGATGGTAATTTATTTTTCTGCAGCCCAAAGTTTTTGTTGGGCAATTGGGGAATTGACGAGGTTCCTATTTTCGGGAAAATGTTCAAATACATCCCAATCATTTACCCAACACCAGAAACTGAAAAACGGTTTTTAGTTATGGGTTTGCCTGAAATGAAATCATCATTTGATTCTCCCAAGGAAGGGGAGGGAAGCGCCCAGTTGTGGCGCGACAATGCAACACAGATACGCGCGGGGATGACCGTGTTTGTCAAAAACATGGGGGCGTATGATGGTGGCTATATCATTAGTTCTGTTGAGTATGCCGAGGGTGAGCCAGAACCTGTTTCTATTAGTTTTTCAACAGTTGAAAAACTTGCACCAGAAGACCAGAAAAAAGTTGATGAAAAGGTTTCGGAAATAACAGTTATTAGTGGGAGCGGTGGAAAATAAATGTCTTACAACTATTTATCTGAACCAAGTTTTTATTCAAGCGGTAAAGACTTGGTGCCAGCAGGTATTCATCTTGGTATTGTTAAGAGCGCGAGTTCAGCAACAAAATCTGTCATGGTGCTTGTTCCTTCAATTAACGAAAATGACGTGATTGGTCCGTGCAGGATTGTTGTTCCCCTGACATCTGGGGCGACTGTTGTGATGCCTGCGGTAAATACAAAAGTTATTGTTGCATTCCTTGACGGCAGTTACGACCAAGGTGTTTGCCTTGGCAAACTGCAGTAGGTATACGGTTACGCCATGTTCTGTGGGAGAATAAGTTAATGGATATGCTTTCCTTGCCGCTGACTTTTAGCAACGGCTCAGCAAAACTCTTCACCGAGGGTACGGACGAGTACTACGCCGAACTTTTGTCAAGAATTATGCAAATAGAACCAGGGGAGTTCCCAATTTCCATTTTTTTTGGCGTCCCCGACCCAACCTTTAGCGGGCTCAATAAAGCGACACTTGCGGAACTTGCCTCCCAATATGTCCCCGAAGTTGAACTTACAGATATTGAAAGCATCATAAGTGAAGACAACTTAGGTGAAGAAACTCTTATGATTTACTTTGAGAGGGCAGAATGACATCGCCAGACTTCCGAGAGTACGTTGACCTCACCATCTACGACACTACGCCCCAAATCCTATATGACGATTCTGTTACATATGCGCAAACCGCAATGCCAGAATTTGAACCACGAATTGGAACAATTGAAGATGCGCTCCTGCAAGGCATGGCATTTGTTGGGGCAATCTTAGCCACAGGAATAAACAGGCTCCCAAACGGTCTAATGGAGGGAATCCTCAACCTACTTGGCTTTACTCGCAACGAAGCACAGTTCGCAACAGGCACAGCAACGATTACGACCAGCATTAATAGTGGCACCATAATCCCCAAAGGGACAGTGTTCACATATGACGTATTTGAGGACGGGATTACCACCTCGTATCCATTTGAAACAGATTCTGACCTCGTTCTTGCATCAACATTTGACGAAGGCGACATAACAATAACCGCTACCAACGCAGGCAAATATCCCGCTCTGCTTGCTGGTCAGTCACTGACTCTCGTATCACAAGTGCCATACGTGATTGCCGTTGAACTTACGGATGACATTGAAGTCGGCGCAGATGCCGAAACTCAGACACAGTTTTTTAATCGCGGTGCACAGTACTTGGCTTCACTAAATTCAACTATTGCAACCTCTGCGCAAATGACTAATTACATTAGTGCAAACTATACAACTGTTCCTGTGTTTAAAGTATACGATTTAGTAAACAGTTCGGATATGCTTTTTGCTACAGCGGACGCCCCTGGCTATGTGACTGTTTCAGTTTGCAACACAGACGGAGGTGCTTTGACTTCAACTGTCAAAAATGACCTTCTCGCAGACTTGGACGACAGGTGTGTCGCGGGCTTGACAATCGCAGTTGTTGACATGCTTAACTTCACTGTCCAAGTAAACGTTTCCGTTTCCGTTTTAGATGGTTTCACTCCGTCAACCGTAACGGATGAAGTTGCTGCTGTTTTGGATTCATATCTCACTTATTCTGGATGGGATTTCTCTGAAACGATTAATAAAAACATTCTGATTGCCAAGGCTTCACAGGTTCCTGGTGTGAGGTACATTTCTTCGCTTGCCATTGTTATCACTGGTTCTACGACCTATGCAGAAATGGAAGAGGTTGCATCTGTGGAGACTGGCAACGTTACGATTTTGCGCGCTGGTGTTGTGCCAGTCGGAGTAGCGGAAGTATCGGTCATCTGACCATGGGTTTGACAGTGAACTCCATCGCATCTGACGACGCCGACTTTCTGTCTTTGACCGTCCCTGCGGATTGGACTGCGATAAATGCTGGAACGCTCACTATTGACCTTAACGAAAATAAAAACATCGGTTCTGGTTCGCTTGCCATAGTACCAACAGACACTGCTTCTGAGGTGCGTTTTAATTATGCCCTTAGTTCTTTGACCGCCAAAACATCATTGGATTTTGTTCGCGATAAAGCGGAATCATACGTGTGGGTGAGAGCAACAAAAAACATAACTATCACTCCTACCTTAACCCTTACTAGGGTTATGAGTACAACCCCAACTTCTTCTGACATCGTTGTCGCTACGGGGAGCACGGTGGATATTACTTCTGGTGAATGGTACCTAGTGCGAACCGACCCTGTTTCTATTCCAGTTTCCCCTGCAAACGCGCATTACCACATATCTCTCACATATGATATTTCTTGTCCATCGCCCAACACTACAACAGTTTATTTAAATAAACCTACTGTGTATAATCAGTTGGCGTTGCTGCGGAACCTATATCTCATGGATGTGTGGGAAACACTTCCACAAATATTCAAAGACCGCGACCTTGAAACACCGCTCCCTAGTTATCCAATACTCCGCCTAATGGAAATCGGGATGGCAGTGCACGGAATTATCTACGACCTCGCACGAGGATTTCAGTACAACGATATTTCCGAAGGCAAGGACGTGACTGACGTTGAGACACTAAGCCTCTTGACCGACCCTCTCAGGGTTCCGCGTGAATACATGCCATGGCTTGCACAATTCACTGGAACAAAACTGCTTAACCCTGTTTCTGGTGCTACGCCTTGGGCAAACCTTCCAGAAACATGGCAAGGTATTGACGAAATTGACACAACAGTAGACGCTAATGACTCTGTTGCGTGGGGAGAACTACAAGGTTTTGCCCCAGAAATTGCTGGATTGGATGAATTTTTCCAATGGCAGATTGAAACTGGTTATTACGGTTATTCCGCAGGTTCCACGGCGGCTATCCGTGAAGCAACGAAACGTGTTCTTACTGGCACAAAAACGTGCACCATCACTAAAAGATACACGGGTTCTCCGTGGAAGATGAGAATCCAAACAAAGTATTCCGAGACACCAGATGCCGACGTGACCATGGTGGGTGATTCCATCGGTGAAATGCTTGAATTAATGGAGCCAGCGCGACCATTAGGGGTCTCTCTTACTCACGAAATTATTGCATAGTTGTATACTTAACAAGCCGCCGTAGGAGATTTGCATGACAGCCTCACAGACAACCCGTTTTGAACTCTGGACGTGGGAAAGCAGTAACGACGAGTTCACTCGCGTTCAGATGACTGACTCGCACGAACAGTTGGAAGAATTTTCTGCAAAATTCATGACGGGTGCTGGTTCCCCTTCGGTGACAACAGATGCCACGACAAAAGCATTTTATTGGGACACGACAAATGGAACTCTTTTCTTTAGAGGAACTGACATTGACGGAACGAGCCATTCATGGACGCAGATTTCCCATGCGTTTGATACTCCGACACAAATAACCAATACCGCAGCCTCTGCTGGTACTGGTTCATCTCTCGCTCGCGCGAATCATGTCCATAGCGTAAGTACGGCAACCGCAATTGATATCGCTTCATCCAGTGGTGCTGGTTCTGGAACTGCGCTCGCTCTTGCGAACCACGCGCACGCTATCCCTACTGGTCATATCACCAACGCGATGATTTCCAACACGGCGGCGATTTCGTCAACCAAGATTTCTGGGTCGGTTGCAGCAGCGGATAAATGGAATACTGCACGGACAATCACGCTTGTTGGTGATGTAACTGGTTCGGTGTCTATTGATGGAAATTCAAACGTTGAATTAACAGCGACAGTGGTTAATGAAAGCCATGAGCATGCCACACAGTATCAGCCCCTTGATTCTGACCTTACAGCGCTTGCAGGGCTCGCTACGACTGGATTTGTTGTCAGAACTGCATCTGGAACAGCGACTACACGCAGTATTAGCGTGTCTGGTTCTGGAATAACTATCTCAAATGGCAATGGTGTAAGCGGTGACACGACAATAACTCTTGCATCAGCCTCGGCAAACACCGCATCACATCTCGTCTTGCGTGACGCGAGCGGAAACTTTTCGGCTGGAGCAATCACCGCTACGCTCTCTGGAAACGCGACGACCGCATCAGCATGGCAAACCGCAAGAACAATTACTGTATCTGGTGACGCTTCTGGAACCGTTTCAATTGATGGTTCCGACAATGCATCCCTGTCACTCACTGTCAGTAATGCTGCCCAAGCATCAAAGTGGACAACAGCCCGAACAATCACGCTGTCTGGAGATGCATCAGGTTCCGTCTCAATTGATGGTAGTAGCGCAACAAACACCCTTTCCGCAACGGTTGCTACAGCATCTGCGTTGCGTACTGCTCGCACTTTTACATTTACGGGTGACGTTGCGACGACCAATGCTGGCTCTACGGACGTTACGGGAACATTTGATGGCACTGGCTCACCATCGTTCAGTCTCCGAGTAAAAAACGACAGTCACACACACGACACCCGTTACTACACAGAAACTGAAATCCACGCCGCAAAGTTGTATCAATACGCCAACAACACAAGTGGCACGGGAACGGCACTCCCGTCAGAGGCTGGGCGTACCACCCCACGCATATTCGTTCAATCTACTGAACCAACGTATACCTCGCCTGCCGTAGCCGTAACTGGCGACATTTGGTTCCAAATCTGATGAATACGGGAAAAGTTCACATCTTCTCTGATGGATGCTGGCGGCAAGTCAGGGCTGCGTATTCGTGGCGCAACGGCTGGGTACAGGTACGCTCTCTCCAAGTTATGGCAGATACTGGGTGGGTGCGTATCTCATTCGCTGATGGTTCAGAAACACTAGACACTATGGATAATTGGGACGAACTATTAGCGTTGGCGGCTTGAGATGTCTGCCGACCAGAAGATTGACCTCCAACTTGATGTCGCCCTAGTTACACGACTCTTACTAGCAGTATTTGGATTCACGACCTTTGCTAATGCCGAGATGATTGTTCCTGGGTTTATTGCACTCGCTGCCGTCGGTGTTGTTCTTTTTCACATGCTTGTAGGCAAATATGTGGTGCATCGCCATATCTACATAGCCGCAATGTCAACTTGGGGTAGCGCGATTATCGCGTGTGTAACTTATGACGCAGGGTTGACGTGCGTATCAATGTTTTTGTGTTTATATATATATGAACTATTTGTGTTTAAAAAGTGGGGCTTAATTCATGCCTGACATGACCAATCTCATTGTTGTCATAGGCTCTGTTGCTACTGCCGTAATTTCGGCAGTTGTTGTCATGCGTGGACAACGAGTGTCTGCGAGCGTTGACATGAAGGGCGTTGAGAATGAACAAGTCAAGACAATTTTTGATGGATACGGCAGCATTGTTGACGACCTGCGTGCTGAAGTTATACGCCTCAAGGAAGTGATTGAGGGGCTACAATTAGAACAAGACGAATGCCTAAAGAAGAATGATGCTCTTTTGGCAGAAGTTGAGTTGTTGAAGCAACGCATACATCACTTGGAGGTCAACAATGGACGAACCACTGAGTGAGGATGAGATTCTCCAAAATTTCACGGAGATGGTCAAGGGCTCTTTGCCCGACAGGGTTGTTACAAATTTCATCATTATTGCCGAAGTGGTCGGCGGTTCTGAAAACGATTTGAGTATTGCAACCTCGGATGGCATGACGCCCTGGCTTGCTACGGGGATGTTGCAGGCTGGCATGGACATGCTTGCTATGGGTTACCCAATAAGTTCTGATGATGATGAAGAAGATAGTTAACAGTTATTACAATTTACTCTTAGCGACTTACCATCGCACAGGGGTGTTTTTGGTCTAAAATCAAGAGTATCTACGTCTCGGAGAACCAATGATTGCTGGTATTTACAACATAACATGTGAGCAGGGTTCTACTTTTACGCGCACGTTTACTATCCAGAATCCTGATGGCACGATTTATCCGCTGTCCACATTCAAGGCGCGGATGCATATCCGCCGAGACGTTGACTCAACCACGGCGATGTTTAACGCCACAACGGAAAACGGTTGTATTGAGATTGAACCAAGCGTTGGTGAAATCATAGTTGACTTGACAGCACAACAAACCGCTACATTGACACGAAACGGCGTTTATGACCTTGAGATTTATACCGACGATGGTCTGGTCTACAAGGTTGTCAAGGGTTTGTTTAGGGTTGAAAAAGAGGTGACGCGATGAGTGGCGAAAACATTGTCGTCGTAGAAGAACTACGAAACACCGTAACTGTTGACGAGGAAGCACCCAATCAGGTGACAGTGAGTATCAACGGAAGCCCCCTGCGCGCCACTTCAACGACCCTTCTTCATGGAGTAGGCGCCCCATGGACAATTGAGATTGAAGTGGTGGCATAGTGCCTGCTTTTATTGCATCAGATTACGGCTCAATTGGCGACTACTACATTGACGTTGAAACTGGAGACTTTTACGGTCCGAAAACTGGAGAAGGTTGGCCTGATACACCGTTCTTTACGGCTGTCACAACGGTTACTCAGCAGAATGAACGCCATGTTTATACACAGGGTTCACCTTCTGCGACTTGGTCAATTACCCATCCATTAGGCGGGCGCCCTTCAGTTACAGTCGTTGATACTGCAGGAACCATGGTTATTGGTGAGGTAACATATAATAGCAACACACAGGTCACTGTGAATTTTACTTCAGCATTCTCTGGGTTCGCATACCTCACATAGTCAAAGGTCGGTTTAATGGCTACCAAATTTGTAACAAATCTTGACCTCGTTCAGAACCAGATTCTCAACGGACGGTTTGAGAGCGTTGCCAGCGACCCCGCAGTGGACAACTTTGAGGGTCGCCTCATCTACAACACCACCGAAGACACCATCAAGGTTTACTCTGGTTCAGCATGGCGCAAAATGCTTCACGGCATTTCCTCTACTGGTTCTGCCTCTGAAGCCATCACCATCAGCGAATCCAATGGTGCCGTAACAATCACTCCAAACCTCGCAACGTCGTCTGATGACGGCGTAATGTCGGCTGCGGATAAATTAAAACTAGACGACGCTACCGCTGATGCAACCGCCTCAAAACTAGTAATCCGCGATTCGTCAGGTAACGCAAAGGTTGCAACTCCGACCGATGCAGCACATATTGCCACGAAGGGCTATGTTGATGCTGCGCGTCAAGGTCTTGACGTCAAGCAGTCGGTGAGGGTTGCAACCACCGCACCAATCAACCTAGCAACAGACCTACAGGCTGGCGACACCATTGATGGCATCACGCTTGTTGCTGGCGACCGTGTCCTTGTCAAGAATCAGGGAACAGCCTCAGAGAACGGTATCTACGTTGCGGTTGCTTCTGGTGCCGCAAGTCGCTCTTCTGATGCAAACGGAACTCCCGACACTGGTGAAATTACTTCAGGAACATTCGTGTTCGTTGAGACAGGAACTGTCAACTTTGACTCAGGTTTCGTCGTCACAACAGACGGAACTATCACTGTTGGTACTACGGGAATCACGTGGACACAGTTCTCTGGTGCTGGCTCGTTTGAGGCTGGCGATGGTCTTTCAAAGTCTGGCACACAGGTCAACGTCAACGTAACCGCAGACAGAACAGCAATTACTGCTGACGCAATTGACATTGCTTCTACGTATGTCGGTCAAAGTAGCATCACGACACTTGGCACCATCTCAACTGGTACGTGGGAAGCAACAGATGTTGGTATCGCATATGGCGGTACTAACGCCTCAACAGAGTCGGCTGCTCGTCAAAACCTTGCTGCTGGTGGAACTCAAGGAAGTGGCGTCTCCACCCCAACCCTTGCTCGGGTTATCAACAAAACAATTGGCAACAACTCCGCTACGTCATTCACTATTGAGCATGGGTTTGCCACACGAGACGTAATCGTCCAAGTTTACGACGCAGCAACGTACGACACAGTAATCTGCGACGTTGTCCGCACTGACACAAACACCGTTACGTGCGCATTCTCTGTTGCCCCAGCGTCTAACGCTTACAAAGTTGTAATCACTGGTTAGGAGTAATCATGAAACTGACAGCCCAAAATAAAGCAATGCTTGCATCGTATGCTCGTACAGCAATTTCTGCTGGTATCGCTGTTTACCTTGCTGGCAACCACGACGTTAAAGCCATTGGTGCTGCTGCGTTTGCCGCTATCTCTGGTCCTTTGATGCGTTGGCTAAATCCATCAGACCCAGCATTTGGGCGCGGAGCAAAGTAATTTTTCTTAGACCCCGAGGGGTCGCCGACATAGGAAGCGATTGAGGTCGTGACACGATTTTTGGGTACACCCCTCAGAGGGGAAGATTTTAGTTCTTCTAGTTCCGAGGCATTCTCGGCAAAAGTCGCGTCCGATACTCAGGCTCGTATTCGCATTGATGCGGGTGGGCGAATCACATGGGGTAGTGGTTCTGCTGCTGGCGATGTTTACGTCTATCGCTTTGCTGACAATGTTATTAAATTTGTTGGCAATGTTGCTGTTGACGCACTATTCGTTGACGGCATAGAAATTGATACTACTGGAGCCACTCTTAACCAAGTGCTCAAATATGATGGTACAAAGTTTGCTCCTGGTACCAACGTAGCAACGGTTGAAGATATTGATGACATTGGCGATGTTGTATTAACAACACCTGCCGTCGGTGAAGTTTTACGTTTTGACGGTGGGAACTGGGTCAATGACGTCATTCCTGAGATTAACGCGCTTGACGACATTGCGGGAGTTGTAATTACGAGCCCGTCTGCATACCAGACGCTTTCATATGATGGGACAAACTGGATTAACTCGGATTCATCCGTAGCAACCCTTGTTACTAACGCTGAAGCAACATCTTTGGCGGTGGGTGAAGTTGTTTACCTTTATGGCGCTCAGGGCGATAGGGCGACAGTTAAGCGTGCCTCTAACTTATCCGACGCGACATCATCTAAGACTGTTGGTATTGTCGCCCAAATAATTGCGCCTAATGGGGTGGGTGCTGTTGTAACGCAAGGCTATGTCACTGGGATTAATACGTCGGCTTACACCCCCGGCGATATTCTGTGGCTTTCGTCAACGGCAGGACAATACACCACGACAAAACCGAGCGCCCCAAACCACCTTGTCTTCATCGGTGTCGTAGCACGAGCAAATGTTGGCAACGGAATTATTTATGTCAAAACCCAGAATGGTTACGAACTAGACGAACTCCACGATGTCTCCATAGCAAGCAGAGTGTCTGGAGATTTTCTAAAATATGACGGTTCGGTATGGGTCAATGACCAAATCAACCTTGGCACCGACACGGTTGGCAACTATGTTTCAGACGTCACCGCAGGCACTGGTGTAACCGTAACTCACACCCCATCAGAGGGGTCTAGCCCAACGATTGCAATTGGACAGGCAGTTGCGACTACAGACTCACCTACATTTGCTGGCGCAACATTGGATGGCGTCCAAATTGGTGTAACTGCCGCAAATGAGATTGATACTGCCTCTGGAAACCTGACTATTGACTCTGCTGGTGGAACGGTCACAATTGACGACAACCTAACTGTCGCAGGTAACCTCACAGTTAATGGAACAACAGTTACCGTCAATTCTACTGTAACCACAATTGATGACCCCGTCCTTACTCTCGGTGGCGACACCGCACCAGGCTCAGATGACAATAAAGACCGTGGTATTGAATTCAGATACCACAACGGCGCAGCACCAAAACTAGGTTTCTTCGGCTACGACGACTCCACTGGTCGTTTCGTAATGATTCCAGATGCCACTAATACGAGTGAAGTGTTCTCTGGGACTGTTGGAGATATTCAGGCAAGTACATTCTTTGGTGCACTGTCTGGTAATGCATCCACTGCGACGTCATTGCAGACTTCTCGGACGATTGAACTTACTGGTGATGTAACTGGTTCGGCATTATTTGATGGGACCACAAACGCTTCCATTACTGCAACTATTGCCGCGAATTCTGTTGCTCTTGGCGCTGATACCACTGGCAATTACATGGTTGACGTGTCGGCTGGGACTGGAATAAGTGTCAGCCACACGCAGGCAGAAGGTTCTACTGCAACAGTTTCTTTGGACGCAGGGTTAGACACTTTAACTGATGTAACTATTACATCAGCAACTACCAATGATTTTCTTAAATATACTGGTAGTGCGTGGGTTAATGAGCCAATTGATTTAAGCACAGACACAACTGGAAGTTACGTTCAGTCACTAGTTGCAGGGACAGGCGTAACCATCACGAACAACTCTGGTGAAGGCGCAACCCCAACAATAGCGATTGGGCAAGCAGTTTCTACAACAAGCAACGTCACGTTCAATGACGTAACTGTTGCTGGAAACCTCAATGTCACTGGAAGCACTTTCGGTAGCGCGACCCTTGACGTTGACAACTTCAAAATTACACTCAATGCGAGCGTCACGGGAGCACCAACTCTCAATGGTGAAATTGAAGTGAACCGTGGTACCTCAGCGGATGTTCGTATCCGCTGGAACGAGTCTTCAGACCTCTGGGAATACACAAACGACGGTTCATCGTATTCTCGTATTGGTTCTGCCCTGATGACGGTATCGGACACACCGCCATCAAGCCCATACACAGGCGACCTGTGGTTTGAGTCAGATAGCGGCATTACATTTGTTCGCTACGATAGCCATTGGATTGAAATTGGGGCATCTGGTATTGGTGCTGTTACGTCAGATACTGCGCCATCCAGCCCTGCAAACGGTCAGATTTGGTTTGAGTCCGACACTAGCCAACTCAAGATTTATTATGGCGGTTCTTGGATTCAGGTCGGCGGTTCTGATGCAGTCAATGTCATTAATGCAATTAACGCAAAGGGCGACCTTATTGTCGGCACCGCTAATGATACGGTCACTCGCCTTGGCTCAGGGACAAACGGTGATGTCCTGACTGCTAATTCTTCTACTACATCTGGTTTAGAGTGGGTTTCGCGCGCAGCAATCGCCGACGACTTTGCCGTGGCGAGTATAATGGGCGCATACTGAGATGATTGAGGTCAATCAAAATGGCTAATACAGCAAAAGTTCTTTTTAGAGGAGCGGCTACAACTAATACAAATACTGTTTTGTATACAGCACCTTCCTCAACGTCTACAGTTGTAACGAATATTGTTGTTACAAATAATTCGTCTAGCCCAGCAACGTTTACCATTTCCCTAGATGGCGTGGTGCTCGCTCCAACTGTTGCAATCAGCGGTTACTCAATGACATCTCTTGACATCCGACAAGTACTTGCCACAACAGACACGCTCACTGGTGGGGCATCTACTACGTCGGTTAACTTTCACATTAGCGGAATGGAAATTGCGTAATGGGTATTCAACAGTTCCCTATTGGTGACACAACGATTGAAGCAAACGAACTTCTTTACGACCCAGTAAACAAGTTACGTGTTTCAACACCACAGTCGCTCATTGACACCGACTTTGAGTACGGTACACAGATTTCAAAGTGGGAAAACTTGACTCTCACAGACAACCGACCTTTCGTTTACAATGCGCAAACACCATTAACAAATATCACTGGAGTTTCCCTGCCCAACCTGTCGCGTACCGTAACCGTAACTACTGCTACCCCGCCAGCGGTTGGTACGCCAATCACGGTTACAGACACCCATCTTCCTATCGCTAACGGAAACTTTATTGTTGAATCAGTAAGCGCTGGAATGTCATTTTCCTATACTGCTCGTGCGGAAAACACCACGACTGTTACATCGCTTTTTGATTCCAACAAAACACAGTTTTTCCAAGGGGCTTTTTATACTGGTGCAGCAATTGGTGCCGCGCCAACAGTTTCCTACTCTGGAACAAAAGTCACTGTTACAACAACCACCCCACACGGTCTATCAATCGGAAACGAAATTGCCATAACTGGCATAACAACAAGCGGTGCGAACCCACCAAACGGTGCTCATTTTGTCGCTGGCATAATCAGCGCAACGCAATTCTTTTACTACACATTCACTGCCCCAACAGGGACGCTGACAACAACAAGTGCCGTGGTTTATGCTCGCCCACAGGGGCAGTTCCTCCATCGCCCATTTGACGGTGGCGTTATCTTCTCAAGTAACTCCACATCCAACTATCAGTCAGCAATTCGTCAGACACGTCGTTACTTCCGATACCAGTCTGGTAAAGGAATCCAGATGAGTTCAGGAACGCTCATCAAACCATCTCTGCAACTTGAGTCCCTAACATCAGTTGGCACGCTTGTGACTGTACAAACGAAAGAAAAGCACAACCTTCAGCCTGGTTCAACAATTGATGTGTTTGGTGCAAACGAAAGCGCATATAACGGCGTATTCACTATCTACACGGTTACTGGTTACAACACGTTTACATATCAAGCACTTAGCACACCGTCTTCGTCAACTGCTTCTGGTCTGTATTACGCCAACATTAGTCAATGGTATGGGTGCTCTAACCGTATCGGGATTTTTGACCAGCAGAACGGAATGTTCTTTGAACATGACGGTCAGGAACTTACTGCAGTAATTCGCGCTTCTACGTATCAAATTTCAGGACGTATAAGCGTTACTAATGGCTCTCCAAGTATCACTCAAACGAATTCTTCTTTCCCAACTCGTTTCTCCAAGCAACTTGATATTGACGACTACATCGTCATCCGTGGACAGTCATATCGCATCATTGACATTGCTAGTGATACCTCCATGACAGTCAGCCCTGCCTACCGTGGCGCTACAGCAACCATGGTTATTGCCTCCAAGACGGTTGACAGACACTACCTTCAGTCTGAGTGGAATATTGACAAAATGGACGGCACTGGTCCATCTGGCTACAACGCCGACTTCACCAAGATGCAAATGTTTTTCATTGACTACTCATGGTATGGCGCTGGTTCTGTACGTTTTGGATTACGTGGTACGGACGGAGAAATTAAGTACTGCCACAAAGTAGTTAACAACAACGTTAACTCTGAGGCGTATATGCGGTCGGGTAACTTGCCTGCACGCTATGAGTCTTCAACGGAGCCCCCGTACACAAAATTGTCATCATCTTTAACAGACGTTGCAACAAGTATGTCGGTCGTTTCAACTTACGGTTTCCCGCCAACAGGAACACTACTGGTGGCAAACAACCTGTATGGGTACGAATATGTTAACTACACGGGGAAAACGTCTACATCATTCACTGGTTTGACGCGAGCACAAACTGGCGTTGCATCACTGGCAACAACCGTTGCTTCTGGACAGAACGTTTTGACAGTTTCTAGTACTGCACATTTGCAGGTTGGGCAGCGCGTATATGGTATCGCCAGTCCTGACGTTCCAGAAAACACTTTTATTTCTTCAATTGATTCGGGTACACAAATCTCTTTAAGTCAAGCAGTTACTGCAACTAACCCAACATTATTGTTTGCACCGATGAATGATGGAACAGCAAAGTCGTATACATATTCTTCAACTAACCCAGTTGCCGTAGAACTAGCGTGGCCGACCTATGCGCCTACTATTTCCCACTGGGGCACATCGGCAATCATGGACGGTCGTTATGATGACGATAAATCTTTGTTGTTTACGTATGGTCAAACTACAACAACATCCATTCCATCTGGGCAAACATATTGTGTTCTTGCAATCCGCGTAGCACCGTCTGTTGACAACGGAACCTCAGGTTCATTTGGTAGTCGCGAATTAGTCAACCGCATGCAGTTGATTCTTCGTGCTTTGGATATCACGACAACTACTTCTGGAGCAAACCTACTCATTACTGCAGTCTTGAATGGCACCCCAAGCGCTGGTGCAACATGGATAAAACCAGCAACAGTCACATCAAGCCTTGCTGAGGTTGCAGATTATGCTGGAACTGCACGAACCATCTCTGGTGGAGAAACAACTGGTGGTTTCTTCGTAGGCACTGGCGCTAACTCAGTTGACTTAACAACAGTCCGAGACCTTGGAAACTCAATTCTTGGCGGTGGAAGTACAACGACTGCTGCCGCAATCTATCCAGACGGTCCAGACACACTTCATATCATGGTGCGCAATCTAGGTGCTTTATCAGCAAACGTGTTCGCACGTCTTTCATGGACGGAAGCACAGGCGTAATCATGGCTATTGACTTTCCCGATACCCCCGCAACAAACGACACACACACTGATTCTGGTAAGACATGGAAGTACAACGGTTATGCGTGGGTACTACAAACAATCCCAACCGCTCTTGCTAACGGGTCTATTGCTCTAACCCAACTTGCTCAGGGCGGAGCGACCACTGGACAGGCGCTTGTGTGGAGTGGCTCCGCATGGGAACCCCACAATCTGGTGCGAGATAATCTGATTAAGTTCTACATGGAGGTCATCTAATGGCTGTTACACAAAAACGGCTTGGCGGTCCGAGCCAGTTGACGGCTTCAAGCGCCGTCTACTACACGACACCAATCAATACAACGACAATCGTCAAGCAAATCATTTTGACAAACACTACATCGTCATCCAAGACGGTAACCGTCCGCCTAAAGCCACTAAATGTGGCAGAAGAAGCAACACACGACATCATTAGTGGTATGACAATTAATGCTAACGAAACCATGGCATTTAACTGTTCGCTCGTTCTCAACAATAATGGTTCTACAGCAAACGCAACAAACAGTGACCAATTGACGGCACTGTGCAGTTCAGCAACTTCCGTCAACATTACGGTTGTAGGTATTGAAGAGGCATAATGGCTGGAATGGTTCGCTACCCGGCGTTGAACGCCATGGCGTCCTTCATTGACTCTCCCGATGCTGTTTATGGTACGGGCAATGATGGAAGCGCAACAATGGATGGTTCATCCATTGTTATTGGAGTGACCCCGTCGTCAAATGTCTACACCATGGCACGAGACGTGTATTTTTACAATCTCACCATAAATTCTGGAGTTCGCCTAAATCCAAACGGATATCGGGTATTTGTCAAGAATCAGTTAACACTCGGGAGTAGCGCAACAATCGGTTATACGACAGGTTTTGCTTCTGCTGGCTCTATTCAGCAAGGTGCCCCAGCAAACACTTCAGTTACGCATAGTCTTGGCGGGCAATCGCAAACAGCAACACGCACAACACCAATTGCTTCGCTCGGTGGTTCCGAATACTTTCAACAACCATTACAAGCAATAGATGGATTCTCCATTACTGCTTCTGGCGGACCGACATTTTTGCGCGGTGGTGCTGGAGGCGTAGGTCAGGCAGGCGGAGGGGTAGTAATTCTTGCTGCACGCTATATCTCTGGACCAACATCTGGAAGCGCAACAATTTCTGCCAAAGCAACATCGCCTGCTGGTGGAGGGGTAATCCTTATTGTTTCATCTGGGGCTGCACTTCCCGCAACTGTAACAACGGACGTAACTGGGTTCGCGGCTGGCACAGTTAACTACATGCAGTTGGTCTGAGATGGCTGCTGTTGAGCGATACGGAACTCCAAGTCCAGTCCAGAGGGCTGGCAATGACTCGGTATATGGTAGTGGCGCATTAGGTAATGTCACCCTAAGTGCTGGGGAAACAGTCATGTCGCAAGATATGTACTACAACAATCTCACTGTCCCATTTGGCTCGTTTCTGAACACGAATGGGTTTCGTGTTTTTGTTAAAAATACTTTGACATTAAATGGAATTATAGGCATTGCTACTAGTTCTGGTGTTCTTGCTCTTGAACCATCTCCTGTTGCTACTGGGACAGTTGCTGGCACTACATCAAGTAACGCTATTACATACCGCATTGGCGGAAAAAGCGGTGGTGCGACAGCGGATGGTACCAGTCTTATCCCCACAGGAATTTTATATTCGCTGGATGTGGCTACAAAAGGTTTGTTTATTGACCCAAACGACAACCAGCCCAAACGGCTAATTGGCGGTGCTGCTGGTACAACTGGCAGTCAGGGAACAACCTTCCCTGCGCTGACCAATACCGATACATGGTCTGGTAAAACTGCTCCGACATCATGGCCGAGCCAATCAGGGAACCCTGGTTCTGCAGGGAACCCTGGTGGCGCTGGAGGAGCAGGTGGAGCAGGGAACCTAGGTGGTCTAGGAGGGCACCCCCCACATGCTCATACTGTTGGAGTGCCTGGTGGTAGAGGGAATGCAGGCAACTCTGGAAATCCTGGTGGCGCAGGAAATCCTGGTGGCGCAGGGAACCCGGGCAACCCCGGCACTGTTGGCAACCCCGGCACGGCGACTGGTGCCAATCCGAGTGTTGGTGGCGCTGGGGGTTCGGGCGGGCAAGGTGGCGGGGTAGTCCTAGTTGTAGCAAAAACTATTACTGGAACTGGAACTATTCTTTCATTAGGTATTTCTGGAACATCGGGTAGTTCTGGGACTACTGGTACTGGAGGTACGGCAGGGAACCCTGGTTCTGCTGGCAATACTGGCACCACTGGTACTACAGGCAATTTTGGTACTCTAGGCACTACAGGTAATCCTGGCAATACGATGCCTCATCGGTCAGACAATCCCACCCACGCCCATCACCGAGTTTCATCTGGTCATACAAATTCACAGAACGGCGGCGGAGGGGGCGGTCATGATTCGGAACCAGGCAACGGTCCGCAAGTTCACCACGCTCACCTGAGTCAAGATAGGCACGAGCAGCATCGTGGTTCGCGACTTCATTTCCATATGCCTCACGGCGGGAACACTGTAGGTCATAACCCGCCTGTCGTTACAAGCAACAAGCCATTAACGCACGGTCCTGGAACCGTTTTTCACAATCCTGCACACATTCACCATGCAGGACATACTCACAACCCTCACCATGATGCACCCCATGGGCATAACCACCATACGCATAACGACCATGGTGGCAGTTCTCACGGTCCTCACCATTTTGGTCCTCATCACGGTGCAGCAAACGGGCAAGGCAATGGCGGGTCGCACGCCTACTACTATTGGGCTGGACACCACGGAATTCAGCATGCGGGCGGTCCTCATTACCATGCCGCTGCAGGCAAACATATTGGCTCCCCGCACACGCATACCCACTATGCGGGGGGTGCTGGAGGTACTGGAGGTGCTGCGGGTAATGCTGGCGCTCCGGGGACTGGCGGTTTGGGGGGAAATGCTGGAGTCGCTGGACCAGGTGGACTTGCAGCACCCGCACAACCGCAGGGCGGCACAGGTAAACGCGGTGGGGCGGGTGGAGGAGGCGGTATCATTGTGGTTACCGACAACACATCGCTAGGAAGTGTTAATACTAGTGTCGCTGCTGGTTTGACTGCTGACTCAGATTTCAATACAGCCTCATCAGGGTTTGTATACTTAATTCAGAACACTTAGGAGACAAAATGCCTTTATTTGATGAAATTGACAAAAAACAGCGGTTGCAGATTCTTCGCGGAACGTATAAATCTTTGGAAATTGAACTTTTTGAAGTTTTAACGCGCCTTGGAGTTGACGCTGATGAATACGCATTTGGCGAAAATCCTGAATTTGCTGAATCTGTAGATAACTGGAACAAGCGTCGCGTTATTGAGTTAGAAACAACCTTGGCTACAATTAAGGCAAAAATTGACGCATTGGAAGCATAAATAATGCAAAGAGTGTTTTACGTTCCTGCATCAATGACTATTAGTACTGAACTGAGCGAACAAGCAGAATCGCTCGGTCTTTCTGTGATGCATGGGGAAAGTGCTCTATCACGCTACGTTGAATTTGACCGCGATGTAGCGCAGGCTATTTCTTTGCCTTCAGAAAAAATATGTCTTTTCTTTAATGAAGTTTCAATCATGCTTCACCAAAGCATTGAAGTAACTAATGATTTTGTTGATATGCGCGACGGTGTAACTCTAGTTTTGAACGGCTCAAAAATTATTGACCCGCTGATACTAGAAAAACACTATGCACGCTATGCGATTGAATGCACTGGGTACGGTGTTCAAGTGTTTGACATATTTGATAAATCTATGCGAGTATTGGAGCACGGTGAGTACTATGTCGTTAACCCTGAGTAAGCCAGCCCCCTGCATTTTTGTTTATGAAAACGCTCTCAAAGATGGCGAAAAGTTTATTTCTATGCTTGAAGAGCAGACTAATGACGAGTGGTCGCCGTTGTCATGGGATTATTCAAAAACTGGAAGTGGCACTGTTAGTGAATATCGTTCATCGCGCATATGTTCACTAATAGACATTACGCAACCTTGCCCCAGTACGCCTATTTCTGATTTGTTGAACAAATCCATTCTCAAAGACATAGAAACATGTCTTACCGACTATACGACCTACCATGGGATTGCTGCGCTTGTTGGCAATGAAGGTTGGATTGTCCTGAAATACGAAGGGCACGCTCAGTACCGTACGCACTGGGACCACGCACCAGACAACACCAGAACTCTATCAATAGTTGCATTCCCTTATTCAACAGCAGAAGTTGGTGGAGAATTGACATTCCCTCATTTTGGGACAACGATTAAACCAAAAACAGGTTCAGTGATTATATTTCCATCAAACTTCCCTTATACGCACACGGCACACCCTGTTGAAGATGGTATTAAATATTCATTGGTTACATGGTTGAGGTAGCGATGACTGACCCAGATTTACCAACCGATAAATTCGCATGGCTTGGCACCCCGCTTCCGCCAGATGGTATTGCCGCCCCTGAGGACAATCCAGTACCAATAGTCAGAGAGATATTGCCACCCAACCAAGTAACAGGGGCGGACGAAGGTCTTGGCATATTCAGGTGGCTGATGGCAGACGAGAATGAACGCCAAGAAACATTGTCAGGGTGTAGATTGCTTGACAACTTCGTTTACATGGAAATACCAAAGGAAGACGACTGATGGCTATAGCATTTGACTACTCTGATAGTAATAATCATATTTTGGCTTTGACAGCGCAGGTTAAAACATTAATTGATGTTGACTATGATTCCGTTGATGCCACTAACGTTGAAGCATTCAGAGTTGCCGCAAAGGCACTGAATGAACCAGTGCGTAGCAAACTTCTCCATATGCTGAACTTCATTGTTTTTAATAGCCAAGTAAATAGCGTGTATGGAGATGAATGATGAGCGAAATTAATATTGTTACAGTCGGCAACGCGACACATCGCGTGAGTTCATTTTCTTGCCCTCCACAGTTGCCTTCTATTGTTGAGTTTAAAGATTTCAGCCGTTCTATCTATGCTCGCTTAACGGAATCAGATAAATTTGATTTACGTACTTCTTCGCGTTCTGAAGAGTTTCTTGCTTATGGCTTAGTCGGAGCCCCTGGTGGGGAAGATATTGCTCCAGTCGTTTGGAGTTCTCATGGGCAAGCAGAAATGTATGGACGTTTATGTGGCGCAAAGAACGTTTTTATACATAGTGTTCCGTACGCTATTTATTTTGCGGCTCACAACTATGAGAATGTTTATGTTTTAAATTGTGCATCAACACTCATTGCAGGTTCGCACGATACGGCAAGCGATGCCGAAATCACAAACGTGACCACGCTTTCATGGGATAATGCCTATAACAACATGCCCGAACTGGATATGGCTATCGTGATGTATTCACACATCTGTGCTGATGATTCGTTATTTGATGCAATCATGAACGCGATGAAGCCAAATGGCGTAGTTGTTATCCATAACTCAAGCAACGGTGGCGCACTCTATGAGGTACTTGGGGACAAGAAGCCTTTAGACATGGCTGCAGAAGTTTCCCTTTCCGCCTTGCTACACAAAAAAATTCTTGAAAGGGGCGATTTTTTGACGCAACATTTTCAGGGCTGGGTCTCCCACACTGTATGCGTTAAACTGCCATCATGAATAAGGAACATCAACCTATCAGTTTTGGGATTGTCGGCTCTGGAACAGCAGGGCTGATTTCCGCAATCATGCTACGACAGGCTTTTCCCCTGTCTAAAGTAACCATTGTTTCTTCAAGTACCATTGGGATAGTTGGTGTTGGGGAGGGAAGCACTGAACATTGGCGCGAATTTATGAATTTGTGCGACATCCCACTTGAGCAAATGTTGGTCAAAACTGCTGCTACACACAAATATGGAATTCGTTTTGAGGGTTGGTCTGGCGCTTTCCCTAATTATTTTCATAGCGTTTCTGGCGATGAAGCAATTTATGGGTGGGGGCACTACCCAACATATGCTGGCATTTTTGAAAATGGGGACTCATTAACAAGCCAAACCAGCAGTATTGGTTTAGTGCAGAACAAAATTAAGCGCGAAAACCTACATTCAAACACTAACCAATACCATTTTGACACTTTCAAACTCAATAACTATTTTACTGAATTATGTTTCAGGCGCTCTGTAAAAATGATTGATGGGCAAGTCGCAGACATCACGCGAAATACTGAAACAGGAAATATCTCCAGCGTAATTCTTGATACTGGAAGTTCAGTAGAAGCAGATTTTTGGATTGACGCTAGTGGCTTCGCTCGTGTATTGATGAAAAAACTGGATGCTTCCAACTGGAACTCATTCTCCGACTATCTTCTTGTTGACTCAGCGATAGCCGCACCATCAGAATCATGGGCAGAAGGAATACGTCCATACACAAGGGCTATTGCCAAAGATTCTGGCTGGATTTGGGAAATCCCAACACAAGAGCGGCGCGGTAACGGGTATGTGTACTCATCACAGTTTGTTTCCGATGATGAGGCTATTGCAACATTAGAGAAGCAAATCGGACCACTGTCTGTTTCGCCAAGAAGTTTCAAATTTGATGCAGGTCATGTCAAAGAGGTTTGGGTTAAAAATTGCATGGCTATCGGTTTGGCTGCTGCTTTTGTTGAGCCATTGGAAGCGACTTCAATCGGCAGCACTATTCAGCAGATGAAATATGCTATTCCGTATTTTGCATCTTTTGAACAAACCCACACAGCATCACAGAAGCATTACAACAAGTTATTCACAAGAATGATGGACAATATCTTAACAATGATTCGTCTCCACTACATCTCGGATAGACGGGATACGCCATTCTGGGTTGCTTGTTCGGAAATGAAAATTAACGATTCACTTCAGGAACTTCTTGACCTTTGGCAGGAAAGAGTTCCATGCCGAAATGACGTCGGGGGCATCAATGGGGAAATGTTCCATGCGCCTCATCTGTTTCACGTGGCTCAAGGGCAAGGCGTACTGAATGCAAAGTCCGCAACGTTGATGATTGACAATTTTAATCTTCGCAAGCAGGTTGAGTTAGATATCTCCAACCGTCGTCATGCTCGTTTCAATCATGAGTTGGTTGACCATCGTGAGTCACTAAATATGCAATTTGAGGATGAAATACTTTGAGTTTACGGAAAATTGAAAAGTACAGCGATATCAAGGTTCCTGAAGGCAAAATTGTTATCGTTCCTTGGGATAATCGTCTTTTAGAACTTCCCCCATACACAAACGATAGGGCTCCTCTTCCTCAGTGGATTAAGGACGCCCCCACCACACAAGGTTCAATTAGGCGATGTGCGGCGACAATGGATTATGTCTCTTCTGGCATCACAATCCCTGCGTGGACTAATTTTCGCTTCAATAAAATTGAAGGTGAAGATTCATGGGGTTTTTCTTGTGACCAGTTTGATGGGCATGGAACAAATGGGTTTGAGCATTTCACGAATCAGCCGTTTGCTTTTGAGCAAACAGGCTCGTGCCCTATGACTAAGGTACGAGCAATGGAGAATGTTGGTTACCCAAAGTTAGTTAACCCATTCAGAATCATTACTGCACCAGGATGGTCAACGATGATTTTGCCAGTTCTTTACGAACCATCGCCACATTATTCCGTTTTACCAGGAATCGTGAATACTGACTATTATCATGAATCAAACTGTGTACTTAATTTGATTGGCAAAGAGTCGTTCACTATTCCATGGGGTGCACCTTTGATGCATCTAATCCCAGTAAAAAGAAGCACGCTTGCGCACAGTGTTGAATTTCTTGACGAAAGTGCATTCAAGTATGTGATTGGTCGCGGATTTGGTTCTGGTGCCCTGAAACCCACTGGTAATGGCTGGTCTTCTAGCCGTCTTTATCGTGCGTACAGATTTAGGCGTGATGCAGAACTTGCTGAAGATAGCAAGAAAACAACGTGGTGGAAAACTAAATGATTTTCCCTGCTGGCATCGGTGGCGGTATCGGTTACAAAGACAATGTTTTAAGTGATGCGCTATGTGCTGACATTGTTGAGTACGCAGAAACGCACAGCAACATGATGTACGAGGGTCCGACTCTTGGGGGACTCAACAAGCAGATAAAGAATTGCTACGATTTTTCTTTGTCCTATTATAGCGACTATGCAGAAAACGATGAACAACGCAACGAATTAGCAAATTTCAACAATCTAGTATTTGACTCTTTTTCGCCTGCGTTAGAAGAATACTGTTCCTATTACGAGGGCTTGGAGCATTGGACAACAAGGTACGACACGGGGTATCAGTTTCAAAAATACCCAGCCAACGAAGGGTTTTACAAACCTCATTGTGATGGTGGCGTGTATCTGACAGGCTCCACTGCCACAAGAGTTCTCGGTGTCGTTATGTACCTAAATACTGTGCCTAAGGGCGGCGGAACTAATTTCCCACTACATGATGTCACTATTGATGCGGTATGCGGACGTATTTCTTTCTTTCCAGCGAACTTCACTCATCCCCATGCTGGATTGATGCCTCTTTCTTCCCCCAAGTACATCATCAGTACCTTCTGTTACACTTTGCCAACCGCCCCCAGTGTTGATGAGGCAGTAAATAAACTTTCCTTGAATTATGTTGAGGAAGTCAGCAAAACAGATGATGAAATCTAATTTCAACTCTTTACAACATACACACAACTACGGAGTGATAAAATGACTGAGCAAGTAAACCCACAACTCATTATTGATGAACTGGTCAAGCGAGTACAATCGCTAACAATTGAGAACGTTGTCCTGTCAGCAAAGGTGCAAACATTGACAGACATTGTCAATGCTCTCAACCATTCACATGATGACGAGATGGTTTCAGTAATCGGAGAACCAACGGAGGAATAACAGATGCCCGGTGCAAACGTATTTGCCTACGATGGCACTGGGTATAAGCCGACCGACCGCTCTCAGAGTGCTGGTATCTTCGCAAGAGGAGCATCTCTGTCGGGTGTTATCTATGTCTACCAGTTGTCTAAGCCTGCATCAGTTACTGTCGCGACACAGATTTGGCAGGGATTCCCTCCCACGCCAAGCCAAGTTACATTCTCACATGGAACTACAGGCACAGCACCGAACTCCACCAACAGAACCACTATCTCATGGACATGTGACAGCAGTGCGCTTTTGTCCAAATTTGAGATATACCAAAAAGTTGGAACTGGTTCTTTCGTGGCGCTTTCCACAACAATCGGTTCAGGAGTTCGTAGTTATGCAGTTGATTCCCATGCCGCAGGTACGTTGTATACCTACTATGTTCGCGCCGTAGGAATATCTGGGTTAACCAGAAACGGTGCAGAAAACTCTTTCACTCTATCTGCACCAACCTTGACTGGCGTGTCGCTCGCTGAACTATCTAAAACATCTTCGTCTGCTACATGGAGACTTACTGTTCCTGCTGGAACATTTCAGAAAGTTGACTGGTATCGGTCAACGGATGGCAGCACATTTGCATACAGCACTTCAACAACAATTGGTTCATCAGCAACATTCGTTGACCATACTTGGTCAAGTATTTCGGAGCGGACAACACGTTGGGTGAGGGCTGTTTTAACCAACTACAGCAACCACGCCACTGGCAATACTTCATCGGCAGCAATCACAACAATAAACCAACCACCTGGCGCCCCATCAATCAGTAGTGCTTCCGCAGTTTCCGAATCAGACCCTGGTGTTGGCGGTGGGTACGGTACAACGGGGGAAGTACGTAAGCGAGTGAATGTTGCTTATTCGCTTGCAGGAGATAGCGATTACAAAAACCATACTCTTTATGTTTACGGCGACAATGGTGCTGGAACTGGACCGAGCGGATATGTAACCGAAATTACCCGCACGGATGGAGCCAACCGTACGGAAACTGTTACTGGTCTCATGCCGAGCACTCGCTATTGGTTCCTTTTGCGCCAACGCGACAACAACAGTGGTGAAACAGATAACTCTCAAGGTTGGCAAACGGCGGTCACTCAAGCAGTAATTTCACGTAGCCAACAAAATGCGTATACGTATTACAGCGCAAGTGGCGTGGTGGATGGAACGGCAGACGGTAACTATCTCGTTGACTCTGTATCAACAGTCCCTAGTGAAAGTACGTACTCTTCTCATTCACGTATGTACGACAATGACACTGGTAACTTTTGGGTATCTGGCACTACTAACACTGTCGGTTCCCCAGACCCTGGTGGTATTGTCCGTATTCGTTTTGAAATGAGCGACGCGCGAGACAATTTTTGGGATTACTACATTCGCGGATTCAACTTCTATTTACCGCAGTCACACAACACAGCGATTCAAGTTCGCGCAGGAACTGGTGGGGCATGGCTTGGCTCCGCAGTGAACTCTTCACTCACGGGAAACAGCGACCCATATCTGTATGATGCAGTTAACCCTTCTTCTGGTCAAGAAATTGTTGACTGGAGTGTTTACGTCGGCGTAGACGACCCTACTTTCCGTGTTCATAATGGTGGAACTAACGGCGGAACCGCATATTTTGCGGCTCGTTTCTGTTTACGAAACATGAGAGCATATTCAGGTTCTTCTGTTTTGAGGGCTGGGTTCTCGGAATTGCAAGGCGTCTATGTTAAGTACCGCACAAGAGTTTCCAACTATGTTGCGGAGACTTACAGGTACTATTAAATCACTCCCAAATAAATAGTTTTATTCCTGCTACACTATAGTGGAGGTGTAGCATGGGGAAATTTCTGCGCATAACACGCGCACTTATTTTTATACCTGTCGCCATAATGGCATGGTTCACCCCAACTGGTGCACGAGCCGCAACCCCCGGTCTCCAAATGACCGTTTACAACAACTTCGGCCACAACGGCTCGCCACCACTTCCCGAAGTCAGTGGACGACCAATCGTTGGGACAACGACAGTTGGGAACGTAAACCAAGACTTTGATGCAAGCCCATACTTCAACATGTACGAGGACTTCATCGTCCAGTACGAAGGACACGTCACATCGCCTATTGATGCCGATATCAGTTTCCTCCCACCAGCAGATGACGGCACAAAGTTATTCATAGACGGCGTGTTGGTTGACGATAACTGGGTTGACAAGGGCGGTGGTGCAAACCCAACTGAGCCAATCCATTTCAATGCTGGAGAATCCAAAACGTTCACACTTTGGTTCTATGAGAACGGCGGAGGAGCATGGGTTGAACTTTATTGGAATTTAAACGGTGGGTGGGAAATAGTCCCAGAATCGGCATTCACCCAAGATTTAGTAACACCAGCGCCCCCATATCTAAATACACCGAGCAATGTGCAGGTGGTATCCGTAACAGATTCAAGTGTTTCTATTTCGTGGGATACTCCAGAACAGTCAAATGCTGATGTTGAGCGTTACGCAATCATGTGGTCATGTGAAACCAACTGGGATGCCGCATATGTAATCTCCTCCTACACAACCGAGGTGACAATTAACGGAATTGACTCTGGCACATCGTGCATTTTTCAGGTCAGGGCAGATAATGACACGATTCCCGTGTATTCACAATATTCGCAGTCTGTAAGCGGAGTTACACAGACAACTACAACAACTACAACAACTACAACAACTACAACGATTCCTGAAACTACTACCACAGAACCAGAAACAACTACAACGACAGAACCCGAAACTACAACTACTGAGCCTGAAACAACAGTTCCAGAAACAACTACAACTACTGAGCCAGAACCCGAAACTACGACTACAACGGAAGTAGAGGTTCCAGTTGGAACAACAACCCCAGAAGAAACAGTTGAAGAAACGCTACCTGAACCAACAGAACCACCCGAAACAACGCCGCCGACGAGCGAACCAGAGGTAGACGTCCCACAAGATGTTCAAGATACCGCTGATGCAGCCGTTGATGAGATTTTCACGGCATCCACGAATATTGAAGAGTTGGCTGATGCTGTTGATGAACTTGTTGGAGAGGCTGAAACACCAGAGGAATTGGTCGCAGTCATTGGGGCTCTTCTTGGGAAAGATTTAACCGAAGAGCAGTTTGATGCCGTTATTGATTCTGTGTTCTCTGAGCCTTTATCGGACGAGAACTTCACTGCTGCTCTTGAAGCAGTTTTTGAAGAACCACTCACAGATGAGCAGTTTGATGCTGTCATCACAGCAGTCCTTGATGAACCTATCTCCAATGAACAATTTGAGGAACTTGTGAATGTTCTTGAGTCCGACTCGGTATCCGAGGAACAGGTTGTTGCTGCTGTTGATGAGATTATTCAGAATCAAATTTCTGAAGAACAGGCTGTTGACCTCGCAACGAGCGAAAAAGTCTTGCAAAGTATTGACGGCGAGCAGGCTACAGAAATCTTTGATGCTGTTGACATCTCGGAAATAAACCCTGAAGAGGCTGAACAACTTGTTGCGGCTGTTCAAGATGCCCCAACGGAAGTTAAAGAAGCATTTGAGGGCGAAATCAACATCTTTGAAGGCGCCGTTGACACCTATGTGCCGCTTGGCTCAACGGTGAGTGTCGGTACACGTCGTGTCGTAGTTGCTGCCGCTGGTGTATTATTTGTAGCACCGACTATTGCGGCTATACCTCCTACAGCCCCAATAAATGGTAGCGGTAATAATAATCCGACTCCAAATAATAGTGGTGCTGGGAGTGCTTCAATGTCCGTAGAACCACGCAGGAGGGTCAGAGGAAAATGAAATACGTCAAAAAACTCGTGAATGAAGGTCACTCGCTTGCTTGGACGTTGGCTGGAACGGCACTCGTTCTCATCACTCTTTCTGGCGACACCAAATCAAAAGGTCTTTGGATTAGCGGTATAGCCCTTGGCGCACACCTGATTGGCGTCCTTGTCAAGAAAGACGAAAACAATGAATAAATCTATTCGCAAAGCAATTCCGCTAATCACTGGAGTGACGCTCCTCCTTCTTGGCTTGTCAATGATTGCTGAAACAGCATCACCTCAGAAAAATGTTGCCTACGCAACAACTGGCGGCGGACCAATCGTCCTTGACGGCATGGACCCTGTTTGCCACTCAGGCTGGGAATCAACTGGACAATACATTGCGAAAGTCCTAAAGAAAGTTCATGACGGCGCGGTAAACCCAAACAACGGTCGTATCGCTATCGTTGGGTCAAACGAAACAACCACATCATGCGGGTCAACATGGGCAACGCAACTCAGCACACAATTCTTGGCTGAATTCACGACCGCACCAAGTGTTGATTTCTACACAACCGATGCCCAAATTAACAGTTTCTTCGCCACAACAATTACTTCAGCATCCCCAGCAGTTCTCTGGATTCCAGACAACTGGAACAGGGGCGCAGCGACAGAAGCAATCTTCACAACCAATGCTGAAAAAATTGCTGACTTCGTGAACAGCGGTGGCGGGCTATTCGCCAACATGGGCTCGTACGGCTGGTTGACAGCACTTCTTCCGAGCGCAACCTACAACAATGGTGGATGCAACGGCGGTCCAGAAGCGACCGCTGATGGAATCGCAGATTTCGGTCTAACCAACACTCTTGTCGCTGCCTGCTGGCATGGATATTTCACAGGGAATGTCGGCACCCTGAAGACACTTGTTGACTACCCGTACCCGAGCGCCTCGGATACCCGCAAATCTGTCTCAATCGGCGGTGGCGCAGTATCCCTTCCAAGTTCCTTCACATTGGGTATTTCCCCCGAGAATCCTGCCGCTGGCGAAGACCTCGTTATTACCGCCCTTGCGCAGACCTTGGCTGGCGTCCCTCAGGCTGGCGTTGTCGTATCAGTAACTGTCAGTAGCGGACCAGACGCTGGACAAACCTTCACAGCGACCACTAACGCCTCTGGTGTTGCCACAATTACTGTTCGGACAAATTCAGTCGGAACTGCGGTTTATACAGCGACCGCCACGGTGAATGGTGTCGCTAAAACAGTATCCAAGACTGTTACATGGAATCCTCCAACAACAACCCTTCCACCCCCAACGACGGTTCCACCTACTACAGAGGCTCCGACTACGACCGTAGCCCCTACTACAACTGAGTCACCAACTACGACCGTAGCCCCCACTACGACTGTTGCTCCAACAACTACAGAGTCCCCAACAACAACTCAAGTGGTTATTGAGACGACAACAACCGTTCATGACCATTCAACACATAGTCACGGACCGCTCCCAGATACTGGAAGCAAATCTGGCAGAAACACCCTGTTCGGTTTCTACCTCATCCTCTTTGGGGTCTTCGTACTTTCCCTCTCGTACATCAGGAGAAAAGCATCATGACAATCATTTCTAATGTTCTTCTGCGAATCGTCGCAGTGTTCGCAGCATCAGGGCTTGGCGTTATCGGCGCTGGCGCAATCGCTGGAGTAAGCCTCTGGAAAGCATGCTTTATGGCTGGCATGGCTGGCGTAGCAACTGTCGTAGAAGGTCTTGCTCGCGAATTCCTTGATGACGGAAAACTTGACGCTGACGAAATTAACGGTGTTTTCAATAAGGTTGACAAAAAAGCGCAACCGCAAGTTGCTGAATAATAGGATTGACTAGTTTGGTATAATGGCTATGGAGCAAAAAACTCCGCACCCAGTATCAAACAAAGGAAAATCATGACACTCCCGTACATCAAACTCGTAGTTCCTACAGCACTTACGAAGTTCAAGAACGGACAATTGCCTGCAAACGTTCTGGGGAAAGTTAAGACTGGCGGGCTCATGTATGCCCCCGTCGCCGAACAATTCAACAAAATGTATGACGCCGCTCTTGCCGCTGGACACAAACTCAAGAATGTGGGCGACTACCGCTCATTTGAAGGTCAACTTGCCATGTTCCGTGACCGCTACGTCCTTGAGAACACAGGGACAGGCGTAACACGTACCTATGAAGGCAAGACATGGTACCTCAAGAAGGGCAAGGCTCCTTCGGCAGCACCAGACCCAACTGGGTTGAAGGGCTCCAACCACGGTTGGGGACTCGCCATTGACCTCGGGTACGAGTCTGGCGGAAAGTTAGTTGGCATGGGCGGTGCGTGCTTTGACTGGATGTGCGCCAATGCTCCGAAGTACGGTTTCTACCTTCAGGGCAATGACCGCAACTCTAAAGAGTTTGAGGCGTGGCACTGGCAGTACTGCCTCGGTGACAAGACCCCAGACGGCTCTGCAGCAGCCGCTCCTGCCGCTCCCGCTCCCGCAGCCGCTCCTACTGGTGGATTGAAGTTTGATTACCCAGGTACTCCAGTAAAGCAAGGCTCCAAGGGAGACGCAGCGAAACTCGTCCAATCAATCATCGGCGCTAAGCCAGATGGTGATTTCGGTCCGAAGTCAACCGCTGCCCTCAAGGCTTGGCAAACCGCAAATGGTTTAACGGCAGATGGCGTTGTTGGTCCTGTGACATGGAAGAAGATGTTCGGCTGAACTAAACCGAACGACACGCTTCTTTTGGATGCAGTCATTTTTTCAAACTTAGCCATAACAACCTGATGTAGTCTTACCTTATGGAAAAGACTCAGGCTGACGAAGTTTCATGGCACAACGACGGGCATATTCTTGTCTTGCAACTCAGCGCAAGCACTCTACGAATCCTTGAGACAGTTTGTCCTCATGAAGATAGCGAGACTGCCGCTTGCCGTCACGCAGATGCGAAGTGTGCGGTTGAATGGTTTATCACCCGATTTGGATTTGAGTGCAATGTTGGTGTCTGCGCCCCCGAGGAAAGACTTCAGGTTGCATGGGCGTTCGCTGGCGACTGGCATCGCGAACTAGAACAGGGTCAAGTCTGGATAATGCCAGTAAATGATGAGGCTTTTGCCGCTTGGATTGTCACTCAGCAGTAGTGCTATCACTGGCACCTTGCTGGCGTTCTTTTAGTAGGTGCCCGATAACGAGAAATAGCCCTCGTATATCACTGTGATTTTCAAGAGATAAGCCGACAATTCTGTACTCATTTCTTCCATTGACTTTTGTTCTTGCTATGAGCCCATCATCCAGCAGTTTTGCTATTGCTTTAATGATGCTTGATTCTGTTGTGCCAAGAAGAACAGACATTTCTCGCACTGTCAGATTCGGCTTCTGAATTAGTAGCGACAAAACTCTTCCCGCAGGAGTCAATAGACTCGTGACGTTTCTATCTCCGTAGTCAATGACATTCTGTTCCCCAAGAGTAAGAAGAATCTCTTCAACAATTGACGCAATGTCTGCACCCGAATTAATGCCTACTTCAAGAGTTCGCTCAAGAGGAGTACGCAAAACATGGTCTCGTTTATTTGAATAACGTGAAGACATTGAACTCCTAGACACGGACGTAAACATAGTCTATAGTTATTCACGTCCACGTGCGTTTCCATTCGCGCAATTGATGGGGGTAACAAATGTCGGAACTTGCAGAACGGCTGAATCGCTTACAAGCGCAACAAAATCAACCATGCCCAGTTACGAAACTTTTTAACTCCCTAGATAAAGAAACAGCGGATGTTCTTAAGCGCGTAATGGATGGTAAGGCGTCAACACGAGAAATACATAGCGAGTTAGCGTCTGCTGGATACCGAATCGGCAGGGACACAATAGCCGCACACCGCAACGGCTGGTGTCGTTGTCAAGGAGTAGAGCAATGAGCAAGAAACCAACGAATCTGGCAGACCGTCTAGCCGCAGTGGAAAACAAAGCGGAACATCAGGACGATACTAAAACGCGCAAGGCACCACCCGGCTGGGAACCCGGAGTTATCTGGGATGGCAAAACTGGCACTATCACTACTGACACTATTTACGAAACCCCCGAAGATTGGTCAGACCTTCTGCGGGCGCGAGGGCTGGACCCCGAAAAGTACGAAGTTGTAGGCGACACAATCAAATGGTGCTCCTATGACGGCTGGAAAAGAGAGAATCCAGAAGATACTGCAACCAGTGCTATCTGTTACTCCTTTAAAGCAGAGATTCGCCTCAAGTCAAAGAACCGTTATAGCGGTGATTTAGAGGCGTTATATCACGATGTTCGGAAGAAGAAAAAGGGCACTAAAGTCACCCCAACTGGTGACAGCACTTTTGTAGTTGCTCTAAGCGATTGGCAAGTCGGAAACAGAGACGGTGGCGGAGTAGAACGCCAAGCCGAAAAAATCGCCACACTCGTAGACGCAATACCCCAGCGCATAGCCGATTTACGCCGTGCAGGAAACAAAATCGGGCATATTGTCATTGCAGGATTAGGCGACCTAGCCGAAGGAACCTGCGGACACTACCCAGCACAGCAGTTCAGAATTGAACTAGACCGCCGTGAACAACACAAACTTGTTCGTCGCGGAATCCGAGACATCATCATGGCATGTGCGCCATTGGCAGAGAAGGTAACAGTTACTGCAGTAGGCGGAAACCACGGTGAAAACCGAGGGCTCAACGGCAAAGCGTTTACCACCACTGGTGATAACGACGATGTCGCTATCTTTGAGCAGATTGCCGAAATACTGTCAGTCAACCCTGAAGTTTACGGGCATGTCGGATTCAGACTCCCGCTAGAACGGCTCAGCGTTTCGTTAAATCTTTCTGGACATAATGTTGCGTTCACACACGGACACTTATCAAAAGCGAGCGGCAATGCTGCGCAGTCAGTGTGGAACTGGTGGAAAGACCAAACTTTAGGTCGTGCCCACTCTGGCGTCGCCGATGCTGACATCCTCATTACAGGGCATTATCACCACTTGAACGTCAAGGAGCAAGAAGGACGCGCAGTATTCGTTTGTCCAAGTCTCACTTCCGTTGGTGAATACTTCCAAGATGCCTATGGGGTAAGAACCCGTGAAGGAACTTTGTCAATCCTTATTTCTGAAGACAACGGGTGGGGCGACCTCCACCTCATCAACTGAGGTGACTCATGTGGAATAAACACAATCCAGGCAGTAAGGGAGCACAAGAACTCGGTTGTGTCTGCCCTGTTGAAGATAACAACAGTGGACTTTGGTCTCCTTTTGGTAAGCGCGACACATGGATACTTAGCGCACTGTGTGAATACCATCAAAGAGGCAACGAGACCGAAATTGAGCGCAAGATTGCCCACATTGAATCCCTGATGGACAAAGAGATGAGAGGCTACATTGAGTGCGACCATGGCTGGGATGAACTCATTATTAGATGCCATGAGGAACTGATAGCACTAGACCCCAACTATGTTCCTGTACAAATTAAACAGAAGTTTGGTGGTCTTCGCTACTACTTTGACACACAAACAGACGAACGGACACGCCTCAAAATGTACGAAACCACAGGAAGATACGAAGCGCTATCACTCAAAACCTGCGAAGTCACAGGAGAAGCAGGTGTCCTCATGAAACAAGGCGGAACCTACTTCACCGTCAACCCTGCATACGCCCCCGAAGGCTCAGTGGAAGTAGATAGCAATGGACTCTGAACGCGAAGAAAGCGTAGAAAACACGCTCCGAATCATGGCAGTCATCCTACGACAAGAAGAAAAAACCATACAGGTTGACTTCACCCCAGAGTTCCTAGAAGAAGTAGCCGACGAAATCTCCGCCCTCAAACAACGATTAGCGGAACAATCATGAATGACTTGACGGAAATCCTCCATCGCGACCCCAGCCACAGATGGGCAGTCGTCATACAAGAAGCAACTGAAGACTGGGGCGCCCCCGAATACTTCCTAGTCAAAGGCGACGGATTTAAATACACGATAGTAGCCAGAACCGACTTCCTAGAAGAAGCCGAAGAAATGGCAACCGCCCTCAACTACTGGGAAACACGCCCACTCTGAGACCATGAACAAAGCGCCGCATTCTCCCTCCACGTACCCAAATATGGGAATGTCCTATATATGGAGAGACCTGTGACAACGATAGTGGGGATACAAGGAGACGGTTTCGCTTTACTGGCTACAGACAGCCGAATTTCCAGTTTTGATGAGAAAGGTAACGCCTACCAGTACACAACCCTAGGTGCTGGCTCCAGCAAACTTGCCACCAACGGCAAATACCTTGTAGGCGCAGCAGGAGACGTCCGAGCCATCAACCTCCTCCATCACGCCTTCCACCCACCAGTATGCGCACCATCCCTCAGAGGGAAACGGTTAGACACCTTCATCACCACCAAATTCATCCCCGCATTAAACAAACTGTTTGACGAACACGGCTACACAACCTCAGAAGACAAACGCACCCACAAATCAGAACACGACTCCACAATCGTCGTCGCCATAAACGCCACCATCTACATCATAGAAGGCGACTACTCATGGACATCCGACACCACAGGACTCTACTCCGCAGGCACAGGGTCAAGTTACGCCCTAGGAGCACTACAAGCCCTCACCCACAAAAACACCACCCCACAACAAGCCAAAACCATCGCCCTCAAAGCCCTCAACATCGCAGCCAAATACGACCCCTACACAGGGACACCATTCCACACATACCTACAAGAACACCAAAAACCCACCAGAAAATAACACCCCTGTATGACAAACCAAAACCAAACAAACTTAACCGATATACAGGGAATAGACATATCAGAAAACTGGATGGACAACGCCAACTGCAAAGGCAAAACCCACCTCATGTTCCCCAAAGAACACAAAGACATCACATACATCACACAAGCCCGCAACATCTGCAAAGCCTGCACCGTCCGAGAACAATGCCTCAACTACGCCCTAGAATACCCACCCATAGACATGCACGGAGTCTGGGCAGGCATGACCAGCAGACAACTAGCCGCAGAACAAAAAAACAGAGGCATCAAAGCAACCCGCCCCTCACTAGCCCAAATGTTCCCCCGCTAACCGCAACGCACCCCACACTCATCACAAAACATCAAACCCCCCACATCCACAAGAGACGGCGAACAATCAGTCCGACCACACGGCTGCAACACCCTCTCGCCCGCAAGATACGCCCGCAACACAGAACCAGCATCAGGCAACGGCTGACCATCCGCAAGACGAGGCACACCCTGAGCCTCCCGCAAAGCCGACATCACACACACAGCCATCCATTGCTGTAAAGAAACCCCCTGTGTGTCGCAGAAGTCTATGACTGCGTTTTTGTCTTTGCCTGATAGTAGGAATTCCATTCTGTAGAGGGTTGTGGGGTTTTTGGCGCGTTCAGGTTTTCTCGGCATCGCGTTGTATGAGTGTGGTGATGTATTCGGTGATTGTCATGTCGTATCCGTCGGCGAGTTGGATGATGAGGTTTTTGAGGTCGGGTTCTAGTTTGATTGTGAGGGTGGTTGGTTTGTCGGCGGGTTTGGGTGGGCGTCCGTTGCGTTTCATTGGTATGTCTCATTCCATTGTTTCGTATAGATTTGTATGAAGTGTTCTCGGTCGGAGTTTGTGTGTAGTTGGTAGCCGCCTACTATTTTGATGGTGTTGGCGAGTACGGGGTGTAGGTCTTTGGGGGTGTAGTTGCCTGAGTCTAGTTGGGAGGCTAGGTCTCGGTATTGTGCCCATGCTTCGTGTGGTCCGGGGGCGAGGTCGGTGGTGTGCATGTCTTTGACGCGCCTGTAGACGGTTCCTGCTCTGGGCATGTAGGTGTCTTCTTTGGCGATGGCGTCTATGGCGGTGTGGCAATCTTCGGCGTCTAGGTCTGCGATGATTCTCCACCATGCGTTGTACGTCGCTTTAGGGGCGCCAGTGTTCGCTAACTGGTTCCAGTGTGCGAGGACACGGTCAACGATTTCTACACATTCTTCCTTAGTCATCTAAGAACCCTTTCGCTCCGAGATTGCCGTCCGCTTCGGCGATGTCACAAAACTTCTCTATATGGTCTGCGTCTCTGAAGATGAGTTCCAGACTGTCATACCGTTTCTTGTTACGGTTCGCCCCCATATGGAACGGTGACATTGAGCAGCCTGTGATTGCTTTCAAGCAGTCATCTACACCGTAGTCGTGTATGGCGGCACCGATAAACAGTTTGCGTTTCTCATCCAACTTTGTTCGGCTGGATTTATTAGAACGCATTGTGGTGACCCAATGGTCAAACACCCCCTGAATGTCGGCATCATCAACAGACCGACACTTAGCGGCTTGACCGACAGCACGCGGAGTACGCCCACGTTTCTTAACAGGTTCAGTAGAAGAAAGAGAGTCCATAAGTTTCAGTATACCCAGTTGGTCCACATCAAGCAATAGGAACATGAGACCTAATACGAGTAGTTCAATCCACGTCTTAAAGAACTTGGAAAGATGTTCTGCATCACTAACCCATTTGAAGGGGGTTCGGGGGAAACTTTACGAATTCCCAAACCGCAACAGGTCCATGCAGTGGCTGACCCTCGCAAAACCATATGGCTGAGAGTTCAGTCGGATTTCGGCGCCGAATGAATTTGTTTCCGCCACCGTCGCTCTTTGTGGAACGACAGCAACGTATGCGATAGAGACGATAGCAGCGTGAGCCCCGCCTTGCAAGCACCTTTGTGAGTCCCGCACAACAAAAATAGACAGGTTTGTAATATAGCCGCCGACTACTCGTGGTACTCTTGACAACAGGTCGCATGCCCCCCGTGCGGCTCAAGGCGTTGCAGGCGGGACGGGTATGTGAGAGTTCCCCGTCCCGTCTCCGCTTTTAGCGGGGCTGTTACCCTGCAAGTGGTAGAAGGAACAAGCGGGACTCCCACATCATTCCGATGGCTGCGTATCCAACAACATCCATAAGATTGTCTTCAATGGATTCGTTGTGCGGCTTTCCGCCACCGTCATCACTTGAGAGAAGGTTTTCAAGGCGCGCCACCTTGTCATGCATGCGAACCATCAAGCCTTGCCGCCCGAAGCGACGGATGTTCTCATGCCCGTAGTCGCGCTGCTTCCTAACGAGGGTTGCGTGCACCTGCTCAATCGTCATTGGGGTGCCGCGCTTTGCCGCCAGTTCAATAGCATCGCCGCCAATGACTGCCCACATTGCTGCCGCTTTATGGAATCCTGCTGCCGCGTGGAACAAGTCATCAATAAACCCGTCTAAATCGCTGCGTATCTGAGTGAGGTCTGCTCTTGGCTGCCTACGGACTTGAACCCAAATCCCGTCTAGTGCCCAACGCGCTGCTTCATCCCATGTGTCCATAGCGCATTTTTAGCACACCGCTATACGCCACCGTCAGTACTTGAGACTACTCTTCCTCAAACTTTTTTGATGCTGCGAGCAGTGCCATCTGCATAAGGTTTGACATCGCCATCGCTGCCGCTGTCGCTTCGCCGAACTCTTCCGCGTTGACTTCAATAGCCCGCGAAAACTTTTCTTCCACAAACCGTTCGTTGTATAACACAACAATATTATCTTCGGTTAACTGGATGACGACTGGTCCGTCTTCATCCATGGTTTCGGGTGGTGCCGCGATGACTGCAACCTGCTGTCCAGTTTCGGGGTTTTCAAACCGAAACATTACCTCAGGGTCGTCGCTTCCAAAATTAATGTCCATTACATATCTCCTAATAGTTAGTTTACAGCAGTGGCTTTACGCCACCGTCAATCATTGCGAGCGACATTATGGGTGATGTTGTATGCGCGTGCCACTGGCCACGCATCAGTCTTCTCGCAACCTCCGTCAAAGAAATCCTTCAATGCTTCGTCTTCTCCGCACGCGGAGCAGATTTCTGTTTTGTTGTCCGCCCGCGAGAGCGCGCCGGGATATTCGCCGGGTCGTTCATTACAGGGAATCCAGTTGTCTTTACAACGTGGACAGATGTTGGGGATGTTCATGAGTTTGCCTTCCATTCGCAGTAGGAGTTGTAGTTTTCGTCGTTCTCTGGGTCAAGACCGTTCGCCTCGCACCAGTCTTCGTAGGTTGGTGTTGATTTAAAGATGTTCATTGTCGCTTTCCGCCACCGTCACTTCTTGCGAGTGTTTGTTTGGAACGCTTTCCAAACATCTACATCACTGTTTGCTGGATGATTCGCGCGCGATGCGATGATGGCTTGTGCTTCTTCGTGCCATTCTTCGTATGTCCGCGCCATGGTTGATGTCAGTTCGCCATCAGTGTAGAAGTCAAATACAACACCCTCATTAGTTACAACAAGAATCAGGATGTCCTGACCCATGTCGTCTACGCCGTGGGGTAGTTGGATGACGATTTCTTTGCGTGCATCAAACTGACAGTTGAAATCCATACTGTCTGTCATGAGCGTTCCTCCGACTTTTCAATGACCGCATCCGCAATCCATTCACTGAGTTCGGTGCCTGCGTCTTCCCAGTCATCAAACTCTGCACAGATTTCTGCCCATGCTTCCGCTGTGAGAACATTCTCGTCGTCATCGTCGTAGTCGTACGACGGTTTCTCCCAGTACAACACACAGATGTCGTCGTTTGGATTTAGTTCGCCGAGTTGCTTGAGTAGTTCTGAAACTTTCACTTGTCTTCTGCTCCAATCAGGAAAAGGAATCCTGCTCCATTTCCTTCGGGGTCTTGTGAGGGGATAACGACGGTGCCGTCGGTAAAGAAAATCGCCATGGCGTCTGCGTCGTAGTTGTAGTCCCATGCGAACTGTTCGCATTCCGCCTTGGTGAGCGGTCGCACGAGTGCGATGGTTTTTCCTTTGAGGGAACCAAACTCACGCTCAATGTATTTGATGCGCTCGCCGTAGATTTCCTGCTCTGTCTTTAGTGCAGTGGGCATTACTCCTTCTTTCGTTTAGTAGATTTACAGCAAGGATGGAACGGTTCCCCGACGGAACCTTTTCAGACTCTCGTATACCCACTTAGTAGCGAGCGTGTAAGTGTCTGCCATCCAGCAACAGAGAGTATAACAACCCTCTGTGTATTTATCAACTCATCTCAAAACAAAGATGTTCGTTGTTTACATCACGAGCGATGCCAGTGACCCACGCAGGATTTTCTGTTGGGTTTACGCCACCGTCACCTCTTGCAATGAGTTCAACAACTTTGTCAACTGCTTCGCCGAGCGCGCCGTTGAAATCGGTTGCATCAACATCGGTCGTGACCATCACTGTTACGCGATACTTCATACCGCCACCTCCGCAAACTTGCTGTACTCGTTTACGAACTCTTGTGGAGTGTGAGCGAACCCTTTCTCCCATGCGGATTCGTAGCACGCTTGAAGGAGTGCGAGTCTTGCGATTGCGAGAGAAACTGTCGGATAGTGCTCCAACCACTCGTTGGCAACGAAGTCTGTCCACCACAGGTAACCGCTGTCATCTGCGCCTTGAGAGACAACTGCTTTCATATCGTCGTTGATGATGACGCATACTTCCTTTGATATTTCAAAGTCTGTCATGTTTGGTTGATAATCGGTGTGTGCTGAGTCAATGATGTTTGTCATGTTCATCCCATTTCTTCTAGTAGTTCGTCTAATGCTTCGTAGTCAAGTGAGTCATCCAACCATGCAACGCCGTCAGGAGTTCCTGCCGATGTGTAGACAAGATAGTTGGTTGCGAAATCTCGGTAGTTCATTTCTTTGCCGTACGCCATAACCATTTGGTAGAGCCGTTCGTCATTGGCGAGCCACAGGTTTACATTCCATGTCTCTCGGTTTTTCCAACCGTTGTAAGTCGTTTCCATTTTTACCTTTCTAGTAGATTTATCTATCAGCACCCACTTTACAGTGGGGGTGTAACACGGTTTATGCCACCGTCAGATGTTGCGATTGTTGTAGAGGTGGAGGAGCCACTCCATCATGTTGGACTTGTATCCCTCCCACACGCTGTCGCCACTCATAATCCAGTCCGACAAGTCTTCCAAGTCTTGCTGAGTTGCGTCGTTCTGAATCCATTGGAGTGCTTTCCACTCTCGGTCTTCTTCTGTGTAGATTCCGCCGTCAATGAGTGAGCCGACTTCATCTTTGATGGAGAGGGGGGAGTACGAGACTGCGTAGCGATACTTGTTGTCGCCCCACCCCGTGTCTTTGCCCATCTGCTCAATGGAGATTCCGTAACGCTTGCCGATGTCAGAGATTTCGCTGTCGCTGGCTTCGTCAAGGAGATGATTGTCGTGGTCATCTAGGTTGTCGGTTTCTACGATGACGCATCCCTCAAGGTTGAGTACTGTGCCAGTAGTTGTGTCAATGATGAGTTTCATCTGTTTACCTTTCTAGTAAGTAGGTGTTATGTAGAGTGTAATACACTCACAGCGTCCTGTCAACTCGCAACAGGATTTTTCGTATAAATAAACTCATACGGTTCGCAGAGGTCAATCGCCCACTCCTCGTGAGCAATGCCCCACACATCTCGGGATTCACTGATTGCCTTCATGAGACTCTCAAGTTCCTCACGGTTCATGTGGTAGTAGTACTCCTCAAAGAACTCGTTCTGGTCATCGGGGTTCCAAGTGTCGCCGTCAAACACGAGGGTGACTTCCTGAAGGGAGTCGCGCCCATCGTCGTGGTAGTAGATGGCGCACTCAAGTGTGAGTCCGTTTACTTCGGGGATTGTGATGGTCATGTCGGTTACCTTTCTAGTAGTTGATGGAAGTATAACAGGTGGGTGTAACACACACAACTATTTACTTCTCATTCTCTATAACGACGGGAGTCTCCTGAAGTGTGCGCATTTCTGCGAGCATTTCTAAAATCTCTGCGCTCTGTCGTTGTATGTCTGCGATGAGGGCGAGAGCCTTTGCTCTCTCCTCGGATGTCATGAGGTCGGGGTTGAAGGTCATACAGACTCCTTCTGTTCCACGACTGACCAACCGATGGGTTCGCACCGCCATGTCACTCCATCTACTTCTACTTCGTCACGCACGGACAGTGCGGTATGTGTGCGGTTCTCGGGGAGGTGCGGTTCTAGCGCATCCCACAGTGACCCGTTATATAGGTTGGTGTCACGGAACGCACGCTCAACGATGTCGTGACCTTCAGTGTTCTCCCACTCAAAAGTGGCTGAAGTCGGGTCGCCGAACGCTTTCCATGTGATGGTGATTGTTGCCATGTTTTTTCCTTTCGTTTAGTACTTACGAATACAACTATACACGAGGGGTGTAACATTGTCAACCTTTATTCAGAAAAGTTTAAAAGAATCTTTGGCGGAGAAAACTCATACAGATTTATGTAAAGAGTTCTTCCCAGTTACGCAAAACCCCCAAACCATTTACGCCCCCGCAAGCCCCGCAGCAAAAGCGTGCGCATCAGCCCCGCAGCGCACATTCATGTGCGGGACTCCCAGAAAAAGTCAAGAAATGTTCCCAGAGTTACGACATGGCGGGGCTGTGGCGAACTAATGTTCGGTTTCATGAAACCCAATCGCATTGACAATGCCACTCGCTGGCAACTCCACCTAACAGCACTACAACAGTTCGTTACCCGAACTGGCTCTGCCCGTGTTCCGTCCACACACACTGAGGTCGTGGAAGGTCGCAATGTTGCCCTTGGCGCATGGGTCGGGTACATGAGACAGCGCAATCGTGCTGGGTTGTTGTCCTCGGAGCGTAAGCAAACCCTTGAGGCAATCTCGGGCTGGGCTTGGGGACCGCTTCGCCCTGGCCCTGCGACCAATACGGAACGAGATGAAAACATTGTCGTCCTTCGCTCACAAGGTCTGAGCCTTGAGACAATCGCAAGCAAGTTCGGTATCTCTCGTCAGCGAGTTCATCAAATCGCTCGTTCACACACCAACGCCAATGCCTGAACACGACCCAAGTAAGTGGAGAATGGTTGACCCCAACTGGCGTATCCCAGTTGATGAGTCTGAAGTCTTTACTCCCTTGGAGCAGAACCGAGTTCCGATTAGCGGTCTTGTGCTCAAGATGTTGTGGGGGTTTATCACATTCGTTGGTCTTGTTGGTGCTGGGGTGTTTGGTATCGCTAATCTTGCTGGCGCAGAACAAATCGGTCTACTGGATTCTTATGGAATCTCACTGATTCTGATTCTGCTCCGCGCTTTGGATAAAACGACATTCGGGAAACAATCCTAAAAACAAAACAACCCCTCAGGCTTTCGCCATTGGGGTTGCTTCGGAGCAGTTGAGGGTGAAAGGAGTAAAGTTCCTCACTTCTCTATTTGGTCGTACGCCGACTATTCGTCGTACCAGCAGGGTCAGAGGTTGCCCCCCTGAACCCGTCGCCATGTTTGCTTCCAACAGTTTGGATACCACATGGCTGGTTTGATTCCTGACTTCAGTTGCTCAAGAGCCTTGATTCCTTCTTGTACATTCACACGAACGATTACCTTTTCTTTGCGAACCTGCTTGATACAGTCCATTGCGAGAAAGTCCTCGTAACCGTGGTTGATTCCATGAACAAGTCCGTCCGTGATGAACACGACTGGTGCGTTCTTGTGTTGCTTCTGCTTGATTGCCCAACGCAGAGCCTCACCGTCAACACCGTTGCCACCGCTACGCTCGGGAACTGCGTCAACCATACGACCCTTTTCCGCAAGAATGAACAAGTTGTCCTTCTTGTTTTGTGAGTCTGTGGAATAAACCGCAACCGTTGCGCCGGGAGCCTGCTCCATGATTTTCACAAGGTCTGCCGTGGAGAGTCGCATAGAGCCTGAACCGTCAATGATGACGACTCCACCGTTGCCCTTCTTGCTTGCGTCAAAGATACGACGCTCAGGGTCAATCAACATTCGCCCGATACGACGAGGGTTGCGTCCCATGTCGGTTGCCCGACGCTTGCGACCCAATCCACCTTGTGCGTGACGAGTGAGTGGGAGTTTGCGAACCTTGAGTTCTGCCCAAGAGACCGCACGACCACCTTCGCTCGCAGGATTGATTTCCTTGAGTTTGGTTTTGTCAACCTTTGGCTTCGCAGGTTGCTTGTCTGCTTTGCCAATCTTGTTTGGTTGAGTTTCGCCGTTTGCTTCTGGCTTTCCGCCACCGTCATCACTTGACTGACCTTCTTGACCTTCCTCACCTTCGTCGTTCTCGTCCTCGGGTGGGTTGGCGATTCGGTCAATCATCTCTGCGATTACTTCGGTGTGGGTGAATCCCAACGGTGCGAGACCGCTTTTTGCGTCAACCGCCGTGCTTGCGAGAGTCCGACGCTTGTCTGCCTTCGCAATCAGTTTCTCAACCTTCTTGGCAATGTCTCGGAGTGCGTTCGCCCATTCGGGATTTTCCCTGCGGATTCCCGTGATGAATGGCTTGAGTCCTGCGGAGTTGGAGAATCCAACGACCGTGTAGACCGCACTTGTCCAATCGCCTTGCTTGGCGATTCGTACGCCTGCCTCAAGTTCAGACCCGTCGCTGAGGTGAGTGAGAACATCAAACCCTGCCTTCTGAGCAAGGAAGTTCACTCGGGATTCCTCAACTGCTCGCAGAGCGATTTCACTCGCAATGTTTCGCTGAATCCATGCTGAGAAGTCGTGCGCTGGTGAGACCTTTGCGTGAACCATCTCGTGAGCCCGAATACAACGCTCAGTCTCTCCGTCATTTACGGGGACGACCATCACCTTGTCAACAATGTTGGTGTGAGGGAGTCCTCGGACTGGAGCACATGGGTCAACGACCCACGCCCCAATCTCTGTGTCCCTGCGCCCCAACATCTCGGGCATGGGTTGGTTGTTCATTGTCGCAGTCATCACGCACCAACCTTGTCAAGTGCGATTGCGTCCATGAACGATTGTGCTCGGTCTCGGAACACCATCTTGCTTGCCTTCTCGTCGCCCAACTGCTTGCGGAGCGAGTCAAATGCGTAGAAGGTGCGGAGACTGATACGACGCTCGCCTGCGTCTGCCATACGGACTGCGTATCCACGCAAATCCTCTGACAGTTTGAGTAGAGCGTTCGGGTGAGGTTGGTTGATTCGGATTGCCACGGGGAATCTGTCTTTCAGAGCCTCGGGGAGTTCCCTCATGTCCTCAATGTTGGTGGTCATGACGACGCTGAATCCGTCAAGGGGACGAACCTTGCGACCGTTGTCGGGGTTTTCCCATGACGCTGATTCGGGAGAGTCGGTCATTGCGAGGAGAGTTGCGAACACATCTCCCCCTGCCTTGTCAATCTCGTCAATCACGAGACGACCGCCACGGAGACCGTCGCCCTGCCATGCCTTGATTGCCTGACCGTCATTCCAACGCCACTCGCCATTGGCAGAGGGCTTGTAGTGACCCTCAACTTGAGCGTTAGTCATGTCGTCGGTACAGATGAGTCGCCACGCACCGCCTGCCACATCACCCATGTTCATGCCTGCGTAGGTCTTGCCAGTTCCTGGGGGACCGAACAGAATCACACGGTCAATGCCTGCGATAAGTGCGTCGTTGACTTCCTGCCAACAACTCGGGAGTTCTACTTGATTCATTGTTCCTTCTTTCTAGGTTTAGTCGGTTTATCTAACAAGGAGAAGTGTATCTACTTATTAGTGATTTGTCAACTCTTTTCTGAGGTTTTTTTTCGGGAGTTTTCTCTCTCCCTCAGCAACCCCCATCTTACAGAGGGGGTGTAACACAGTAACGAACAGAGTGACCGAAAGTGTGCGCTCTGTCCGAAACTTTGTTAGTTGCTCACGGTTGTTCGCACTCCCTGACGGATTGCCTCAAACATGGCAAGAATGTTCTTGTCGGGGTGAGCCAACGGTTCACCAACCTCACCCATGACTTCGGATTCACACTTGGACTTCAGGTCGTCAATCTTGTCTTGGTATGCCTGCCAGTCAAAGTCCTCGTCGTTCCAATCCAAGTCTGCGTATCCCTCAATGTCCTCAACATTCCCATCACAGGTTGCGACGAGACCGTTCTGAATACGCCCTGCCCCAACGAGACCGTTTCCAAGTTCCTCGTACTGAATGTGGAACTCCAATGTTGGGAACATTGTGGAAATGTGGTTGAGTGCGTCAATCGGGGGTGACCACGCCGTATCAAAGGAGAAGTCAAGGTGAGTGTCTGAGTGACCGTTGAGACGAGTCTCGCAGTCGCCCCACTTTGTTCCCCAATGCGAGCAACACCAGTCGTACCAGTCTTTCGCACCATACTTGGCGAGATTTGCCTGATTTCGTGCGTAGCCTTCCGCATTGCGAGTGACCAGTTCGTTGTACCATTCCTCGGTGATTTCGCCCTTCTCCATTGACACCTTCCAGTTGGGGTGTTCCTCGGGAGTGAAGAATCCTGCGGTGGATTCCTTGAGTTCGGTCGGAATCGGATAGAGACGACTAATAATGTCGTATGTGTCGTGTCCTTCGTCGTTCACGGTGTGGACTCGCTGAAGGAAGTCCGTGATGGACTCAGGGTCTCCCTGAATCGTCATAGTGTTGTTACACCAGTTGGGCATTTGCTTACTCCTTATTTCTAGTAGGTATCGGAGAGTGTATCTCCTTTTTATTTCGCTGTCAACTTTATCCGAAGATTTTTTTGACTGCTTGCCCCACACCTTACAGAAGGGGTGTGACACAGATAGAACGAACACAACCATCAGAAGTGTGCGCTCTTTCTAAACAAACTTTACCAAAGGGGTGTAACACAGTTCCCCTGTGGATAAGCCTGTGGATAACTTGGACACCATAAATACATACGCATACACATGAACGCACGGCTATACGCCACCGTCGCTACTTGTAAGCACACACACAAGCACACGCTCGCGCGCGCGTAAGCCCCGTGGGCGCATCACCAGATGCGGGACTCCCCATGCCCGCTTCCGCAGCGGGGCTCGTGGGGAAGATGGTTAGTCAATGACCACCCATCTGTCGCCCGCTTCTGCGATAAGTCCGAGTTGTGAGCCATTGTCCCACTTCACGAAAACAGTTCCGAAGTCGTCAATGAAATCAACATTCCCTTCGTCGCCTTGTCGTAGAAGTGTGTATGCGTCATTCGTGTACTGGAGTCGCACACGCTTTCCGAGAAGATACGAAAGATGTTTCATTTGTTTGCCCAATACTCCTCGTGAGATAACCACAGTTTGCCGTTGTCTTGCCAACGCTTCGTGAGCATGAAAACAATCTCACGGAACTCTGAACGGGTAACTTCCCAATCCAATAGGTTCTCATCAAACTGATTGTTCTCAAACTCAAGAATGATTGTGGCAATCGCTTCATGCCCACTCAATGTTCCGAGTGAGTAGTAATGCTCGTCAATCACATTCATTATTTCTTCGTATTTGTTTGTTAGTGTCATGCCACTTCCTCGTCGTCGGGGGGCGCACAGTCGTAACAGACTCGCCCGAATGATGACCACACTTCTGAAGTGTCGTCGTGTGTGTTTTGACCGCATTGGTTACAGGTGAGAGTCTCAGTAGTCATCTAGGGTGTCTCCGTTTTGGTCTTGGAAGATGAGGTCTCTTGCTCGTGCGTTACGCATCATGTCAAGTGTTTCGTTCTCTATGTAGAGAATGACATCATCAAGTGTGAAGTTCATTTCTTCGCCGTTGAGAATACGGTTATCTTCTTTGAGTGTTTGGATAACTTCATCAACGCCGTATGTGGAAACCCACATCACATTTATGCGTTCGGGCATTACTTCTAGTTCCATCTATGTGTTCCTTTCTAGTAGTTACAGCAACACCCCTCAGTATAAGTGAGGGGTGTTATAGGGATTAGCCCTCGTCTGCGTAGAGAGTTGCTTCGTCGTAATACGAGTAGTCGTAGTCCTGAAGATGACCAATCGCTTCCTCAAGAGAGTTTGCCTCAATGAGGTTTGAGTAATCCAAGTGTGGAGATGCTGGAGTTCTTGTGGCAGAGACACGGAATAGAGTTCCGCCTAACTCTCGCACCTCTAGGTTGGGGAAGAAACTTCCCGTTCCTGTCCAGATTGCGTATTCTTGTAGTTCGTTTGTCATTAGTTTCTTTTTCCTTGCCCCTTTCCAGAGCGTAGTAGTTGTTCTTATCTTCAGTATAACAGGTTATGTTAGATAAAACAACCTGTCAGCGGAGAAACCACTCCCCGTGAGGAGTGGTCACCCTGAGTGGTCAGTACCAACAAATGAGCCCGTCTGCGTGTTCCGCCGCCCACTTGAGATACCACGACGCATACTTGAGGTCTGCCGTGATGTCCTCTCCGCCCATGCGGTAAACACCATCTTCCTCGTCGCACTCGTCAAACGCCTCGTCAATGACTTGGGCAAGAGTGAGACAAGAGCCCTTTGACTTCTCTGTCCCATCTTCGCTATCGCCATAGAACGAGAAGTCATCACTATCGCCGTATCCGATTGCTTCCAAGAGGTAGTTGCCGTACTTGCCTCTGTACCAACAGTCAGTACCGAACATTCCATAGACAGGACTGCCGAGTGCTTCCTTGTCTTGCTTATTCAGTTCATTGACATACGGGCAACCGCCACACGCTTGCGTAGCCTGACAGTCAATGACCATCATGGTTGAGCCGTCATCTTCCGTGAGTGCCACGCCGTCTTTGTTGAGTCGTGGAGTCATCACTACAGTTCCCTGAGCCTTACAGGGGTACTGCTTCGGAATGTTGTCTAGTCCCATCACTTTCCTTTCGTTTAGGTTTATACAGCACAGTATAACAAGGGGGTGTCATACTGTCAAACTCTGCTCAGATTGCGAACAGAGCCCTCAGGTAGTCAGGTGCGTCGTGGTTCTCGCCGTCATACACGCCCTCAGGGGAGAACGCACCAACGACGACGACATTCCCGACAAGGTGACGCTGAAACAAGATGCTCGCCGTGAGGTTCGCCTCAAGTCCCCAAATCAAACCCTCGTCATTGACATAGCCAACGAAGTCGTCTGCCCGAACGCAGTCAATGTAGCCACCGACTGACTCTTGGAGAAACCTGAGCGAGTCTTGCTCAGGAATGTCCACAACCTTCGGGCGGTCATCTGTCGGGATAAGGATTGCCTTTGTCATGTTTGTACCTTTCTAGTAGTTACAGCGTGAGTAGGTCACGCCACCTTTGCGGTAGCGTCACCTTCCTCAACATTGTCATTCAGGTCATACACACGGAACTGCGTGTATGGGGTGGACTTGGTGACCGCTTCTGCGACATCTGCCTTGATGAGTCCAAGTTCTACTGCCGACTGAAACTTCTTACCGTCAATCTCGGTCTTAGTGACCTTCTTGAGCGTCGCACCGTTCACCAACTCGGTGAGGGTCTTGAGGTTGTATGAGCGACGGTTAGCCGTGATGAGCATGACCTTTTCGTTGCCCACAATGACGGACTCCGTGCCGTTCTTGGCAAGGGCTTCCTTCAGGATTTCCTCTGCCTGCGCCTTTGCCTGCTTTGCGACTTCCAATGCTCGCTCTGCCTCAAGGAACATCTGACCTGCTTGTAATGTATTCATTTCGCTACTCCTTTTAGTAGTTAGGTTTATGTGATTGAGTTTATCAGAGGGGTGTTACTTTCGCAACCTTTATTTCTGACTCACTCGGTATTTCTTATTTCCCACTTTATCAGAGGGGTGTAACACAGTTCCCTGTAGCCCTCACCATCTATAACGAATGGCGAACCTCAAAGTGTGCGCTCATCTTATCTAGGGGGTGTGACACGGTTATCCGTACACACATAGAACGAACAGAGCCAGCCAAAGTGTGCGCTCAATCCTAAATAAATCTTTCCAGCATCTCAACCCCCGCTTTCGGCTACCGTCGCTACTTGTAGCGCATCTGGCATAACGCTGTGCGTTATACACGCACCAGCCCCGCATAACGCGTCGCGTTATACGCACGAGCCCCGCATCAGAAGATGCGCAGCGGGGCTTCTGGCAACTTTGTGGGAAAGTGGGAAAGTGGGCAAAAGAAAAACCCCCGCCCGTTTCTGAGCGAGGGTTCTTCGGTTGGATTTGTCGGGAATGTCACGACGGGGTGACGGTCATGCTTCCGCCAGTTGGTGCGTCGTGGTGATAAAGAACGCACTTGAGTGAGTCGCCCTCAACTGTGTATCGGAGTCGCCACTCGGTTCTGTCGGGAGTGATTGCCCGCAAAAGTTCTTCGGGAGTCCGTGCGGAGAATGTTCCGTCAATCGTTCCGTACCACACGGGGAAACCCGTAATGCGGAAACCCTGATTGTGTTCCACGAACAATGCTTCGGTATCAAAACCGAACTGCTCTACTTGGTCACTCCAACAATCTCCCCAACATTCGGGGGCTTCATTCCACTCGCCCGCATCTTCGTCAAAAGTTACACACGCACAAGTGTTTTGTATCTCGGTCATTGTTTCCATGATTGTCCTTTCTAGTAATGACAGCGGGGGAGTCGTCAGACTCCGATACCCGCATGACGCTTCGCTTCTTCCCATGTGTGACACGCAAGGTGCTTCAGGGTCTCTGTGTTGTTCTCGCCACTCTCAACCGTGTACACGCTCACGCCGTTCCTGCGCATGACATAGACGAACTGCGCCCATGAGTATGCGCCAGTTTCTTCCGTGTACCACGCTTCGTCGGAGTCCTTGTCAATGTCGTCGTGAACAATGCCGTAGCCGACACGAATGTTCTTCTCATCTCTGAACTCGTCGGTGTCGCCTTGCTCGTGGTCAATAACTGACCATGACGCATTGTCGTTGATGAGTGTCGTGACTACTTGTGTAATCCCGTCACGCTCTACAAGTGCGCCGAGTACGCCAACCATTCGTTCAGGGTAGTTATCCCAATGAGCGTAACGCCCACGCCAACCCTGCGCCCGTTCTACTGCGATGATTGCTCTAGTTGCCATTGTGTTTATTCCTTTTCTCTAGTAGGTATTGCCCATGATACACACGGGGTGTGACACGGTACAGCGACGCAAGGTCATGGGTTCCAACGAAACCCACGACACTCACGCTTGTTGCTGACACGCTTCTTGTTCGGTATGCGTTGCGCTTTCAGAATGTTCCTGTCTGCGAACGCCTGTCGGTCTTGGTCACTCCAACCACGACTAGGGCTAGGTCTATTAGTTGCCATGTTCAGTTTCCTTCCGTATCCATGATGTGGCGAGTCTCGCCGTGACATTTGTGGGTTGTCTTGCGAACACACTCCGCCATGCTCTGCGAGTCAATGACGAACTTCTTGTTACACTCGTGGCACTTCGCCGTGTATGAACGCTGACCCTTTGCCCATTGGTATGGGTGGATTGGCGTGTAGCCCTTGAGTCGCTCGTCAGGGAAACAAGTGATTGCTTCGTCACACTTCACACACACGACAACCTTGACCATGTAGGTGACTCCGCCGAACACGATGGGCTCAATGTTGGAGTAACCCTTTTTGTTGTATCCGCACTTGGTACAGATACGGTCATGGTTGGTCATGTCTGCCGAAAGTGTGGACACTTCCTTGTTGGCGATTTTCTGAACTACAGCAACTGGAATGTTTTTGTTGTTCGCTTGCTTTACGATGTGGGCGGTGAGTTTCATTTCTTTTTACCTTTCTAGTAAGTTGTAATCACTCTATCACTACGGTGTAACACTAGCAACCTTATCGGATAGATTTATTTATTTATTTTGTCTTGTACTTTCTATAACGAACGGTGACATGAAAAGTGTGCGCCACTACTGAAAGTTTTTCAGAAAGATTTTTCCGAACAAATGTTCCCGAACAAGTGTTCGCACGGGCTTTCGGCTACCGTCGCTACTTGTAGAGACTTCCGATAAACTCGTCGCATGATTGTTACTTGTGAGTTCTGCGGATTTCAGATTGACACGGGCAGACACGCCCACTCGGTGAAAGTAACGGGCTGGGTAAAGACGAAACAAGGCAAACCTGGCACCACCATTACACGGGCATCAGCCCCGATGGGTTATGCGTGCCAGACCTGTCTGGAGTCCCGCGACGGGCGCGGCGATGCGGGGCTCGCGACGCTCTTCTGATGCGGGCATAAACGCGGGCATCAAAAAACCCGCCCCCAACGCGGAGGGCGGGCTGATTGAGTTCTTCGCGGAATCAGAGTTGTTCGGAAACTGTACGAATCTGAATGAATCTGAAGTGCTTACGGAACTTATTGGCTTTGGCTTCTGCTTGAGCCTTGCCGTGAACTCCGTCAAAGATGACCCACTCGCATGGGAGGAGTCCGAACTCTCCCGAGAACTCGGGGTCATCTCTCGTGATGGCTGTATGAGCCAAGACTATGTATGTCGGGTACATATCTATCCTTTCTAGTAGTTGCTTATCACTATAACGAAAGGGTGTTACATAGTTGTGCGCTAACCGCCAAACTTTTTCTTTTCTTTTGAGCGCACACTTTTGACCACTCTTATCGTTACTGTATTACACCCCTTAGTTATAGTGGTGAGTATTCCAGTAACTACTAGAAAGAAAGGAAAAACCAAATGAGTCAGAAAGTCACCTCAATCCGAGTCTCGGAACAAAAGAGTGAAACCAACGGCGGAGTTGTTTACTTCGTCACTTGGAACAACGGAACGACAATCCGTATGGAACTCGCACCTGACATGGCAGAACATCTGTCATGGCACTACGGCGTAGCAATCACCGCCCGCTAATCCAGCCAAATCTCAACCGACTAGCAGAGAGCCCTCTCCCCAGAAATGGGGCGGGGGCTTTTTGTTTTCCCCGCTATACGCCACCGTCGCTACTTGCTGTTAGCGAAAACGCTAACACTTTCCCAGAAGATGAGCGCACGAGTCCCGTGGGTCGGCGGCGCGGCGGGGCTACTGGGTTGATGTCGCTGGTTCTGGGCGGATTCATTTCTGGTTTCGGGCAAAAAAAAATCCACAACCCGCATCTTGGGCTGTGGATAATGTTGTGGATAAAGTTATTCACAGGCTGTGGATTTCGTTGTGGAAATCGCTTGCTTGCCTGTGGATACCCGTACAGCACTTATCCACAGGAGACACCTGCCCCCTGTGGATAAAACCAAACTCCCGAGAGTTCAGTCCTCGCACTCGCAATCTTCGTGAGCCTCGTAGCACCAACCGCACTCGTCGCTGTAGTCGCTGTCCTCGTCGCTTCCGAAGTCAATCCTGACCCACTTGGCGATGGTGGCGAGAACATTGTCGTAGTCGCCTGAGGTGGCTTCCTGACGGAACTCGCTGATGATGTCACGGGCAACGCCCGACCGCCTGAGAGCGTCGCTCACAGAGCCGATGAGAGAAAACGCATTCCCATCTACCCCAATGAGGTTCACTCCGATGTTCGGATACTTGACCATTACCTATCTCCTTTTCTATTTCTAGTAGTTGCCTTCATTGTACTGAAGGGGTGTGGCAGAGTTATTTCACCCTCCCGAGAGTTCGCTTCTCCATTGCCGATTCTCACGCCGACGCAAGAGACCGTTGTGGGTCTTTCGCCCGTGACGCTTCAGGGTGCGACAACACCCGTACGGGCATTGCCTCTCTGCTCGCTTGTTGTGGAGCATTGCTCACTTCTCCTTCATGATGTGTCGGGTCTTGCCCTTACAGGTGTGCGTAGTGTCTCGCTTACATTGTGCCAAGTCCATTGACTGAATCATGAACCTACGACCGCAATCGTGACACTTAGCCGAGTACGACCGCATGCCCTTATCCCATTGGTCTCTACGAATGGGTGTATTGCCCTCTAGGGCTTCGTCTGCGTAGACCGTGATGGCTTCGTCGCACTTGACGCATACAACGACCTTCACGCCGTATTCCTTGCCCTGAAACACAATGGGCGAGTAGGTGCGCCACTCTTGCTTGATAGCACCGCACCAACGGCAACGGCAGTCTCGCTTCGTGATGTCCTGCTGTGCCTTGTGAATGCCGACCTGCTGGAGAACGACCTTCTCCACTACGGGAATCGGGATTCGCTTCTGTTCGGCTTGGTTCTTGATGTGCTGTGTCATTCGCATTTGCTTACTCCTTCTAGTAGGTATGCCCTCACTATAACGGAGGGGTGTAATACATAAACGTATCGGAGGCACAAAAGTGTGCGTGTCATTCGTCACATCTCTTGACAGAACAAGTGTTCGCCTCCCCGACCGAACGAGTGTTCGCCGAACGAGTGTTCCCCGAACAGGTGTTCGTACCGAACAAGTGTTCGCCCGTGAGACAAAGAGACCCAAAGTGTCTCACCGTCTCGCCTGTGGATAAACCTGTGGAAAACTATGTTGCTGACTACAAGTAAGTTATCCACACCCTGTGGAAAACCTTATCCCCACCCTGTGGACAAACTTATCCACACGCTGTGAATAAACCTGTGGAAAACTTTTCCGCCAAAAAACTTGACAAACCAAAAACTTTATGCGAATCCGAAACTAGAAACCAGATGCCCGCCCCGTAGCCCCGTGTGCTACGCGCTGGCATAGCAGTCCCGTGGGTGTAAACCCCGTGCGGGGCTCGTGAGGTGAGTGGTCGCCCAACTCGTGGATTCGGGGAATAAAAAATGGGTCGCCACCCCGTATGTAGGGAAACGACCCATGAAGGTAACCCGAAGAATCTCAGTCAATCAGGAACTCAGGGCGAGCGAGGGCAAGGGCTTCGCCAATCTCAATCGCCGTAAATGCCTGAGGGTTATCCAAGTCTCTGACCGTCACGAAGTTAGCCCCAACTGTCGGGTCATTGGCTATCTCCGCAAGGTTGCCGTACGCCTGACAGACCGCATCTAAGTGGGATTCGCAATCCTCGTAGACCATCTCCCAAGTCACTATGTACCTAGCCATTTGTGTTGTCTCCTATCTGCCCCTGAGGGCGGTTGTAAGGGGCTGGAAAGCCCAAAGCCCCCGTGTCACCCAATGAGGCAACACGGAGGCGTATGTGAGGCGTGGAAGGGCTTACGCCAACTTCCTCGCACACACTGGTCCGATACCCCGTGCGACTGATTCGGGGTCGTTCAGGAATCGCCCGCAGATGACGCAGTGACCGCACTCGTGTCCGAGCGCACCTGCCTGCTCAACGGTGAGCGCAACAATCGCACCCGTGCTGATTCGGTTGGCGAGGGTGACCATACCGCCACGCTCAAATGTCCACGAAGTGGCGAGAGCCTGCTTGGTCATTGCGTAGGTGTGTCCACCGCCGTTACGGGCAGGGCGCACGAACCATACGGTTGAGTGAGCCGATTCCCAGTAGAACCCAACGGGGGGAACTGGCAACGCCTGAGCACCATTGCGTTGGACTTGGCGAGCCTGAGCCTTGTTGCGCATGGAAACCGCAGAGCGAATCTGAGCCTCCGTGAGCGTACGGTGACGACGGTAATACTTGGCGAGATTCTGAGCGAAGTCAGACCAAGTCTGATTGCCGAGCCAAACTGCGAGGTCTGCTACCTCGGAAGCGTCTAGTTGAGTGGACATTGCAACCCCTTTCATGGGTCTAGTAGGTTTACGAAATCAACTATACAACGGGGGTGTTACATAGTCAAGGATTATCTGAAAAAAGTGTAAATAAACTTCGCCAGACATTTGCCAGCCCAACCCAACCGCTGTCCCAAACCGAACTCACCAAACCCCCACAGCCCCCGCTTTCCGCCACCGTCGCCCTTGTAGCGCAATCCCACACGCACCACCCGCAGGGGCGCACGCACCCCCATAGCCCCGCAGCGGCGCATAACGCGACACGTTACGTCACAGCCCCGCTTGACAGAGTCGGCGGCGGGACTCGCGGGGTCGGGCGAGCAGAATCTTGGTCAAAATCTTGGGTAAAGAAAAACCCCGCCATTTCTGACGGGGTGATTCTGTGGTTGTGAGGTTCAGGAGTTGGCGTTTGTTTTTTCGTTGCTGTGTGATTGCTCAACGATTCTGTTTAGCCAGAACCGACTAGCACCGAATGCGTACGGGTAACCGTGCTGTTCCACCATCTCGGGGAGTTGGTCTAGTAAATCCTTGATTGCCTTTATGTCTGCCTTGGTGAGTTCCATGTTTACCTTTCTAGTAGTTGCCCCTACCTTAGCGGAGGGGTGTTGTATAGATAACGGATAGACCGAGGGGATTAGTGCGCTATCTCAATGTGACGCACGCCACACCCAACAATGCGAGACTATGTTACACCCATCTGTTAGATTTATCTCATAGAAGTACTAGACCCATGAAAGGGGGGAAATAATGAATACACGAATCCGTGAAGGTCGCCAATGTGACCCGAAGGTACTCCGTGACCAAATCGGAATGATGACGGTCTTGGCAGTATCGGGTGGGCGATGGGGTGCTATCCGTGACAACGAAGGCGAACCCATCGGTGTCATCTTTCCGTGCGGAACAAATCGCACGGTAGAGGTCACCCTGTCCTTTTGGGACACCTACACCGTACGGCGCTACCGCCAAGTGGTGAGAGGCGAGCGCAGAGGCGAGGACATTCTTGAGCACGAAGCAACGAATGTCTACTGCGACGAAATCAGCGAAGCGGTCTACACCGCTAGTTGTTGGAAATAATCCCACCAGCGCACAGAACCAAGAGACCCGCCCCCACAAAGGGCGGGTTTTTTGATGCCCCAACACAAACGAACCCGAACAACCCCCAGAAGAACACCCCCGCAGCCCCGCCGCACCTTGCTGGCAACGGGACTTCTGGACGAATAAATCAACCCCAGAACCAGGTCATCCGCCAGGTCAACCAGAACAATCAAAAAAAGTCAAGTTTTTTCTGACAAAAAGACACCCAAGGGTACTTGCCCCCAAAATCAACAAAAAAAACAAGAAATCTAGTAACATTTGCCTGTGCCTGAGACGCAACTATTACTTGCCGACGACCATCTTGTCCTCATCTTCCCGTACGACAAAGACCAGGTTGATGAAATCAAACGCATCAAGAACTCCAAATGGGACAAGATAGCGAAAGTCTGGAGAGTCCCGATGACAAGTCTTAATGAGGCGCGGGACTTCGCAGCCAAGCACGGCTTCTGGGTGGAACCAGATGTACTTCGCTTTGACCTCCCAGAACCAGACAACCAGGTGTTCGGGGTCCTCCTAGAAAAAGATTGGATTTACCTCTCTTTTGCCTTTGACCCAGTAAAAGTCAAGGCGGTCAAACAAATACCGAGCATAACTTGGCACGCAAAGACCAAATCATGGCGTGCGCCCCTCGCTTCCATCCACGAATGTATTGATTGGGCGAAGAAGTTTCGTGAAGTTTTACCGCAGGACCTAGAAGACCTGGCTGCGGGAATCCTCCAGAAGCATCAAGAATCCGTGAAAGAGTCCCGTGCTACCGATGCAGACATCTCTGTTGCGGGGCTGCCGCTGCTCCCGTACCAGAGAGCGGGCGTAAAGTACGCCGCAGCCGCACGCAGGACCTTTATCGCCGACGATATGGGGTTAGGGAAAACCATTCAGGCGATTGCGACCGTGGAATATGTGTACGACTCGTACCCAGCGGTTGTGGTCTGCCCACCGAACTTGGTGCTGAACTGGGTAAATGAGTACCAAAAGTGGTTACCTAGCAGGAAAGTTGTTGCCGTAACCGACCGAAAGTCCTTCCCCGAGGAAGAGTTTGATGTTCTTGTTGTCGGATACTCCAACATCACCCATTGGGAAAAGCGTCTGACGGGGATGCGTTCGTACGTGTTTGACGAATCCCATTACATCAAGACCCCAACCTCCCAAAGAACTAAATCTGCCATCAAGATGTCCAAATCAGCCCCGCCAGAAGGAATCGTTCTGGCTTTGACGGGAACCCCAGTCACGAATCGTCCAGCCGAGTACGCATCCCAACTGGACGCAATCGGTCGTTTGGATAAGTTTGGAGGACTTTGGGGGTTTTACCGACGGTATTGCGGTGCTTTCCGAGACAGATTTGGTCAATGGAACATCTCTGGACACAGCAACCTGGACGAACTCAACGAAAAACTCCGAGGAAACTGCTACATACGCAGAACCAAAGACCAGGTTCTGGAGGACCTGCCGCCAGTCCGCCATGCTCCGCTCGTGGTCAGCGGGACTTCAGCGGCGATGAAGGAATACCGAAAGGCGGAGGAGGACATCGTTGAGTACCTGGTTGCCCGAGCGAAGGAACTCGCCGAGGAACTGGGTGTTTCACCAAAGTCAGCCGCTGTTCTCGCAAAAATCAAAGCCGAATCCAACGAACACATGGTGAAGTTGAGTGTTTTGCGCCGTCTAGCCGCCAAAGCCAAGATGGAAGCAGCGAAAGAAATCATAGAAGCACACATTGAGGCTGGTCAGAAAGTTGTTGTTGCTGCCCACCACAGGGACATCGTTGATGAACTCGCAGCCAGGTTCGGGGACATGAAAATCCAGGGCGGGATGAAGGTGGAAGATGTTGAGGCTGGGAAGTCCCGTTTTCAGAATGAACCCGTCGGGACTGCTCCCGTGATGGTGCTCAGTATCCAAGCCGCGAAGACTGGGCATACTTTGACCGCAGCGCAAGATGTTTTGTTTATGGAGTTGCCATGGACGCCAGCCGACGTTGACCAAACTTATTCAAGATGCCACCGACTTGGGCAGAAAGGTTCAGTCACGGCGACTTATCTTTTGTGTGAGGGAACGGTGGACCAGCAAATCTATGACCTCATTGAGGCGAAGCGAAGCATTGTGAATGTCGCTACCGATGGGGGCGAAGTTGATAAAGCGGAGTCCGTTGGCTCTGCGCTCGTCGGGTTGTTCACCGAACGAGGCTTGACTTGACAATATAACACCCCCATGATATACTTACTTTATACCTACTAGAAAGGACTAGAAGTATGGAATCAGGATATCTAAACGGGAGTCGTTGGTGGGTCACCCTCAACTACAACTCCACACGCAAGTTCAGTATCAGTTACTTGGCTAAAGGGGCAAGCAGAATGTCTAAACACGACATTGTGACTTACCGTGAAGGTGCGCCACACTACGAGGCGTATACGACAGAAACGGGCAAAACCATACCGCAGTTTGTGGCGAAAGCACTTTGGGAGTTCATAAACCAATAACTAAAAACCAAACCAAGGAGCCCACCCGTCAAAAGGTGGGCTTTTTCTTTGCCCCTTCCCGTTAGCCCCGCACGACCAGTTGCGCGGCGGGGCTGCGGGGTCTATTCTGCCGACGGTTAGCCTCCGTGATGCGTCTGGTTGACGCAGGGTGTCTTATACACACCTGTAGCAGGGTTCAATCCCCTGACGGAGGACTCCTGAATAAATCTCAACAAAAGCCTTGACATTCATACACCCACTGAGTAACATGAAGGCATGAACTTTGATGAACTACTAGACGAGTTGTTCCGACCCCTCACTGAGTGTTGCGGAAAGATACCAAGCGACCGAGGTGATGTCGGCTACTGCCACTACTGCGAGATGAGCATGGAGTGGTGTCAATGCGACGCAGATGATTTCTGTAAGTGTGTACCCAAGTAACTCTGTCACACCCCCGCTGTATAGTGATGTTGTAACTACTAGAAAGGTAAAGCAATGGGCATTGATTACGACGCATGGCTAGAACAGCCATACCAAGATGCTTGCGATGCGCAAGACGCATACGACGAAGCAGAAGAGTCCTACCGAGAGTCTGACTATTACTGGGAAGACTACGAAGAGTGGCTAAAGACCAACGAAGGTAAGTCTGAAGCAGATTGGGGAGAGACCAGCGACTACGTAAAGTCCGTTGAGTCCTACCAAGCAATGAAGAACGAACCACCAACCGAGGAGGATTACTATGGTCGGTACTGAAACTAAATACGACGGCGCAATCAACGAGCCCGTACCATTCGTAGGCACACCCGAAGAAGCGGAAGCCAACTTCGCCACACACCACTTCGGTTACGACGGCGAAGATTATGACGCTCGTTGTATCTCATGTGACTCAAAAGTGTGGCACAAATCAGCCAACTACCCATGCGGAACAGAAGTACCGAGGCAAGTTCGTGTGTTCTTTACCGACGGCACGGAAGTCGTCATGACCGAGCAAGAACACGACATTTTGCTCAAATCAGCAGAAAAAATCTAACAAATAACACAACTCGCAAATCTGTGTATTTACTGGGGAAACTTGGTTTATACACGGATTTATTGCGGGGCTGATGCGTCTTCGGGGCGAACTTCTGGAGGCATCAAGGTAAACTATAAGTCGTGACATATTGACATAGAAACATCGGCGAACCTTCCTCGTTCCACGCCGATGCCTTATCCACCTAGTGAAAGAGAAAACCATTGCGACAACACATCTTCGCACCTCTTATTGTCCTATTCATCGGATTGTTCGGAATAGAAGTTCTCGCTTCCGACTCCACGAGCATTACTACTAGCACTAGTCCCGCGACCATCGCACCTATCCCGACCAACCCGCCTCCGCCGAGAACCGTGGTCATCACTCCGCCCCCGACTACAACAACTGTGGTTCTGACTGAAGAGCAAATCGCTGGTCTTCGTCAACTCCAAGTAGAAAAAGACAGAGAAACTTGGGGTAAATGTGGGGAATGGCACGACCTTGCTATTCAGGTTGGCTGGCCCGAAGCGCAGTGGAAGTACCTCCAACAAGTCATTTACCGTGAAAGCCGCTGCCAAGTAGATGCTTGGAACGGTGCCGATGCGGGGCTCCTACAAATCAACCAAATCCATCGGTCGTACATCGGTGAACTTGGCATGGGCGAGCATCCTGACGCAATGTTTGATGCAGAAAACAATCTGTGGTTCGGATTGTTGTTGTGGGAAGGAAGCGGAAAGAACTGTTGGAAGCATTGGCGTTTCAGCGGACAAACATTCGGGTGTGAGAAATGAACCCAATGTTTCTGTTCCGAGGAGTTATTGCAGTTTGGTTTACCACTTGGGGGCTCTTTGCGTTTGCGCCAAGCAAGAAAGAACCCGAAGCCGTCGTACGTGATTCTGTACGTGCGCCGATAACTGCGCCCGCACCAACAGTCCCGCCGACTACTCAGCCCGCTCCTGTGCAGCCAGATGCGCCATCAACGCCATCTGCAACACCAATCCCTCTCGTTTCGTACTGGGAAAAGATTGCCAAATGTGAAACCAACAGCAACTGGCAACACAAAGGTGGTAACGGCGCAGGTCATTACTATGAGGGCGGTCTTGGTATTTATGATGGGACTTGGCTCGCATGGGGTGGCGATGAGTTTGCTCAACACGCATATGAAGCAACTAAGGAAGAGCAAATCATTGTTGCTAACCGAATCGCTTTGTTTGGTTACGAACAAGTTCGGACACGAGATGCCGAGTGGGCAAAAGTCAAGGGCGTACCAGCCACTTATCTGTACAAGAAGAGCCCCGTGGGTTTTAATGGGTGGGGATGCAACCGTCGCAACGGGGCTCCCGCGTTGTTTTACTATCCAGACCCAGAACGGTTCTTGACGACGGCGTTCGCGTTCAGCCAACGCGGAGTTGAGGTTCATGATTTACAGCAACTTCTTGGTGTGAAAGCCGACGGCTGGTACGGAAAAGCAACCCGAAACGCTCACTACAAGTATTTGGTTGAGGAAAATCTTCCAACTGATGTTGTCCCATCTATTCCAGCAAGCAGTCGTGCACCGAGAAGCGGTTACAAGTTTGTTGAGTGGAACGGAGATGTCGCAGAGATTCCTGTTGATGCGACTAAGCGATGCCCGCAGTACGAAGCAAAGTTTGCTCAGCACGGTCTTCCTGTGGAGATTTTCTCGTTCATTGCTTGGCGGGAGTCCCGTTGTAATCCGAAGTCGGAGAACTGGACTCTGAATGCGAATGGAACGAGCGACCACGGATTGGTGCAAATAAACTCGTCGTGGAAAACGGTGACATCGCAAACTTGCGGTAGCAAGATGGGTGACCTAAGTGTGTTGCTTGATGTGAACTGCAACCTCAAGGTAGCCAAGAGGTTGTTAGAGATTTCTAGTAATCCGTTAGGTAACTGGAACCTTTAGGTTTACCAATGTCGCCAAGTGCGACCCCATCTCGGGGAAGTTGTTCTGAGGTATGTTGCCAAGATTGGCATACGGTTCTCAATAAGTTTCGGGAACAGAACATGGACTGCGAGGTCTATGGTGCGAACATACTTACAGGGGCTTCCAAAGAAGTATCTGCTTCGTGGTTCTGACTCATGGAGTCTTGCTAGTTCTAGTACTTGATTCATAATGTGAGTATAACAGCGGGGTGTCGTATTGTCAAGTATTTAGATTTTACTGGCTACCCACTTCACGCCATTCCACCACACAACCCGACGAACGCCTGCGTACTCTAACTCGGGTACACACCTGCGACACGGGTGCGAAGGCAATAGCCGACCCGATGCCCCAAGCCGAGCCACATAGATGGTTCCGCCACGAGCCTTTCTCCCCATCAGCCGAAGGGCATTCATTTCTGCGTGCGTGCTCTGGTGAAGGAAGGACACAGACTTCTGGTTCCTGAGTCGGTTCAGTCCAGATGCCACACGTCCCGCTTTGACGATGACGGCACCAACGCGAGTGCGGTGACGGGACTTCTCTGCGGCTTTGATGGCTTTGGCGACATGGCGAAAGTCGGCTCCAGACAGGTCGGATGTGAACTTTTCTGGTTGATTTACATTTCGGGTTGTCATCCCCGTATCTTTCTGCTAAAGTTATCTAAACAGGTTCTCATCAGAGCACTTGACAAACCAATACGGTTCCACTAAACTTCAGGGAATCTACTAGAAGAAAGAAAGGACAGCAATGTCTCACGACTTAGAAATCAAAGCAAATGGGGAGGCGAAGTTTGCGTACGCAGACCGAGAAGCCCCTTGGCACAGACTCGGCAAGCCCATGAAGGGTCTCCAAACAATGGATGCCATGTTGGAGGCAGCGGAAGCGGACTACCAAGTGATTCTCACAAAGGTCGCAGCGGTAAACGAAGATGGCGAGTTCATCTTGGATGTGAACGGTAAGCCCGTCATCATTGACGACAGTCGGGCAACAGTCCGTGCGAATACCGATGGCACCTACGATTCGTTGGCAACCGTAGGCAACCGTTACGAAGTGCGTCAGAACCGTGAGGTTCTAGAGCGTGCGTTGGCAGTTGTCGGAGCGAGCAAGGGCGACGCAGTGATTGACACTTGCGGAGTTCTCCGTGGCGGTGCGAGATTCTTCTCCACTATTGACCTCGGCTCTCTCGTCATTGACCCAATGGGCGTGAATGACCGTATCGCACGGTTCCTTGTCGTATCCACGGGTCACGACGGCGTGTGGCCAATCCGTTATGCGAATACCGACATTCGTGCGGTGTGTCAGAACACTGTGATTATGGGTCTCCGTTCAGCGGAGCGCACATTCACGGCACGACACACTCGTAATGTGGATACCGCACTTGACGACGCTCAGACCGTTCTCCGAATGAACACCGAATGGGCGAGAGAGTTCAAGGCAACCGCAGAGCGAATGCTCACAATCCCAGTCCCCCAAGCATCATTTGCGATTGACAAGGTTCTCAATACCGTATTCCCTAAGAAGTCGGATGAGACAGACCGTCAGCGCAAGAACCGTGACGAGAATCTTTCACTCGTGCGTTCGCTCTATGCGAATGAGCGCAATGCGGGAGGATTCGGTTACAACGGTTGGTCTATCTACAACACTGTTGTGGAATACCTTGACCACTGGCGTGACGACGACAAGATTGCGATGGCAACAGCATCCATGGATGACAACTCGTGGGTCACACGCAAGAAGTTGGAAACACAGAACGCAGTGCTCGCACTCGTCTAACCAGCACCAATCGCCCAGCCCCCCAAAAGGCGAAGCAAGAGCGTCATTCCCTAGCGGAGTGGCGCTCTTTGCTATGTCGGCGACTGTAACATTACTCAATCATGTCGGATGAAAAACCTTACGACCAAGACGACGAACACAAAGAACTCATACCAATCGTCTTGCCATACCCGCCGACCGAAAACAACATTTATGAACTAGTGCGTTACATGACCGATGCCGACAGGAGAGACGAAGTGATAAACCAGACGGTGCGGGACTACCTTGATGAACTGTTTGATGAGTTCGGGGAAGACTGCGTCGTGCCAATCTTGTCGTACGTTCAGTTGGAAATGGGGTGGGACTTGGAAATCCTGATGGACAAACGGGATACCGAGGATGCGCTGATGAAAAACCACAGCATCTTTGATGATGAAATCTGGCGAAAAGTTCTAAATACCCGTGCGGTGAACGAGTTTCATCACGCCGTCTATCGGCTTAGTCAAACCTATCTGAATGATGCGATTGCGGAGGTGTTGATGAAGGAAGAACTTCGCACCCCTCCAGAGGGTGACCTTCCAAACTGATGTGCTCAACGACATCTGGGTCGTAGAGAGTCCCGCACGCATCACACTTTACGAGATGCTCACGACGCCGATTCGCCATCTTCACCCTCGTACAGACGCAGCGTCACTTTGATTGAGCCGTCGGCTTCTACGGAGTTGACCTCCAAGCCGAGGGTTTCCAACAGAATGTCGGTTAGTTCTGACATTTCTTCTGCTAGTTCCTCAACATCATCATCGCTCATCTCGTCATCTGCTCCGATGCTGACAAGCACATCAACGATTGTCTCGTAAATCTTTATTTTGGCTTCAGGTCCTGTAGTCACTTGTTTTTTCTATCACACAATGCTAGGCTGGCGTCGCACCTTCGGGACTTCCGAGGGTCAACTCACACAAGGAGAATCCGTACTATGGCGACAGCCCCAGTAACATTGGTCGGGCGTTTGACCCAAGACCCCGAACTCAAGTTCCTCGGTAATGGAACACCCAAACTGAGTTTTTCACTCGCAGTCAACCATTTTTGGAAAGACGCAAGTGGCGAAACACAGGAAAAGACCCACTTCTTCAATGTCATCGCATGGCGAAACATGGCGGAAGACGCAGCGGCAATCTTGGAAAAAGGACTTCAGGTCATTGTCCAAGGTCGTCTTGAGCAGGAATCATGGGATGACAAGGACACAGGCAAGAAGCAGTCCCGTGTCGTGATTCTCGCAGACGAGATTGGCGCAACTGTGCGTGGCATCTCGGCGGTTTCCCGCAAGGCGAGCGGCGAAGGCGGCGCATCTTCAGGCGGGGCTCGTGCGGGCTCAGCAGTTGCGAAGGCGCAAGCAAAGGTCGCACCAAAGGTCGTTGAGGAAGAAGACGAACCATTCTGATAACCGTCAAACCGCATCTGTGAGTGCGGTACGGTAACAATAAGAAAACCCCACCCGTCTGATGGCGAGTGGGGTTTCTTGCTGTTTAGGGTTGGCGTTGATTAGCGTGCTGGGAAGTCTCGGATTAGTACCGACTCCTTGTCCATCGTGTCCCTGCCAAGAACATGGATTTCTGTGTTGTTGTAGTTCCAAGTCTCACGAACATGATGGTGACCGCAGACATGAAGGTCAGGGTTGACCTTTTGCTGTAGTTCCAACACGAGTTCACGCTGAGCAACCGATACGGGAATGTCATCTTTGTATGTGAGTTGCTTTCCGTATGGTGCTTCGTGGGTGATGAGGACATCTACTTTGTCGTTGCTCACTTCGTCTAAGTGATACGGGTTGATGAGTTCTTGCTTCCAGAATGAATGACCCAACTCTCGCTGTTTCCAGTCCACGCTGTACGCACCGCCGTAGCCCATGAATGTGTACCCGTTGATGTCAAAACGACACCCTCGTGGTATCCACTTGACCCACTTGTCAGGGGTAGGGATAGGGGTATGGTCGCCGTGTTCCTCTCGGAGTTTGTCCAAAAGGTCGTGGTTCTCATGGTTGCCGTCTATCCACAAGATAGGAATGTTGTTGTGTTCTGCGAGCAGACTCGCCCGTGCGATGAACTTACGCCCAAACGCTAGGTGAACCCAGTAGCCGAAGTCGCCACACGCAATGATGGTGTCAACATCGTTCTTCTTTGCATGGCGGAATAGCCAGTTCAGATGGCTCATGTTTCCATGAATGTCACCTGCGAACATGATTCTCATTTATTGTCACCTCCTCGGTGCTCTAGTAGTTCTATAACCATAAGTATAGCAAGGGGGTGTAACATTTGCAACTCCTAGATTTCAGAACATTTGTTCGTATAACATCATCATGTGACACGGATTTCAGACCAACTACCTGACGACATTATTTACCTGATTCGGAACATCAGTGAGGGAAACATCACAGATGCCGAAATGGAAGGTATTCTCCCAGATTTCTATGTGCGGGTAGCCGTCGTAGATGAGGGCAAAAACCTCCCCGTAAGCCCAGAAACGCACGACAAGGCTGCGGCTTGGATTGAGAAGCAGCGGGGCTTCCAGAAGCGTGCATCGGAGGCTTGGGCTGTCCTGCAGCGGGCGGAACCCATAGATGCGGTCGCCGTCGGCAAGGGAGGGAATCTTCCCGAATGGTTTGGCTACACATGGACATCAAACTTGATGTTTGATTGGGCAACAAACCTGCATCTTGCTGTTTTTGATGCGGAAAAATACATTTCCGAACGAGGATTGCGTTAAGTCAGAACAGTTGAGGCTGATGGTCGGGTATTTCTGCGATTCGCTTCTCCGCCAACTTCGCATACTCGGGATTTAACTCAAACCCGATGCCATCCCTGCCCAACCGCTTTGCGACCGCCAGCGTTGTCCCAGAGCCCGCAAACGGGTCAAGTACGACACACGGGGCTACTGGGGCATCGCATGAGCACGTTGCCTCCCAGCCGACGGTGAACGTTGGGACTGTGTGTTTGAGGGTTGAGCCATCTTCCAGACCAGTTCGTCGCATCCCTTGTTCGTTGATGTCGTACTGCCCAGCCCCCTGTGCTGACCATGCCTGAAGGATTGGTTCGCCCTTCTCTGTCAGTCGGACATACGGATTCCCGCACTTGGAACAGCAACCTTTCTCAGATGTGCCTGCAAGAATGCACGGCTCAACGAGGTCGTGAGGGAAAGTTGCGAAATGCGCCCCTTTGTACGGCTTCGTGTTGATTGTCCAGACGGACCTGCGGTTCTTCATCGCTCCAACGGTGTAGTTCGCTGAAGACGAGTTCGCCTCTGTCCCTCGCCGCGAGTCCCGTCGTGCGCCACGGTTGTCGCCCGCCCAGATGGCTGGCTCCTTGATGGCTTCCGCATCGTAGAAGTACCTGGGTTTCTTTGCGAGGAGGAAGATGTATTCGTGTGATGTGGTGCAACGGTCAGTCACGCTTGACGGCATCGCATTCGGTTTGTTCCAAATGATGTCTTGTCGCAAATACCAGCCAGCATCTTGGAGCGCAAATGCTACTCGCCATGGGATGCCCATGAGGTCTTTTGGTTTTAAACCGTCGGGTGTGGACTTATGGAGTGTCCCAATGATTGTTCCAAGTGAAGTTGCCTGTTTGGAGTTCGGGTCAACGTTCGCTGAGCCGTCTGCGTTCCGCCCTTTGCCTGAGCCCGCATAACTGTCTCCGAGATTCAGCCAGAGAGTCCCGTCGTCACGAAGTACACGATGTATCTCTTTGAATACCTCAAGCATCGCAGCGACGAACTCTTGAGGTGATGGCTCCTGTCCGATTTGTCCTTCGTGTCCGTAATCACGCAACCCGAAGTACGGGGGTGATGTGACGACGCAGTGTACGGATTTGTCAGGTAGATGCGAAAGTCCTGTTCGGCAATCGCTAACAATCAGTTGTGTGGTCAAGTTTCTCTATTTTCTAGTGAACCACTTCAGTACTCGTGCCCGAAGCGAAGGATTAACAATGTCGTTTGCCTTCACCACATTAGCGGTTTTTTCAATGATTTCCTTGATTCCTTCAGGCACGCTTGCGGTGACTTCAACTTTGATGTCGGCTTTCGCAGTGGATGTCTTCGGCGACTGTGTTTTCACGACTGTCTTCGCTGCGGGACGCTTACGCGGCTCAGCACTCTTCTGCGGCACAACTTTCTTCGCGGATGCCTTCTTCGCACCCGCTTTCTTCGCAGCGGTTTTCTTCGCAACTGCTTTCTTCGCGGCTGGTTTCTTTTTGGGTTGCTTGCTTTCGTTCATAACACGCAACAGTAGTACGAACTTCGTTTTCGTAAGAGCACTTTCGGTCACATTTTATGAGATAGGGTTACATTCATGGATGCGTATCCAACAACTCTTGACAAAGTCGCCCTGGTAGTAGAAGCAGCGAAAGTCGCAAAATCAGATGCGGTAAAACTGAACGGAATCGGGGAGGACATCAACCTTAACTTGTTCGGGTGGCGGGACTCCTCGCTGGTCGTCATCGCTCAGATGCTTGACAGCAGTCAGATTCCAAAAGACGAACGGTTCGCCAAAGTCGTGAATGCGCTTTGTATTATCAGACAAGGTTGGCAAGTTGATGGATTTACGATGGTTGCGGAAGCGTTTTGCTCACTTTTGCCGTCGGACACGAGGGGCAAAGACCTTGCGGCGCAGTTCGCCGAGAAGGATTCGCCTGTGATGGAGTGCCTCTCGTTCACGCACGTATCGCACAAAGATGCGCTCTTCGTAACAGTCCCGTACACGTGCGTTCCGCCTCGCACGGTCATATACAAGACCCCGCTGAAGTACTCTGGTTACGAGGGTGTGCTCCGTGATAGAAAGTATCCCGCTGCGATGGGGAAGGCTCTTGACCTCCCGATTAGCGAGTCGGTGGTTGAGGATGGCGATGTGTTTCATGCCGTTCTCGCTGAGGGGTTGGCTGACGAAGGGTTTGATGTTCATTATCTTTAGTTTCTTGACATAACACATCTGTTATGTGTATAATGTAAAAAGCAGGCGTCTCCTTTCCGCCTGTGCCAAGACCCCCTCCGACTTCATGTGGTGGGGGTTTTTGGTTTTTTGACAATGCTTGACTTCATGAACTAGATTGGGTAAGTTTAGATACATGAACTACTACACCAATAAACAGCACCCAAACTACTACTACAGCATTCGCACTTTCGTAAGGGTCACCTTTTGGGGAGGTGTGGCAGTCGGTCTCTTCGTGGGGGCAGGCGTACTCGGAGAAAAACTGGCAGACGACCCACGACCCAAATGTGATGTGACAGTCAATGTGGATTTCACATGGGTCAATAACGGCACAACATGGGTTGACCTCACAATGTGCCAAAACCCGAACAACGGGATTTTCCTTGAGCCCGACGGAACATGGCGTTGGTACGACCCAGAGTTGGATAACTGAGTAGACTGCGAGACATGACAATGGACATGGACACATACCAGCAACAAGCATCCACCACAGCGAAGTACCCCGAAAGCACAGGCTTGATTTACTGCGTGCTCGGGCTCGCATCCGAAGCAGGTGAAGTCGCTGGCAAACTGAAGAAAGCCATCCGTGACGAGAACGGCGTCCTGTCGGAGTCCCGCAAGGAAGACTTGCTCGCGGAACTCGGCGATGTGCTCTGGTACTGCGCGATGACCGCGATGGAACTTGATGCGACGCTCTCCTCGGTCGCTGAGGCAAATCTCAACAAACTGTTTGACCGCAAAGACCGTGGTGTCATCGGGGGCGATGGGGACAAGCGGTGAAAGCCTTCATTTCCGTCATTGCCGTGCTTGGCATGGTTTTGCTGATTGGAATGCGAAATGACTGACACAACTTGGACTTGGTTGCTGTTCGGAATGGAAATCATTGGTGTCACAGGAATGTGGTACGCAGGGAAAAAGATGTGGTGGGGCTGGCTCATCGTCATCCTCCACACCATCCCGTGGTTCATTTACGCCGTCACCCACAACAAGCCCGGATTCGTCGCAATGTCATTGATGTGGTGGGCTGTTCACTGGCGGAACATGATTCGCTGGCGCAGGGAAGAGCGTTGGAGCAAGGCGGGGCTTGTGAGGGGATGAACCCTCAGTCGCCCTCCTTCCACAACTTCTCCAACTCGTCGCGCTCCTCCGACTCCCGCTGGACGCGCTCCATGATTGCGTCAAACACACCACCCAACCCGTCGGGGTTATCCAACTCCTCGCCCATGAGCCGCTGGATTTCCATGTGTGCGTCAAGTTCCTCGTCGGTCATAGCGTTCAGTTCACGCTCGTATGCGACTTGCTGACCTGCGAACAGGAACATCTCCAACTGTAGGTCGTCAATCAACTTGAACTCCGAAATCATGTTGTTCAGATAAACCGCTGACGGAATGCGTTCTCCCGTACGAATGCTCTGTGCGATGTTGTGCCAAAACAGTTCCGTCTTGTACTCGTACAGTCTCACTAGGTCATCGGGGATGAAGTCATCCTGCCAATCCCATCCGTCAAGGTCAAAGTCCTTAGCCGATGGCACTCGGTCAGGGAAACGCTTCATGGATTCTGCCCGTAGAGCCCCATGACCGTCGTCGCCTTCATTACTATCTATGTCAAACATTGTCTATACCTTCCTTGTTTATGCCCCCTCCGTGGGGGTCTATGTCTATAACGAACAAAGGTGGGGAAAGTGTGCGCTCCCCATCGGCTTGTAATACTAAAATGTTGTATGGGAAAGAAAAAGAAATCATCAGGTTCGCAATCCACAGGTCGCACCCGTGTGAACCCCTTGACTGGTCAAGTGGAAACTGTGAGTGGGACAAAGGCTGGCAAACGACGGTCGTACCTCCCTGCTGGACACCCCCTCAGGACACACGACATTCAGGGCGCATCAAAGAAGAAAGACAAGTAGTCCCGCTCTCATGATGCCCTCCTCATGGCGACCATCACCAGATAGCCGTATCGCTGTGCGCTTCGCACTCACGGGGCTTCTGGCGTTCTTCTCGTGGTTGTGCGGGGTTGTCTCGTTCGCACTTCTCTGTTGGGGTTCGTGGGTGTATTCACGCCGTCGGTCAGGTACATAGTTCACAGTATTCATGGGGGTCGTGGTCGCATACTTCGTACCACACTTCCCATTCGTAATAGTCGTGGCTGTCAAGGTACTCTCGTACTTCCCTCTTAGCCTGTCGCCTGTGTTGCTTGACCTTGTGACGGTAATACAACAGTCCTAGTATCACTTTGATACCCGTGAACTACCCGTGAGCATCTTGACGATGCGCCTGAGCGTCACTCTCCTTATCCAAGTCAAGTAGAGATGTATCACTTCGTATCTCTTTGTATCACTTTGTATCCCTTTGTATTGCTGATTCCATTTATACAAACTCTTTCCTGTATTAGCAGAGGGGTCTCCTCCACTATAGACAACATAACAGATGTGTTAGATGTTGTCAAGTGTTACGAATAAATATTTACCCGTGAGCACCCGTAAGCACTAAAGCAAAAAGAGGGGAGAGGTGTTACCTCCTCCCCTTGCTTTCAGAACTTGTAGTCGGTGTAGAAGATTGGGGTCTCTGTCTCCCTCAAGGGGCGCATACCTTGACCTGTGCGGTATGTGCCGTCTTTGCGGAGTCGCACTGTCATTGTGTATCCCTCAGGGCAAGTGATTGCGATGTGTCCAACTACTGGCAACTCTGCGCCATCGTTGTAAACCTGCTCGCCTTGACTCATCTGACGAATCGTAATCGTCTTAGCCGTCTGACGAATCACTTCCCAACATCTTGTGTCTGTCACAAGCGTTTCTGTCATGAACTTCATTGCTCTACCTTTCTAGTAGTTCAGGTACTTCCTGATAAATCTAACTATAACAGGGGGGTGTAACATTGTCAACCCCAAAACAAAAGAAATCCAAAAAACTTCCGAAACCCTCAAGCCCCTCCAACAATCCACAACCTGTGGAAAAACCTGTGGACAACACACAACAACAACAAACAGCAATACACACGGGACTACTGACCTTTTAGACGCGAGCAAAAGGCGCGGGCGTACCTACACCAAATTTTTAGAGTCCCACAACTTGATTTAGATTTATCTGACTAGCGACTGTTGTGGTGGTTTGCCGTTGCGTGACGTTTTGAGTCCGTTGACGCATTTGTGGTTGTTGTACCACTGTTGTACGTGTTTCCATTCTTGCCATCGGAATGATTTGCGGTTGCAGAGGGTGCATTGTCCTCTGTGGTTTTTTCCGATTGTGATGTTTTCTAGCATGTTGTTTTTACTTGGTTGTGTAGGGGCAGAGGTTGGTTGTTGCTGCTTTGACGACTGCTTCGTTGAGTTCTGCGTCTTGTTGGTCTTCTGCGCCTTCGTTGATGCGTTCTTGTACGTCGTTTGGTTGCATTCCCATTTGGATTGCTTGACACCAGAGTCCTGCGATTTCTAGGAGTGTGTCGGGGTCTTGTGGGGTGTTGTCACCGTAGTGGTAGTAGAAGTCGTCTAGGTATGCCATTTGTGCAGGGTCGTATTCTGCTTGTTGTGTGGGGGGCGTGTCTAGGGGTTGGAGTGTGGTGGGGTCGCTTGTTGCGACTGTGCATCCTGTGAGGAGTGCTGCGAGTGTCAGGGTACGTAGCATTCTTCTACCATATCTGTCCACTGGGTGGGGTCTGCGTCGTAGTAGGTGCAGATTTCGTTGGGGTTGTAGGGGCGCGGTTCGGGCGGGTTGGTGACGCTGTCGTAGATTGACCATGCGATGAGTGCGATGAATCCCCAGAAGAAGATTCGTCCCCAGTTGATGTCTGTGTCCATTGGGTGTCCTTAGTTTGTGATGTTGATGACGCGGGTTGATTCGCGAAATTCTTTGTTTGCTGTTTTGCCTTTTATGTAGTCGCTGACATACACATATCTGTATGCGTTGGGGTCTCCGACTGGGAGTCCTGTTGAACGCAAATATGCACGTTTCCAGTGACCTCTTACCCTGAATGCATACTTGGGTGAGGAGTGTGTGCCGCCGCCGTTTTCGTATTCTGCTCGTCGGAGTCTGAGTACGGTGAGGTAGCCGTTTTCTAAAATTTTTCTGTTGGCTCGCTTCGCTCGCTTGATGACGTGGCGGGGTGCTTCTTCGTGTGTTTGTGCTAGGTAGGAGTATGTGAGTCGGAAGAGTGCGATGAGGAACTTTTTCATTCCTCCGATTGTTTTGTCGTATTCTTCTGTTGAGTGGTTGAATCTGAAGAATGTGGCGTCAAACATTGATGTTGGTGCGCCTTTTGCTTTTTTTAGTAGCATTTCCAGTGTTGCAATACTTGTGTTTGCGTTGAGGGTTTGGAGCAGTTCTTTTGTTGCGTTTTTGTATGTGATGCCTAGTTGAGTGATTTCTGCACAATCCGTTTCTGGGTTGTATTCCATCATCTCGTTGGTTTCAAGATTGCTCACGGATTTCCAATGTCCGAAGAATCTTACTTCTATGCCGTCGTAGTGGTTGAGGTCATCAGTTGTGTAGTCAACGCTGTTGATAACGTTGAACTGCACTGCTTTGAGGTTCCATTCCTCTCGTGCGTTGAATGTTTTCATATCGCCTGCGCCAGTGTCGTCTTTGTAGCCGTCGGTCACCGTAAGAAAATAGGAAAATGGTTTTTCAAAGACGAGCATGCCGTTTGGGACGAACACGTCTTGTGGGAGTAGCACGTTGTCTGGCATAGTGTCTCGCGCTTCGCACACTTCTTTCATTATTTCTTCGGACACGTAGATTGTTTGAGCGGTGCTGTGTCGTAGGTGTTCGTTTTTGAGTGTTTCTTCTGCGATGAGTTTTTTTACTGACGGGGTGGCTTTCATGAACAAATCCATTGTTCCCGCCAACCATGTCATACGGTCTAGCAATACATCATTGGAACACGGGTATTGCGTAGACGCACATATTTGACTATGTATGTCCATTGCAAGGTGCGCTTCGCTGTTCACGTGTTTTCTAGCCCTTTGACGATGATTTGCATGAGTTCTTCTTCGCTGAGTTTTGTGCTGGCTTCGGTCGCCTTGTAGCGAGTTTCTCCGTCTTTTCCGATGCTTACTTCCACGAGTCCGTTGACGATGAGGAAGTTGAGGTCGTCTTCTAGGTTTTCTTTGTTGTACTGGTTTGACATGGCACTGAGATTACAGAGCCCCAATGGCTTTGTCAAGGGTTTTCATGAGGCTACCTAAAAATAATATACAGGACACTATTCCCAGTTAAATTTATTGGAATAGGGACTTCTATAGGCTATACTGGGGCAAAATCCGAGTGTGGCGCAGTTTGGTAGCGCAGGGCGTTTGGGACGCCAAGGTCGGGAGTTCAAATCTCTCCACTCGGACGGGATTCTTAGAGAATCCGAGACTGCCGCTGGAGAAGGTATTCCACAAGGTCGTCCATATGGCGTAGGTCGGCTTTATTGACGAGATAGAAGTCGTCGGTCAACTGTTGTTGCCTATCAAAGAATGTGCGTTTTGACCAGCGTTCGTACGACGAGACGCCGATAGCGAGCATCGCGCCAGTTACTTTGCTGACAAGGATGTAGGCGCAGGGTTTAAGAATCTTGTCTTCATAACTGCTTACTGTGTCAACAATCGTGTCTGCGAATGGGAAATCGGCTGGGTTGTCGGTGAATTCACGACTGCTGGACTTGACTTCCAGAATGTGGGGCAACCCTTCAAGAACAATGTCTTTTTCTGTCAGCGTTAAATGGCGACGCTCAGCGGAGTTTTGTGCAATCTGTAATTCTGGTGCGTGACATTTGATTTCACGGCTTTGCAAATATTCTGCTACTCGTTTGTTGTACGAATGTCCGTCTGTGAATGCTTTTATGTAGTCGTACGGCATTTCACCAACCAGCGAAGTGTTTAATTATTGCTGTTGTAGCGAGCAAGACCCATACAACGTTGAAGATGATGATGGTTGGCAATGTTTTGCGTGTTGATGTCCATATGAGGGCGATGCTTGAAGCAATCGCAAAAATGTACAGCCACCACCACTGCTTTTCAAAAATAAGACCAGGGATAATGATTGCTAGTTTTGTTCCGAAGCCCCATGCTTCTACTGCGTTTACGCGAGTCCAGTATTCTTTCGTGGAGAGTTTTTGTACGGCATCAACAATTTTCCCGAAGAAGATTACGAATTTATTTCGGTTGTCGTGCGTTTCTGGCGCAACTGTTGCTGATGTCGTTCCGTAACGTTTGATTGATTGGCTCATGATACAACCTTGGGGAATAGGGATTTCAGGTAGCCGATTTCTTTGAGGATTTCGTCGCTGTGTTGTCCGTGTGTTGGTGCTTCTCGCGAGATTATCAGAGGGGTGTGCGATAGTCGTGGAGCCTGTCGTGCCTCTTTGATTGTCAGTCCATTGGTGTATGTGCGTGTGGAGAAAACACCGCATGCTTCTACTTGCATGTTTTGTGGAAGTTCTTCTACTGATTCAAAAATTGCGGCGGGTAAGCCACGGTTATTAATTGCATCCGTGATTTCCGCAACTGTCACATTTTCTGCCGCTTTGTCGGTGAGTGCTATAAGTGTTTCGGCGTTGTTGAATCGTGCGCCGATTGAAGAAAAGCGTTCGTCGCTAAGAAGAGACGTTAAACCTATGACATCTAGCCACACAGCGAATTCTTCGTCGGATGCGGGAGTTACGGCACAGTACCCGTCTTTAAGTTTTATTGTTCTGTAGTACTTGTCAATTGTGGCTGCACGTGTTGCGTCTTCGTTTTGTACTGCTGCGTTCATGCCAAGGTCTTGCCACATGAATTGTGTTGCTACATCAAGCATTGAGACGGATACTTTTTGTCCGACTCCCGTGTTGGTGCGAGCAAACAACGCAGCCATTACTGCTTGAGCGACGACGTGTGCGGTTACTTTGTCGCATACTAGTTGGTGTACCACTTCTGGCGGGTCGCTTTGTGCAACACCCATGCCAGTTATTGCTTGGAGCATGTTGTCATAACCTTTGTGGTCACGCTTCAGTCCTACGTCACCGAATCCTGTGATGTGCGCATAAATCAAGTTGGGCATTTCGTCTTTTACGTTGTCATAGGAAAGACCGAAGTTTTCCATTACCCCATGCCGAAAGTTGTGTATTACAACGTCTGCCGTTGACATTAGGCGACGAATAATTTCGGCACCTTTGGCTTGTTTCATGTCAATGGCTAGCGCCCGCTTACCGCGATTGTTTAAGGCAAAGATTCCTGTCATTCCTTTTGCAGATGTTCCAACAAACCGCATGAGGTCGCAAGAGTTGTTGGGTTCTACTTTGATGACGTCTGCACCGTAGTCAGCGAGGATGCTCGCAGCAAAAGGACCAGCAATCATGGTTGAGAAATCAACAATTCGTATCCCCATAAGCGGTGGTGCGATTACATTTGGGATGGTTGGCAAATTTGTCACGAAAAGTGGTCTCCGTTGAAGTCACGGACGATAATTGGCGTTTGTTCACCAACCCATGCGCCGATGCAGTTGAACTCAATGTATTCCTCTGCTTCGTCGTAGGTCATTCCATCTCTGAATACCAGTACTTTGACCATCTTGTCTTTGGAATAGACAGCAAGCATTGGTTCGTTGATGCGTTGACTAAACCCAATAAATGCGTCTTCAAAACCGTCCATCAACAGGACGGATTCATCCATTTCTTCAAATAGGTTGCTGATTGTGTCTCGTAAGGTCATGGCGTTCCTATGGGGTGTGTTGTTCAATAAAGTCAATAAGTTTTGCGGCTGTTGTTTCGCCAGCGGCGGCTGGGTCGCTGCGGAGCCAGCGAAGGAAGTCGTACCATTTGCGCTGTTGTGCCGCATCGTCAAATACGAGTGTGTATTGAACGACGGATTTAGTTCCGCCGCCAGCGCCTACTGCCCCTGAGCCTTGTGTGACCGCAGTGTGAATGTCGGTTCCTTTGGGGGCAGAGAGTGTGATGTCACCATTGTCTTCTCGTGTTGTGACAATGTTTTGCCGTTGTGGTTCTTGTTCCTGTGTGGTATTTGGTAGCGATGTGGTTGACGAAATAATGTCATCAAGGTCACGCAAAATTGGTTGCTCGTATACGCCGGGTGTTGCTAGTTCCCCGCGCTCTGTTCCGAGGTCTAGCATTGCGAGTTCAAACTCATCCCAGCCGAGGTCTTCAAGTAGGTCGCCGAAATCATCAATGATGTATTCCATTGCGGCATGCAGCAGTGAATCGTCGGTATGTCCAAGTTCATTAGTTCGGTTGTCGGCAATTGCGAAAGCCATGGCTCGCGAATCGTCGGCGTCCATTTCAACTACGGCGATGTGCGTCCATCCCAGTCGGCGTGCTGCTTCCAGTTGATGATTTCCCGCAATCACGGTTGATGTTCCGTCATTGTTTGGGCGAACGACGATTGGACGAACTTGTCCGAACTCTTCGTAGGACGCGGCGATGGCATCAATGTTTCCGACTCGGGGGTTTCCTTGTAGGTGCACCAGATTTTCTACTGGACAAGCAAGTGAGGCGATTGATTCGTGGATGTTGTGGTTCATTTGCTCTTCCGTTTTTTCACTTTGTAACCTTGCTGCTTGAGTTCGCTAAGTATGTGTTCGGGTAGTCCGTACCAAATGACGACACCTTTTGAGACGAGAGCAAGGGCGATGGCACGTTCTTTGGGGTTGTCTGGGAGTGGGTGTAGGTTTACATTTGTACTTGTGTTCGGACGTTGGCGTTCAATGTCCGCAGAGCGTCTATTGATGTCCGTAACGAAATCAACTTCTCGCGTTTGGCTTTCACTAACGCTTCTGCGATTTTGTAGTCGTAGGAGTCGTCTGAGAGTTTGTAGTCCGACCATGCTTCCCTTTCTCTGATGGAACCTTTTGCTGAAAGGTATTCCTTTGCCCAATTAGATTTATACAGTGCTTCTTTTTTTGCACAGTCTTCGGCTAGCGTTTCAAAAGTTTCTGTTTCTTCTTCAAGAATATCCATTAGGCGAATGAGTTCATTTTCAATATCAACTTGGCTAATAGGTTTAGAGCGCACGGTTCTCCTTCGTGGTTTGAATGGATGTTAACGCGCCCCAATCTACCTTGTCAAGGGCTGATAATTGTGCGGCAGACCATGTGTAATCCGAAATACCGATACGAGTTCTGCACATTTCTTCAAGAATCCATGCGTCGCACATGTCGTCGGCTCCCTTGCCAGAAAAGACGAGCCCTGTTTTAGCAGATATTGATGACATCACCTCGGTTTTTGCAGCGTTACCCCGTCCTGTTGCGAACTTGGCGCGACATGTTGGTGGTATGTCAACGTACGGGATGTTTCTTTCCCAGAGGCGAGTTCTGACAACACCACCTAGTTCACCAATGCTGTGGGCTTGGCTATTACGTGAGGCAAACGAATAGCCCTCAATTGCTACAAGTTGGATGCTGTTATCAATAACTGCGTCTAGTACGGCTAGCGAAATAATGGACAGTCGTTCTGGTCCTTTAGCGGATGTTGTGATAGTTCCAGTTTTCCCGTTGGCGGATATGCCAGTAGATGTTAAAGACAGGTCAACTCCAAGAATGTTCATCGTAGCAACCTATCATTAGTGGTGTAGAATATGTAGGAACCACCTTGGGAGAGATATGTCTGGAATTACGCCCCCATCAATCGTCAATTATGAATGGGTAGTTAGGGATTCTGACCCTTCTTTCTTGAATGTGTCTTTCCCGTTCCGCGTAAAGATTGAGTCAATCTGGTTTACTACACAACAGAATTACGGCGCGACTAACGGGCTTTGGGGTACTAGTGAAGGTGGCATTGTGGATATTGAGACAACCGAAAGACAACTGTCTTTGTCGGTAACGAAGTCCAAGAACACTAAGACACAGTATTCCTCCTCTGACAACCCAACAGAATTTGTGTATGCATTCCAAAATGTTGGATACGACGACATCGTTGACGAAACACTGAAGCCAACAATGTGGCTCGGGAACCCAGACCTCGCCGCAGGGCGAATTGGCGCATTTTCTTCAGCAAGCGGTATAGTTGGAAGCCAATTGAGCCTTCGTAGCACTGCTGTGGCACCTATTGAGAAGGGATATGTTTTCAACTCAAGTTGGTCATATGACGAAACTTTATGGAATGAACGGGCATACCTCACCGATGTTGCTGTTATGAATACTGACGAATTCCTTCAGATTTTCCCTTATGCTTCTGGCACTGAGGGTGACTGGACAGGTTACGCAGACGATGCAGTAGTCACAATCTCAATTGCTTATAGCGGTCTTTCTAACGAGACTGCAGTTTCTGCTACAGCGAAGCCTTGGACAGCATGGTGGAACGACTAGTCTTGCCGAATGGCAATGAAAATGGTCTGGTTCTGGAAGGGACCGCAACTAAACGATAAATGGTCAGTAGTAGCAAACTACGCTACTAATGAGCATCCGATTCCATCTACTGTTGAAGCAGATGACTGTCCAACAGAAGCAGAACCTTTATCTTTCTGCATGTTGGACGATAATGGGAACTTGGTAGTGAGGCTCGTGGGCGAGCAATTTTCTGCCGCACCAGACCTGTGGTTTGTTGTAGAGGAAAAAACCACCCCTACTGACATGGTGACAGTCCACGCCATGGCTGGTGGGGCATTTCCTAATGGGACAGTGGTGGCTGTTAGGGATATCAGAAACTTCAGTTTAAAGGCGTCTGACCGCGTTGGGTTTCTGACGTGGTTTAGAGAAGACTCACGGATTCAGCAAATTTCCGTATCAGAAAATTGGCGTCGCATGCGAATAAGTACAACATTGTTTGGGGTGGCGGACATAATAATAGTGTCTGGCAATTACGGACAGTACTTGAATGGTGGAGACATCACAACAGATGATGGAGAAAAACTACGAAAAGCGTGGGGCGCTTCATCAAGGGTGAACCGTCGTATCGGGAGCGTTGAAATCTAGGATTCGTAACCGTGTTTAGCCAGACCTAAGTCAAATGCGAGTTGTGGGTGATTTCCGATACGTGTATGGCATGGTCTGCACACGCACATCAGGTTAGATTCATCCAGAATTGAGCCCCCTTGCGAGCGGCGCACTAGTTCATGGACATCCATGGAGGCGTTGCGACGGTACACAGGTTTCTCGTCATATTCTGCGAATACTGGACATGCTTCGCATAGGGGACGTTCTTCCAAGAGGCGAGCCACTAGTGGGCGACGAAGCCTATATTCCGCTTCCTTTTTGGGGGAACGGTGGCGCATCAGTGTGTATTGCTGCGACGATATGATTTCGGATTCTCGGTGAAGTCTTTCTTGCCGCACTGAAGGCAGGTTTTGCCCCATGGGTAGAAGCGTGTCATGTTGGTCGGGTGCTGACAATCCAAAAGTTGAGTGGCTGCAGCATTGCAGCATTCACGAACAAATTCCGACATAGAAATGCCCTGCTTTTCTGCGGCATCCTTCCAACGCTGGTGGTCTGCTTCGCTAGCACGTACGAGTACTTGTTTTGCCGCTGGCTCACCAGGCTTTGAGCCTGTGTTGGTTGAGCGCGTCATGTCCAATGTTTCGGCAACTTTATCCATTGCTGCCTCAACATTGTCTGGCGTTTCGTTACTCATTTTCAATTACCTCTGCATCAATTGGTTGATTAAATTCGGCACTATTCAACATTCGTTTATTGGATGTGTCTGAGCCTAGTATTTCGTTGATGGTATCTTCTGGCAATACGCCAGATTCCCCCATTAGTTGAAGAAGTTTTCTTACTTCTTCTTCTGGATTAAAGGCGTTCAGGGCTGCTGGTCGTTCAGCGCCTGCGAGTGTGGCGCGGATTGGGCTGTTCCCAACACTGTTGATATCCATTTGGATATTTACGTTGTTTTGTTCCATGCCAAGTAACTTGGAACGCCTATCCATGATTGAAAGGGCGGTCTGTACTGCCTTCATATCTGGCTCTACTGCCACTTCTGTTCCATCGTCCATTTTGACTCTACGGTGTTGGGTGAGTGGCCAGATTGCTGCTTGGAGAGCGTCCAAGCGTTCTAGTTCCATTCGGAGAACTTCAGGGTAAGCCATTAGGGCTTCTGAGTTCATCTTCTGTAGTTGACGGCGAATTGCGCTTCCAACAGCACTAGTCGTCATGTTGAAGCGACGGGCAATTTCTGCTTGCGTCACCCCGCTTTGACGCATTTTGAAAATGCGCAAATCCCGTTCTGCAAGGAACTCTTTATTTAGACCTTGTTGGGAGTTTGTCATCAGTCAACCTTCATAAATTCCAACACTTCAAATGGGAATATTTTGCCTCTTCTCATCTTAGTTGGAAATTGACGCAAATCTCGCGCCCCACGGAAATGCTTGACGTCGTAAACGTAGCCTTCTGTTGATGTCGGGTCTGGGGTTAAAGAGAGACCGAATTCTGGCCAGCGTGACCATACTGCTGAACCGAATGGGCGAAGGTCGCGTCCACCGATTGATGAACCAAGTGGCGCGTGGTGTTCTAGCCACATGGCGCAACCGTATACATCGCGTAAAGTGTCAAGATATTTAGCGACTTCAATTGCAACGCTTTCGCTGGTTCTTCCGCCGGGGTCAATGAAAGACTTAT